CCTGTGAGGTTGACCAACTCAACCCCAGCCCCTCACCGGCCCCTGCAAGGCCTGTGGTTGTCTCTCCTGACTTCACCGGCTAACCTGGCCGTGTAGTTCCGGGCACTCAGAGTTCGGTGCCATCACGCCCGCCGTGGTATCGACACTAGGCTGCTTTGCCGGTTCAATCCCGGAGTGCCCGCTATATAAATCCCACAAAGAAAGAATAGGAATATGATGGAGCCGTAGGTTTCTGAAAAGTTATACGTTGTAGTCAGGGGCGATCTTGATCCTGGTGTGCAAACTGCGATGGCTGTACATGCTGCTGTAGAGCATGCATGTAAGTGGCCAATCGAAACATATCACACCGATGTGGTCGCGGTACTTGAAAGCCCTGACGAGTACAGGCTTCAAGAACTGTGGAATGATCTAGAGGCTAAGAACCTTTATGTTGTACCATTCCATGAACCTGACTTGAACGACGAGTTGGTATCACTTGCAATAATCACTGGCAAGGTACCTTCTCTAAGTCGTCTCCCCCTTCTCTTTTCTAGGTCACAGGGGAGGGGGTGATAAACGTGACTATTGTTGAAACTAAGCCGGACAAGGATCAGACTATCCGCAAGCTCGCGGCTCAAGTGGTTGAGCTTAAGTCCGAGATTGGTGCACTCAATGCCCAACTGGATGGCAACATCCCTAAGGCTACTGAGTGGCTGCAAAGCAAGGTTTGGCGTCAGCGCCTTGCTCTGGATACTCTTAACCGTCGAGTCGTTACTCAAAGGTTCATCCTTCGTACTCTGAATGAACTTGGTAGGGACCTAACCCGAGAAGAGTACATTCAGGCGAGAGATGCCCAGCGTGAGGGTCTTAAGGACCGCATAGCTGAGGAGTCTGCTTAATTTATTTGGGGTGATAGCCAATCAGGCGAATCATGATACCCAAAGCACAAACATTGGCTATCGCCCCAACTATACTAGCCATAGCTGTAACGTACCCCACCATAGCATCGCTAGCCATAGGTGAATCGAACTCCATGTACTCGAACGCTAGCCATAGCTGTAACGTTGCACCAGGTAGTCCACGCTAGCCAGGTAGTCCACGATACCCATGGGAGAAGCGCTAAGCCAAGGTCGAAACGATACCCATTGCATCGGACGCTAGCTATAGATCAATCAGCCACAATCGAGCCGTAGCCTAGTGCCACCTACGCTGATTGTTAATACCCCCGAGGCCATCTTGGGATTGGCATCCGATTCTAAATCGGATTGCTGCGGGTTCGAATCCCGTCGGGGGTACTGAATGAAAATACATAATGATCTTTCTGGTAAATGCTTCAATGAGTATCTTGGTAGGGATATAGATGTGCCCCGGAGACTACATATCTCCGGAAGGCTTGGTAAGGTAATTATTGGGGATAGGACACAGGCGTGGTTGCCTGTATTGGGGGTTATGCCGCTTAAGTGGTACTGGTGGTGGTTTATTGTCTATGAACCATCTAACCCCAAGAAGGGACTACTTGCCAAGCGCCACCCAGAGTGGTATGGTCTAAAAAACGTATGAAGGGATTTCACAAACTCAGAGTAACTACAGAAGGTGATGTAAGGTATCTCAGCGGATTAATTAACGTCTACTTAGATGATGTTCAAATTTATCCCCGCTCCTTACAATTAGATCTTGAAGCCGGGTCAGTTCCAAGAGTCTTCCTAGATCTAGACATTCGAGAATTAGAAATTAGTGCAGATGCTCTTGTAGCTCTGCAAGCTTATGTAAAGGAGAAATCTTGACTGATTCCAATTATACTGCATTGGTCATCGTGCTCGACCGTTCTGGAAGCATGGATGATATTAGAACTGACGCACAAGGGTCGCTCAATCAGTTCATCAGGGACCAAAAGGCTGAGCCGGGTAAGGCTACATTGACTTTGGTACAGTTCGATTCCGGATACGAGCTAGTCCATCTCAATACCCCTCTGGGCGAGGTTCCTGAGATTGTATTGCACCCGCGAGGTAGTACAGCTCTGCTAGATGCTGTTGGATTTACCGTAGGTAGGATTGGTGAATCCCTGGCATCTATGTCAGAAAACGATAGGCCTGGTAAGGTTCTTGTCGCCATTGTTACTGACGGCCATGAGAACGCATCACGTGAGTGGACATATGACTCAGTGAAGAGGCTCATTGATGAGCAGCGCGATAAGTGGGGATGGGAATTTATTTATCTAGCTGCCGATGAGAATGCTGTTCACGAGTCTGCTAAGATGGGCATTGGTGCTGGAGCAACACATACCTGGGTTGGTACAGCTAAGGGCGTGCGTGCTGCCGGCCAGTCTTTGAACAGTTACTCAAGCTCATATAGGTCTACCGGTGTAGGCAAGTTCGATGACGAGAACAAGGAATGAATTGGTTCTTATTCATTTACCTTGAACTTAGAAAGGTAATGGATAAGGCGTGGGTGACTGAGCCATATCTAATGGCTCTGGGTGTAAGCTGGCTAATACTCCTGCTGGCGATCTTTTTGGTTAGCCTAGCGTGGGCTGAGATAGTCTTATTGATCATAATGTTTGCTGTCACTGGTTGGTTTTTTGTCTTGTACTTGAATCAAACATGACGGAACACGATGAGTGCATATCGTGTGATGGGGTAACACCAGAAAATGAGTGTCCAGACTCAGAACGCCCCTGTGGACATCATTGTAATTGTTCCTGGATACACGACCACTGCCACTGGTGTGGTGTAGAATTTGGGGAAGAGGGCAAGGAAACCAAGATGACACATGATGACTTTACTGACGAAGATGAGGCAGCGGTAGATAACGTACTAGCTGACCACCCGGACCTAGTCGAACGGTTGGCTAATGGAGATGTAAATGCTTTAGTAGAGATGCTAAAGATACTGGGCGAGAAGCAGAAAGAATATGATGACTGATTATTCACAATACCCTGCCCACCCGCTAGCAGGCATCCCACAGGAGGTCCTGGATATCGCCCGGGACTATCTCCAGAAGTGTGTTATTGAGGGTGATCTAGATAATCCGCATCCGGAGATAGTTGAGTCTATTGCTGACTCAGTTGTCCTCTTAATCGTAGAGGCAGGATACAAAATTATTAAGTAACGGCGTGCCCCCATAGCTCAGAGGATAGAGCGCTTGATTCCGGATCAAGAGGCCACAGGTTCGATTCCTGTTGGGGGTGCTTATGACTGAAGATCCTTTTAGTGCTAGGCTAAGAGAAATCTTAACATTTAAAATATCTACATGGAATGTAGACTATAATACTAAAATAGTATTTTGGCTTGACGAAAATCAAACTATAGACATCTCCAATCTTATCAAGCATGTTAGCATCGGACATATAGAATTCAAGTAGGGTCTTCTCGATGGAATGCTCTAATTGCGGTGAGACATTCGATCCTATAGCTACACGTTGGAGATGTCCATATTGCGGTCACAAAGAGCACTGCTGTGACGGATAAGCTAATCATCCGCACATCAGATAGGGAATCATTTCGTCGCTGTAGACAGGCTTGGGATTTTGGTTCCAAGATAAGACAAAATTGGGATTATGTACCCGGAGTTGAACCTCTAGACTTCGGTACGGCTATACATGCGGCCTTAGAGGTTTATTATGATCCACGTCGTTGGGGCGACGATCGTTCAGTCGTAGAGCAAGAGGGCGTTATGGCCTTCTCTAATCACATGGCTGACTGGAAGAGGAGACTCCATAAGTCCCGACAATGGGACATGATGGAGGATGAGTGGCGCGCCCATAATGTACTTGGTCGAGGCGTACTCAAACACTTCTACACATGGGCTCCAGTTATGGACGACCAGTGGGAGCCACTTAAGTCGGAGCTTGAATTCGAAGTCCCTATCCCTATACCAGATGGATTTGTGATTCCGGTAGGCTGGGGACGTAGTCCAGAAAACAACCTACTTAAGGTAGTCGATGACAAACTAATACCTGTTGTTTATCAAGGACGAATCGACCTCATTGCAAGGAACATCAGAACTAATAAGGTCTATATCATTGACCATAAGACTCGTGGGCAGTTTGGTGATTACGAGCACTACGAGTTAGACACACAGGCGTCCAGTTACGCCTGGGTTCTTAAGAAGATTCTAAAGATCGATGTCCATGGAATCATATTCCAGGAGCTGAGAAAGAAGGCTCCCCAAGAACCAAAGGTTCTTAAGCGTGGAGCGCTTTCTAAGGATAAAGGACAAAGTACTACTGCTGAGATTTATCGAGCGGCTGTACTACGCGCTGGTCATCCTATAGCAGAATATGAAGACTTTATTACTTTTCTGGAGACGGAAGGCCAGCAGTACTTCCGGCGTATCCAAGTCGATCGCTCAGAAAAAGAACTAGAAATCATTGGCCGTAATGTTATCGATGAGGCCATTGATATGCTAGACAACCCAAGAATATATCCTAGCCCTAGTGGTATTAATTGCAATGGATGTAGATACAGAGAACCCTGCCTAATGAAGCAGGATGGCTCTGATTCACAATACTATCTCGATCATTCTCTTCTCTATGAAAGGAGAAGTTAAATGGGTATCTTACAAATCGTATTTGTAATCTGGTTTATCGGGTGGGTAGTAGCTATATATCCGATTTATAACGCTCTGGTAATTAATCAGATGAAGCAAGTCGCTAAGAAGAGTGGGACTCCATCTAAGGTAGAGTTAGACAATGGCGATATTGTAAACGCTGCTGTTGGTGCAACATTCTTTAGCCTGTTCTGGTATATCGCCGTCCCTTTCTTTATTTCCTTTGCAATCCGGAATCAGGGAAAGCCTAGGATCGAAGCAGAGATTATCAAGGTCAAGGACGACTACAGGCATAAGCAGCTCGTAGAGAAGGCTAGAAAAGAGTTGGAGTCTGATTCAGTAGTAGAAGCTAAGGCTGTTGAGCGCTATACTTCCCAATCAGCGCTTAGAAGAATGAGCCGAGATCCACTGGACTATGATCGTTAAATGTAGCGGTAGCAGGCGGTATCCTACGGAGAGTATGGTCACCCACACGGGGCAGGTGTTGCCGTCTTCGGCTGGCACCTGCCCCGTGTGCTATTCTCGCGTCGAGCTGGAAGCTTCGATCATCTCCGATCACTTCCATCGTGTTCCTTGCGGTAACAATTTGTGCCCTAGCCCGGACTGTCAGGCATGGTACGACGTCGCCGAAGTTGATTTGGGGTGACCATGTGTCGCAAATGTCTAGCTAAGCCTAGGTACAAGCAGGGTGAATGGTGCTCCCGTTGTATCTACGATGTATGCTGCAAGAACTATCCTAAAAAAGAGCCTAACGGAGCTTACTCGATGTGTATCCATGGCGGTAAGCACGGAAGTATCGCAAAACTAAAGGATTTATAGATTAGGTTGACCTAGATCCTTCATGGTGATAGAGTGCACTCCACCCAAGATTGGTATCACCATATGGAGAGCACGAATTGTCTATCCCGGAATCAGAAATTCTAACCCAAGACAATTTAGGTGGACTAAGAGTTAGATCGGTTGTTGAAGAAGCGGAATACTTCAACCTTATGATCTACGGGGAAAGTTCAGTCGGTAAGACCACACTCGCCGGATCGGCCGTAGAAGTGCCTGAGATGCGGCCAGTGATATTCTTGGACATTGAGGGTGGTACACTGTCTCTGCGGGATAAGTACCCAGAGGTAGAGAAAGTACGCATCGATGGTTGGAACGACTTAGTCGATGTTTACATAGATCTCAAAGATAACCCCACAAGATATAAGACGGTTGTCCTAGACTCCGTAAGCGAACTTGAAGAGTTCGGCATGGAAGAAATCATGAATAGGGCAATCAAGAAGGCAGAAGATGAGGGAGACGAGAGGGACCCTGATCTTCCCCAAATTGGGGAGCATGGGAAAAGCTCTAATAGAATGCGGAAGGTTATTCGTAGGTTCCGCGATCTTCCCATGAATACGGTTTTTACCGCTCTTGAGCGAGTTGATGTAGACAAGAAGAATCGTCGCACTATCAAACCTAGGCTTTCACCGAAGCTCTCCAGCCAAGTCTCCGGATTCCTTGATGTGGTCCTCTACATGTATAAGAAGGAAACCGAAGACGAAATTAGGCGGGTAGTTTTATCAGAAGCGACAGACGAAGTTATAGCCAAGGATAGAACGAATAGGCTTCCGCAAACAATTGCTGATCCAACAATGAGCGCGATTTACGACTTCGCGATGCGAATGAAAGGTGACGAAGCATGAGTGACGGCGACGACCTTGTAATTGACTTTACCGATCAGGAAGCTTATGGAACGGGCTATGAGCCTCTTCCACGTGGTTGGTATAACTGCGTTATTAGCGACTGGGAAGCATCTGAAGTCAAGAAGGAAGGTGGCAAGTTCCCTTCCGGCACTCCAGGTACTCGTTGGGAACTTACCGTTGACGACGAGAGTGAATTCGACGGTAGGAAGCTCTGGATTAACCACTGGCACCACGCCAAGAGTATTCCCTTTCTTAAGGGCTTCCTACAATCTACTGGCAAGTTCACTGAGGAAGAGCTTAACGGACGTCTACACCCAGACGACTTCCGTGAGCGTGCGATTAACTGCCGAGTTCAAGCTCGTGCAGTGATCAAGGAACCTACTGGTGGATACGATCGAACCAACGAAGTGAAGTCAATCAAGCCCGCTGGCTCTGAGAAGAATTCAGGCTCCGGTGGTTCGGGGCTTCTCCCCTAACTAAGAACTGGGCAAATGCCCTGAATCCAATTTAATACAGCACTTTTTAAAGGTGTTGCCGGGAGATTGTCCCTCTGCCAGGTTTTCCCCTTTCCCTTTCCTGGCACAACAAAGCCATGCTAGCTGAGGTCGAGCTTTGTTGCAGTAGGGCAATCTCCTGGCAACTTTTTATATAAAAGGGGAGGTAAGTGCAAAAAGACTCTGGCATCGCTTTCATTAAATGGTGTCTGGGTGTGGATTCAGGCTGGGCCGCCATCGGGTCTAAGCATTACCGAACTAATGCTTGGAGATTGGCGACCTTCCCCTACGGCGCCGATGGTGACGATGACACCATAGCGGACTACATATCTAAAAAAGGCAGAAGTAGCAATATGTACTTCTGCCCCACAGTTCTCCGAGGACCAAAGAGTCGCAAAGAGAACATTTCACTTAGTACTGTTGCTTGGGCAGATCTTGATTATTGCTCACCCGACAAGATGCAGGTGCCTCCAACTGTTGTTGTTGAGACATCTCCAAATAGATATCAGGCTTATTGGAAGTTAGTAAGACCTGAATCTGCGCTCGATGTTGAGGAAATCAATCATCGAATCGCCAAGTTCCATGAGGAAGATGGATGCGATCAGGGTGGCTGGGATCTTACCCAGCAGCTGCGTATCCCAGGAACCAATAACTTCAAATATCTTGGAAGCTATTCCAAGACAATCATAGTCAAGATCATTGAGCAAGACTTCAACAAGAAGTACGAGCTATCTGATTTTGACATATATCCAGCAACCAACTTTCGCCACAAGACGCCTGTACCCGAGCTTGTGGGATACAAAGATGGCGATGGTAGAGACATAATTTATAACCCGACAGTTCGTACTAGGCTACATGCGTCTGCGTATGAATTGTTCGAAGAGACTCCAACTGGCTCGTGGTCAGAGAAGCTGTTCAAACTAGAGCTTCTACTTCTCTCGGCTGGCCTATCGGACAACGAAGTATTCACTGTTGTCAAAGAGGCTGGATGTAATAAGTACGAACGAGACGGTAGACCCGATGAGCACCTGTGGGAAGATGTTTGTCGTGCCAAGGCGCAATATTCACATCAAAGCCCATCCCCCTCGGCTTATGATAACAGTGTTGGCTCTGACACCGTTTACATCCCTAAGATGCCTCTCCTCACAGAGGACGAGCATGCTCTGGCTAAACAACGAGAAACCTTTATAGAACGCTATGTCAAATGGGCTAGCGAGAAGACCGATGCTTCACCTCAATATCATGAGGCTGGTGCATTCACAATTCTATCAGCACTGCTGGCAGGCGTAGTAAAGATACCTACATCTGCCGGCACGTTCAGAACAAACCTGTGGTTCATGACCCTGGGCGAAACAACTCTAAGTCGTAAGAGTACGGCTATGGGTTACGCCATGTCGATGATTAAAGAAATCGACAAAGAATGCATGCTCGCCACAGATGGAAGTATTGAGGGCGTCCTTGACGCTCTTACAACGAGGCGGAATAGATCATCAATTTATAACAAGGACGAATTCTCTGGCCTTCTACAGGCCATGGCAAAAAAGGACTATTTGGCTGGCGCGATGGAGAGCTTCACACAGCTCTACGACAGCCAACACCTGAGGCGACTTCTTCGTAGTGGACCAGTAGACGTTCAAGATCCAATCTTCATCATGTATACTGGTGGCATTAGAGATGCGGTATACACCACCATAGAAACAGCACACATCGCTAGTGGATTTATACCTAGATTCATCTTTGTATCACCGACTGTAGACCTAACTCGACAGCGCCCAATAGGCCCTGTGATATTCGAGAATATGTCTGGTAGAACAGCCCTAGTAAATGGGTTACAGTGCGTGTATGATCATTACAACGATATGTCATATGACGATGACGACAAAAATGATGGATCTATAAGAATGCCTAAGACATGGGAAGCCACACTCTCCCCTGAAGCTTGGGCGTTATACAATAGAATTGAACATACAATGCAGAAGATGGCATTTGAATCTGATGTTAGAGACTTGATGATGCCGATGATGGATCGTCTTGCCAAGTCAGGCATAAAGATGGCAGCGCTTATCGCAGCCGCAGAGAGATTGAATGATACTATCACGGTTCACATAACAGATATCATTCACGCCTTTCACTACATCGAAAGCTACCTAGAATACTCGATCGAAGTTGTATCCAACGCTGGCAAGTCTGCTAGTGAGATACTTATCGAGCGAATGGCAAATTACATCACTGATAATCCTGGTGTGTCACGAGCACTTCTAATGCGCAAGTATCACCTAACATCTAAATCAGCGGATGGAACGTTTAGTACCTTGATAGATCGTGGACTCGTCTACGCTTCTAAGAAGGCTGCTGGACTATCGTTCTTCCCAATGAACAGCCAATCAGAAGGTGATGATAACCCAGGAACGACAATGGTGATGGACAAACCTGTGACTGAAGGAGAGATCGACTTTGGTGGACCAACCGGACCCGCATAAGAATCAATTATCTGATGGAGCAAAGAAAGTACTAGAAATCCTACTTATAGGAATCGTGGGGGCAATAGGCTTATCTATCATTGGCTTCATATTAATAGGACTACTAGCTTGGGCTAATTATGTACTGGGGTAAATCATGAAGCTTGTAGTGTCCGGTAGTAGAGACTTTGAAGAATCCAATGATCACTACGCAAAGCTATTTATAGAAGCCACGCTTACCGGCCTGCTGGTCCGTGCCATGACCGGCCCTCCGCGGGTAGACTTAGGGTGGTTCAGCCTGTACGAAGGTGGGTGTCCCACAGGGGCGGACAGGATCGCTCGGGAGTGGCTGACCGCTCAGAGCGTGACCAACCTGGGCATTGCCCTACCTGACGGTTGGATTGTTGCAGGCAGAACGTTTCGCCCCGAATGGAACAAGTTTGGACGTCCTGGGGCGAACCATATTAGAGATAGAGAAATGATGGATGCCCTACAAGAGGGTGATCCTAAAGAACGAAGATTAGTAATCGCATTCGTCAATAAGCCCAAAGAAGAATCAGTGGGCACCAACAACTTCATTGAGCTAGCTCATGACGAAGGTGTCCCATACCTAGTAACGAGGTACTACAAATGATTACCATTACCATCAGGCTTCCAGGTAGCCCCACGGTTATCGCTGACATGGGCCAGATTATTCATTCGGCTCTTGTTGCCAACGCTGTTGTCCAGGTAGAGAATGACCATCCGGTCCTTGCTGGGGTAGGTGAGTTGGAGCCTCTTGATGGCACAAAGGTTAGTAAGGAACACAAAATCGTCAAATAGTAAAGGCTTAATTGCACCCCAGTGTCTGCAAAGTATTCGCCCAGGTTTGGTAGGTTAAGACCTGGACTAGGATCACGGGCTGTAGGAAGCTACAAGCTGCACACTGGGAACGTAGTAGACGTTAGAGTGCAGCTTACCATGGGTAAATCACCCACGGTGATGCGAAGCCCATATATCAAGCTTCCATTTTTTGAAGCTGAGAATGTTGATTGGAGTGTCTTATTTATAGCTAGAAGTCATGATTGGCCCGATGACAAGGCATTCCATATAATGGGTAAGATTGAGAATGGCAACGCTACCGTAGACATTGATAAGGCTTGGCCCTTTGTGTGGGCCAGGGGAGATCACTTATTTATGGTTGCCATTTACATGCACCGGGGAATTGCGTGAGTTCTTTCAACCAGAGAAGACGGGTGAATGAAGAATTATGCATTAAATAAGAAGTACACTCCACCTAAATGGGCTATCATGGAGCGCTTTGAAGTAAAGCTTTCCGATGGAGCCGAACCATATATGATTAGATGGAGAATTATACAAACCCCTATACTGGGGGTATATATACACAAATTTAATAGCCATGATGCCAGCATGCTTCACGATCACCCATGGTCGTTCTTCTCCTTTGTTCTAAAGGGAGGATATTGGGAGCGCAGGAGTTACGGCCCAAATCTCTACCATGTCAGATGGTTCAATGCCAAGCGGGCTAATCATCCGCACTATGTAGAGGTTCTTGACAAGACACCAACTTGGACGTTGGTCATTGCGGGACGCAGACAGCGTGAATGGGGGTTCATAGATCGTGCGGGGAACTGGACGAAATATGTCTAGGGTCAAGTTCTTCATGGACACCGAATTCATTGAAGACGGAGAAACCATCAAGCCAGTCTCATTTGCTATCGTATGTGAGGACGACTGCGAACTCTACATAGAGATAGCCGATGTTGATTGGACCAAGGCTCATCGATGGGTTATCGAAAATGTGAAGCCCCACCTAACTGGTAAAAGTTGGGTTGCACCGCATAAGGGTTATCCTAAATTCGAATGGGATTATCCGTTGTCTAGGAGCGAGGCAGCGGGTGTCATAAAAGACTTCATCTACGTTCACAAAGGTAGGCCGGAAATATGGGCTTATTGTGGCTCATATGATTGGGTGGTATTCGCCCAACTCTTTGGTACGATGGAAGACCTGCCAAAGGGATATCCCTACTTTGCCATGGATGTTAAGCAGCTAGCTATAGAGCTAGGTGATCCTAGAATTCCTTCTCAATCAACTACACAACACAATGCCCTGAATGATGCAAGATGGACCAGGAATGCTTATACCTGGCTCAGAAGCTATGCACTCGCGCAATTAGGGAAAGAAAAGACTGTAGAAGACTGAGAGGGTTGGTGGGACAGTTAACCATACAACTACTACGTAAGGTAGACCCAGAAGCTAGACTAATAATAGCAGCCTACTTATTTTGGATAAGTATATTTGCTGGAATTGCTAGTTGTATGTGGTTAGCTAGTACCTGGTACGAGAAAGTACTAATGGGAATTAGTTGGGGAGCGATTACAGTTACATGCATGGATATAATCGTCAGTGCTGATATAAGGGCTGAGGTTGAAGACTCCAATGGTCCATAATCAATCAAGCATCAGAGGCTGGGGTCGTCCGCGAAGTGGTAAGAAGTGGCATTACTTTGACTACCACAGATATAGCCTATGCAATCGTTGGGAAGTTATTACACCCAAAAGGCTAATTGCTGGCCCTACCTCTGGAACAGACTATGACTGCTTCACTTGTGTCGCAAGATACGAGCGTGGCCTATTTAATGAAGATGATGATAATCTGACACTAAATGAGATCAACAATGATGATATCGATGAGGCAATTGTCATTGCTGTATCTCATGCCCCCAGTAGAGTGAAGAAGAAAAAGTCTTCGAAAAACTCAGATGATACTGAAAAGAGAATCAGGAGGAGCCACGGCCCTCGGAAGTTTTCTAAGTATCGTGGTGTCTCCTGGCACGTAAACGGCAAATGGCAAGCTAACCTCAAATTCAATAGTAAGGGCATATACTTAGGACTGTTCTATACTGAGGAAGATGCGGCTAGAGCCTATGACGATGCAGTCAGAGAGCACCTCGGGGCCGACGGATACGAACGTCTCAACTTTAAAGAGAAAACATCCACTAGCTAAGTGTGAGGAAATAATTAGTGTCAGTCCCTCCCCAAGCCCTAAAAGGAAGTACTTTGTCTAAGCCGTGTGCTGTAATCACCATATATAACTTTACTTGGGATTCTAAAGTATTTAGCGATCCTGTCACAGATAACAATACACGAAATATAAGTAAAATTACAGTAGCTATGAGGGCATATCTGGATCATCCAGATGAGCAGATACTTTCCTTCGACCGAGATGATAAGCTTGGAGTCACAATAACCACCGTCAGATACGAAATTGCTTAGGCAGGTGGCAGTTATGGATGACCCTGATAAGGACTTTGAAAAGCTCCGCAAGAACCTAAGCGATGCCCGTGAGGGTGATATGCCTCATGAATACGAGGATTTGGCCGGCGAAGAGCTATTAATTCATATGGGAGTCTTTCACTCAGGTAGAGATAACAACCCTGCTGGTTGTATACCAGAAGTACATAAAGCACTTCATGATAATATGGGGAAGGCGATCGAAGAGTTTCGATGATTAGCAATGCAAGAATGCATCATTGATGATTGCGAAAGTCCACAACATTGCAAGCAGATGTGTTCAATGCATTATACCAGATGGAAGCGTTATGGGGACCCCAACCACGTAAATCCAAATAGAGCAAGAAGACTCCCAAATAGCGCAACGCTAGAGGATCGCTTTTGGGATAAAGTAAATAAGATAGATGACGAAGATAGCTGTTGGGTATGGACAGCCACATATGGCAAGAAAACCGGCTATGGGAGATTCGGCGTAGGCGGCGGAGAAACTAAAGACTCACACGTCGTATCATACGAGCTTTCGTACGGTCCAGTACCAAATAATCATGAGATAGATCACCTATGTAGAAACAGAATATGTGTACGACCATCCCATCTTGAGGCTGTGACACATGAAGAGAATCTAAGACGTAGCCCACTATTCAATGGAAATAAAACGCACTGCCCAGCGGGTCATGAGTACAATGATGAAAACACCATAATACACCACGGCCGAAGAGAATGTAGGATGTGTGCGAATGAGCGTAGAGTGCGCTACCCAACTTCCATCGAATACGCCGCCAGAAGACTTCAAACCTAAGCATCCGTTAGCTCGATGCTGGGAGTGCCCGTGGTTCAAAGGATCAGGTTATGCTGAGTCGGTTGGTCCGGAAAATGCAGAAATGCTTATCGTGGGCATTGCGCCTGGTGCGGACGAAATCAAAACCGGTAAGCCATTTACTGGGCCAAGTGGAAGACTTCTCGACAGAGTTCTGGCTCACCATGGATTTGATCGCGCTGAAATCCGACTCACTAATACTGTCGCGTGCCATCCAAAAGGTAGAAAGTCTGAAGACCCGCCTAAGGAAGCAATCGCCGCTTGCGCACCGCGGCTATCAGCTGAGCTTCAATCACGACAGACTATTATCCTACTTGGAAAGATTGCCTTCCAAACCGTTTTACAAACTCGCGAAGGAATCACGAAAGCTCGCCAAGGACCTGCTCGTACTTCTCCCCTATACCCAGGCGCGAGAATCGTGCCTACATTTCATCCGGCTGCTGCTCTCCGAGCGTCCGACTACTTCCCTAGCATCGTACGGGATATTAAGAAGGCGACAGAGAGCGCTGCTTCCATAAGTTGGGAGCCGCCAAAGTTCGCAGTCTTCGATGATGAAGAAACATCCATAGCAGCAATTCAAGAATTAGAACACCGTAATACTAAGTACGTAACACTAGATATCGAATGTGCAGTAGAGAAAGATGAGAGCTTTACTCACCCTGACAGCCTCCTATGCATAGGGATCGGATACGAGCCTAACAAGGCGATTGTTCTGGGTGAGAAAGCTCTCAAATTTCCACGAGTAGTTGAATGGCTTAGAAGATTTCTTAGTCGAACTAAGGTTATATGCCATAATGGTAAATTCGATATCCAAGTGCTCATGCGGCTTGGCTTTGTTACACAGCCTGACCTGTGGGCGGACACAATGCTCGCCAGCTACTGCCTTGACGAAAGGCCGGGACACCACGGTCTTAAAGGCCTTGCTTCAGAATTACTTGGGGCACCGGATTATGCGGCAGAACTTAAACCGCATCTTGGAAAAGGCGCTAAGAAAAACTACGGAAACGTGCCGAGGCCGCTACTCTACCGATACAATGCCTACGACGCCGCACTTACATTTAATATCTGGGCAGAAAAGTTCGAACGAGACCTTGAAGAAAATAAACTAAGAGATCTACATGATTTCCTAGTAGATGCTAGCAATCAACTAATCTACATCGAATTAGATGGTGTTAGAATAGATGACAACTATCTAGCTTGGTTGCTAGATGACCTAGCTGGGGAGCTGGGGAGTAGAGAGGAAGACCTAAAACCGTGGGTGAATAATCCGCGTAGCGCCCCACAGGTGCTTTCGGCGTGCCGAGATCTAGGTCTTATGAATGCCGACACTGCGGCAGCTACTTTGGGCATGTTGCTTGAAGGCAAGCGCACACCTGACCAGCGAGAATTCCTAGATAAGATTCTCAACTACCGTAAAGAATCTAAGCTCTACGGTACATACGCTAAGGGCACGCTAAAGCGGCTAAAGAACGGTCGCTTGTATACGACGTTCAAGCTGCACGGCACCGTCACAGGACGTCTGAGTAGCGCTAACCCCAACCTACAAAATATACCTCGTGGCAATAAGATAAAGAAACTTTTCGTTCCTGAGCCTGGCAACGTCTTTATCCAGGCTGACTACAAGCAGGCTGAATGGCGCGCTATCGCTTGCCTAGCACAGGAGCCGTATCTCCAACGAGCGCTCTCCGATCCTACGCAGGACATCCATAACTACGTTGCTCGACTTTTCTTTGGAGATAATTTCACCAAAGAGCAGCGGGTTATGGCGAAGACGTTCGTCTTCGGTGTCGCGTACGGTAGAGGTGCTGACGCTGTTGGTAAAGCTTTCAACGTCCCCACGTATCGAGCACAACAATACATCGATGATTTCTTTAGAGCTATTCCTCAGGTTGTAAAATGGAGAAAACAAGTACATGAGCAAATCTTTAAGGGTGGACAGGCCCTACAAACACCCTTCGGTCGTAAGCGACGATTCTGGCTTGTCACCAAGGAGAACAAGCACGACATCGAGAAGGAGGCTTTGGCCTTCTTGCCACAATCGATCGCTAGCGACATCACGCTTAATAGCCTCATCCGTCTCAGAAAGAAATTTGGGGAGTCTCCTGTGGGTCCCCGCGTTAGGCTTAGCGTCCATGACTCTATTCTTACTGAGTGCCCTGAGGAAGACTACAAAGATGTTGCGGCTGAGATAAAAGCAACTATGGAAGAGACGGCTGCCGACGTGTTCAGCCCCTATGTGCCTTTTCCAGTTGATGTCGAGTATGGTACTAGTTGGGGCGCCCTAAAGGAATTGGTTATATGATACACGAGCATTATCGGCAGGGCAGAAGCATCGAATCTTCTAGAGTTATATTAGCTATCTGGGAGAGGCCGGGTGAGTATCTTCCTTATTCAGATGAGATAACTGACCTGATCGAGAAGATCAGAAATGACTATAAAGTCGAAAGTGATGTAGCTGTCTCAGCGTTGCGGGACTATCTGATAGGTTATAGTAAAATGGTAATTAGGGCTGTAGACGTCAGTAAGGGGAGACGTAATCCAAATGACGAAGAAAACTGATCTGGTTAGAGATCTCTTGGATGCAGCTAAATGGGTTCACGAACAATGTGATCCAGCGCCTGATTACGAGCATCTATTTATTCTAGCAGCAATTGAAATACATCGTCTACGAGAGTATGAATGGATGTACAAAGATCTCAATGATGAAGACGTGGACGAGGTTGTAGACTCCTTGAGGCTTTTCAAAGATGACTGACGAGCGCATACACAAATTAGAGAATGCTCTTCGATGGATACGTCTACAGGCAGGGATTCATTATTATGGAGAAGCATTCGAACCGGAGCATATGCGAGCTATAGCCAACATGGCAGCCGATGCATTAAGTAATGTTCCTCTTGATGTAATAGTTCCTGATTATTATGAAGTCATGGGGGACACGATCGATAAAGCACTGGACGAGGCTGACAAGTTGTGGGAAGTTCTAGGGCATAAGATCTCTGAGGAACTAGATGGCGAACACACGAAAGACGATTAATGTCAAGGTAGATATAGAATACCTAGCTATAGAATACCTAGCTAATCGACTAGATGCATGCTACGGTAATATTGCATATGTGACTCTTGGCGTAGGAGAGATACACATAGACCAGGCATCAGGGCCAGCACCAAAGAACGGACAGCGGGTAATTATTATCCCAATCGAAGATGATAGCATTATGGAGACGCCAGAGATATCACTATAATTGGAGCGGAGCACCGAAGATCATATACTCATCCTATGAGACTGCCTTACTGGCATCCAAGGATGTAAACGCTAAGAGACTCTATACTGACGAGAAATTAGCTGAGCCTTACATCTGTCGATTATGCAATAAGTGGCACATAGGTAGAAGCAAGCAAGCTCATAAAGATACAACACTGTGGCATGAAATCGGTGACAGAGTATATTACAACCTGATCGCAGAGAATACCAAGTTACCAAGTAGTAGAATGTGTGCAATTTTCAGTAGGTTCAAGTTCTTAGACGTGAACTATGGGAACAAGCGCCTGCAACTGCTCCGGTTGAGATCCTGGTCCGCGAGCAGCCACATGGGGGCCTCTGTGTGCCCTCCTAAGGCCCTCCCAGGGAAAGAATGGGGCTTGGGTGCCGACGAATCAGAGCAGCGCTCTGACCAGGGCATCCGCGATCAGAGGTCCCGCATTGCCCCCTAGAATCGCTCGTACTGCGAGTAACATGCTGAGGCCCAGGAGGCACAGGTGGAAGACGGCAAAGAGCTACGCCGAGAGCTATGTTCCATTGTGGAACGCTATGGTCTAGACGTTGTACACGAAGTTATGCATGATGAGTTCTCGTACTGTGACAATTGCGGATGCCCCATAATACGGGGTGAGCTACATATGTACACCAATATTGGAGTATGCTACTTCCAGAAGGAGTCTTCCAATGACGGTGCGTAGAACCTACAATGTAGTAATCGAAATCGAAACCAATAATGATGCTCGATGGCTTGAGAGAGAACTACGCAGCAACTTCCGTGATATATCATATGGAAAAATCACCAATGTAGAGGTATTAGAGGATAAATAATGAGAACAGGAATCACAGTCGCAAGCTTTGACACGGGGGGAACAACTGGAGCCGCTTCGTATGCACTCCAACTTAAGCCGGAAAATCGTAGAAGCGATTCATACAATGTTATTGAAAGTGTCGAGTTCGGGCCACACCCACACCATGTAGAACTATGGAACTACTTGGCCGGACTAGCACCCGATGTGATTCTATACGAGGCGTTCGATCAAGTCGATAGCGAAGCGTCTATTTTAGTCAGCCTAGAATACATCGGCATTATTAATCTCTACGCAGCGCTAACAAAGACACCCGTGCATAAGCGCATACGAGAATTCAAGGACGTTAGCTGGCTAAAAGGAATGGCCCTAAATAAGCTGGGCTGCTACACTCCCGGCAAGCCGCACGGCAATGATGCTAAGCGTCACTTGATTCATTATATAGTAAGCGATCTTAATCGCAAGGAGATTCTAGGGAGTCTTCGAAAATGACCGAATGGGCTATAACTAAGCAAGAAGTCTATTGGCATCTAAATAAGAGAGTTACAAGTAAGGCCACCAAGAAGCTTCTTAGAGCATGTCTCGAACGCATCGAAGTTTTAGAGCGGGCTAACAGCTCTTTCGGAAATTCGATGGACGAATTCGTGGGTAAATTGCCTGGCATACTATCAACAGAGATCGATAGAATAAGTAACGTGCAAGAATTGCACGTTACTCCCCCCAAGGAGCTTGGTGAGTGCAATGACTGAATGGTACGTGGTACATACTGTCACCAAACAAATTGTTAACTGTATTACTAGCCACGACAAACCAAGCCTATCAATGTTCGATGCGCCTGACGATTATCATCTAGACCCAAACCCACCACTATCGATGTTGGAAAAGTATGAGTTTTGGGCCAAGCGTCCGTGAAGATCCATTCTCAAAAATAATACGGGTTAGAATATATCCACTAGCCCAAGATACGTATTGGATTAACGCGAAGCGCAAACTGCTAGTCCTTGACGAACTACCTCCCGAGTATAGATACAATATACTGCACTGGATTATTAAAAATTCAGAGAGCAGCCACAATCAATATCTTTTGTACCTCGCGGGAAAAAGGATACAAGATTTAGCTTACGGATGGTATGACCCCCATGGATCTCCCCAGCTCCAAATTGATCCGGAGGTCACTCACTTAGAGTGGATTGAAACTACACCACTCGTAATAAAGCTTCGGCGTACCCTAGAACAAGATAAGGCCGATGGCTACATATACTTCTAAGTTGTGGAAGGGAAGCTACTCTGACCCAAGCAGAGGCCTCCCTTCCACTTCTTTTTAGGCCACGTTTTCGCTGGGGCCAGTAAGCGGAGGCTCACTAGCAGAGTCTGTATTATCTATGGCTTTCTTGAAGTCATAGACAAGTGATCCTCCGGAAGCGAGGGCCACTCCAGCGAGAATCTGTGACCAAACGTTAAGCTGTCCTAGTGCTAAATCCCCGAATACGACTAGGCCTTCGGCAACGTTAGCTTGGGCAGCAACCATTATGGTTAAGACACCGGCAACCCAAGGAATGAGCTGTGTGATAGCTTCCCTGACTTGTCCGGCACTCAGGTACTTAAGCACCGAGGTGATCTTAATCACCAGGGCAGCAAGTGTTGCAGCACTGAACACTTCCATACCTGTCTCCTGTCTTTATTATTAGGTATTTAGATTAAAAAAGATTATTTGTCAGTTGCCTGGAAATGCTAAGCGAAATTTAGCGAAGGTATCGTCGTCTAGATTGAAGTGCACTAGCTTTTGTCCGGCCGCATCCGCGCCCGCACGCATAGAAGCTAGGTCAGTAGCTTCATTAAGACCAACGCTCTTGCCAGCATGGCAAAAGAACACCGGCTCTGTTGGTGATCCATAGGTAAACATATCATCCTCCTCTACAAATGAGATTGGCTTATCTACTGGGGTAGATGGTACAGAGAGCGGTTGAGCGTCCCAGGCACTCGCAAGGCCCGTGAATACGTGGCCCGGGCACCGTTTAACCTTAAACCTATTGTGCGGTAGCACCCTTGTGCCGCACGATTTTCTATCTCTTCCCTCTTGTATTAGATTCTTAACACCAGTAATCATCTCTGGCGTGGGAATCTCTTCAATACCAGTCTTTGGGTCATAGCCAATAAAAACTAGGACTGTGTACCACTCGCTGTCTTTGCCATCAAAGACTCCAACAACATCAGACCCATTGGCAAACTGATTCTTTAGCCAGCCTCTGCCATCAAACCTAATACCGTGATGACAAACACCAAAACTGTAGGCAATGTCAGACCAGCCTTGACCCTTGGGTGGCTTGGATGTGTGGTAATTCTTTACGCCATTCCAATAGCTTACACACTTGGAATGCGGCTTTCCTAGTAGATTAGTATTAGGCCCATTATGATGTATAACAAAGCCGCGTTTCATGATCGCTCTCGCATATCTTTGGTATGTTCCTTTGGAACAACTACCTCGCTATGCTCAACCATTATTGCTGTTTCTGTGGTCTTAATTGACGTACCAACGTACTGGCCACAGGTGGGGCATTGTCCTGAGTAATTAGTAGAACTGTCGCAATGTGGGCATGTCATGCGCTATCGCCCTCCAGGAATACGAACGGCTCTTCCATATCTAGATCTATAATTTTATCCCCCTCCTTGGATATAGTTGTTGCCTTAGTCACAATACGATATCGATTGAATGTTTTTATACCATGATCATCAATGCGTAAATTAGCGGTATCCCCCAAGTCAAACTCTAGATACTCATCGTCAGGATTCTGCATCGTGACATGAGCTGTATGATAAGGAACCTTGTGTCGATTCCAACGCTTTGTCGCGTGGGATAGCAAGGTAGAAGTACTACTTACATCGGTGTAAGATAGTACTTCATAGTAGCGAGGTCTTCCAGCCGTATAAGCTCCGATAGCGCTAGACGTAGAGTCCTTACGAGCTACCTTGGATGCCGAGCCTTCACCTTCCCCAATAGAGATAATGCTGTTGGCTGGTTTATTCTCCCCACCAAAGTCATACGCCATAAGAATTGTTTCTTCCGGCGATGCGTCCCACTCAAAAATAATTGGTCTGTCAATGGACGACGAATTATTTATGCCTGCGGTAGGTGTATGCAGGTGGAATGAAAATCTCGGAGCATTGTTATCTAACCCGAAGTGCGTATGCCAGAAGAATCCATTCTCCCGGTCGGCAAGTTGCTCACAAGCAACGCCGACCATTTTGTATTCAAAGTTGAACCAGGTATCATCTCTAAGTACGCCAGACAGAGAGTCATACTCTACAGTAGGATGTATGTTAGATAGCTGATCCCGCTTAGCAATATGATTGATCAAGTCCTCAAAGATTCTGAACTGATCAACTTGCTGGAATACAACTGCTGACTTATGCGGATGGCCACCAAAGGCAATCCCGTACTCCCATTGCGCGTTAGGTGGATTCAGCACGGGCCCAGAAGGGCCACCAACCGTTGTTTGTATAGGCTGAGTACGATAGTACTCCATGAATCCGTGCAACGGAATGTTCAATACACGAGAGTCAGCTCTAGGCTGTGTGGCGCCTATTATTCCGCCCCAAAGAACATGATCCCCTTCTAAGCACCACAGGGCATTTCCCCAAGAGAGAAAGTTTTCCGTCGTAGTTGTTGGTGACTCAATACGCGCTGTTGCAGATCCGCCACCAGGACGATTAAGCACCTCAGTAAAGTTCATAGAGCTGAGGTCGACTTCTGCTATTACACTTCCGCTCAATAAATTAGTTACAAGAAATGTAAATGATCCAGAAGTACTGTTCTCGCTATGACCTTCACTCGCCATTAGACGATTACCATAGCCCAGAAAGTAACTACTCCAACGAACGACTGTACATTGCCGCCCAGAGTATCCAGAACTCTCGCTCTCGCTGTAGTTTCAGTTAGGTTATCCGTATAGCTAACCCAGATGTCTGTTGGTGTAGGAGTAATTACAGAATAAAAAATGGCTTGAGGAACTACTTGGGCATCATGATTAAATGTAATGAACCCACCAGCGTCTGTGCTACCACTTACCGTAATTGCGTATTTGCTGCTCTTAGATCTAACAAGCCTAGCTAGAGTTTCATCAACTTGGCTTTTCCATAGAGCAAATTGTGCTTCGGCAGTAGTAGGTATAGGAGCATCTGAATAACTCATGATCCGGTCTCATAAATAGCCATACCTTGGAATTGGTCCGAGGCACCCCATGTGAATGGGATACCGCCACCGGCACTACCCCAGCCAATGTTGCTAGCGTCTGATGCCCATCGTGCGATTCTGGTTTCTCCAGAAATATGAATGCCAACACCTCCGTAACGAATGTTAGTATTATTGGCCCATGCAAAAGATACAGCGGCTGTTGATGATGTGTCTATTGCAACGGCAGCAGGGGGAACCCATTCGAGCAGGCCAGGAACGGAGAATCCACTTGTGCCCAGTACGAATCCAAACGAAGTTATTGCTATACGCCCGAGCTTAACATATTGACCAGTAGTGCTTCCACCAGAACCAATCGTTAGAGATGTAAAGGTCGGTGCGAAACTACTCCATGGTCCACTGTTAGATATTGGATGCCAGCTAATAGCAGCCGGAGTTCCTTCGTTTACAACTAGTCTCTTAGTATCAGTCTCAAAGAGAAGCTGACCAGAGCGTGCAACAGAAGGCCTTGTAGAAGACGTACAGACGATGCATCCACCGACAGCAGTTGCATATCCTTGAGAAGGGGTTATTGTCGGTGATGTACGTACATCTGTTATTTCAGCATTGGTGATAGTGTTATCGTTAGCTGGCACGGCTATGTTAGCCAGGCGCCAAAAGTTGACATGTCCAAGGCCCACGAGATCTGGGGCCACAGGGGAGGCAGCTGCGGTACCGGCTACGTATACGAACTGTGCATCATTGTCAACGCCGGTATAAAAGGCGTCACGTACCCTGACCATTATCGAGTCTATACGAGGCAGAGATCCATGAGCAGCTGTACTCATAACCAGGTTAACTGTGCCGTCGTTAACGACGTGATAATAGCCTTGGCTACCTGCGGATGTTCCAGGTACAATTATCGCACCCGTACCAATATCAATGGAGTTGTTAGCCCCTGCGCTTCTTTGCACAACCTGCATGGCGTTGGCTTGCACCACGCCTGGACGCTCGTTAACAATGTCTCTAGTGTAAAGTCGAGCTACATCAGCAGACTGATCGGTTGTATCATTCTGCATGAACAATGGCTGTTTAAGAGTCACTCTGCGGCCTCGTAACAGAAGAACATTTCAATACTGTCGTTCTTTTGAAATCCTGTGCCAGCTCCCCAGTCGAAGGGATGAGTAGCATCCCACAGGGGTATCGCGGTGGATGCGAAGTCTGTTAGGTTCAAGTCATTCTGAGCAACTACAGCAGTACCAGCCCAGTAAACTCCAGCAAGGAGAGCAGTGCTGTCGAAGGCCCTTCCACCACCTACATAGACCATGCCAGCTATCCCCGGATTGGCGGCCTTAAATGGAACCCTGCATCTAACTCTTCCAGTTAGATTGCCTGTTCCAGATTCACTAAACTTGAATCCAGCAGTACCAAATACGATTCTTCCGACCTTTACATATCTGCCATACGTAGATATCTTGGTACCGGAAATCGGGAAGCTTGAAGAATAGTTCTTCCACTTGAACATTCCCGAGGTACCATAGGTAACCCAGTTCGCCGAACCTATACCTTCATTGATTACAAGCTGCTTAGTGTCCTCTTCCCATATAACCTGACCAAGGCGAGGACTCGACGGCCTGCTAGTAGACGTGCACAGAGATATGCCACCTACTAGAGATACTTGATTCTGGTTAGCTATGGTACTAGATATTCTGAGATCAGTTATGTTAGACGAAGTTGTTGGGGTAGTAGGAGATCCAGCCGGCACCGAAACATTAGCCAGCCTGTAGTAGTTTTCATATCCTAGCGCATCTATATCGGGGGCAGCAGGTGTACCGGACGTAGGTACACCAGCAACCCACACCACCTGCGCGTCGTTATAGATCTCACCATCTGGGCCTTGTCCAGATGAAAATACCGAATCTCTAACTCTAACTATGACAGTATCTAGTCTGCTGAGGTTTGTAGTTGGAGGTTGCGGACGGGAGACATTGAGATCTTTATCATTTATGATATGATAAAAACCCTGGTTGGCACCCTCCGTACCAGCTACTAATAGTGCACCAGACTTGACGTCCACTGATGCATCGGCACCGACAGATCTTTGCCGAACTTGGAAAGCCGTCTCGGAAAATATTCCAGCCCTGCCGTTAACTAGGCTGCTAAATAGCTGACGAAAGATTTCGGCGGATTGATCAGTTGTATCATTATGCTGAAAAAGAGGTTGTCTAACTACCATCTATACGCTCGTTTCATAAGCGAATAGAACGTTAAAGACGTCTCCCGGCGCCCAGTCAAATGGCGTCAATGAACTCCACCCAATTGTACCGGCGGTGGCAAAGTTAAACATTAATGTGGTGCTAAACGATGGTGATAGCCCACCGGTAGCCGAGTAGTAAATACTGGCAGAGGAGTCGAATCCCCTACCTACACTAACGAATCCTATATTGGGTCCACCCAAGGTACTGGCAGGCTTGGCGGACGGCACGGTAATGTTGATGCTACCTGTGACGTTGCCACCAGCACCAAGGGTGAACCCACAAACCCCTACTACTAGGGAACCCATGTTGAAGTATCTACCGTATAGGGTATTACTTCCTCCGGATATTCCACCTACAGTAGGTGTGTAGTTAATCCACGCGCCAGAACCAGGGACTCCGTACACCGTCCATATTGGCGTTGTAGAAGTACCCTCGTTGATCAAGAATTGGCGAGTGTTAGATTCCCAGATTGCCTGGCCCTTACGAGGGTTGGCAGGCCGTGTAGTGGAGGTGCATGGAATCAACCCCCCAATACCTACAGCTCGGCCCTGTGGTGAGACAGTTCGGAGATCTGTAATATCTGCCGTAACAATCGTGTTATCCGCGGCTGGGACCGAAATGTTGGCCAGACGATACACGTTGTTATCTGTGATGGTAGGCGCCACAGGAGATACGGCTGCCGTACCAGCTAGATAAATTACGGCACTATCATTATCTACGCCGGAATAGAAGGAGTCTCTAATCCTAACATAGACTGAATCTATTCTTGGTAGGGTTGCATGCGCAGCCGTGCTCATAGGCACGTTAACGATGGCGTCGTTAACTACGTAGTAGTATCCCTGCACACTAGATTGCGAGCCGGGAACAATCAGTCCACCTACCTGGACATCTACAGAGTTGTTCGCTCCTGCGCCACGCTGAGTGGCTTGGAACGCTGTCTCCTGAATGATCCCATAACGCTCATTGAAGATATCGCGAAGAAGCAGCCGAACTATGTCGGCTGACTGATCGGTCGTATCATTCTGTTGCCATAGTGGTTGTCTAACTACCATCAATATCCCCAGGTAGCATTGGACCAGGTAAACGTGCAGGTGCTGTTTGTAGGCGGAGAGTCATCAGATGTATATGCAATAGTTATAGCATTTGGCTGTGGCGGAATAGTAAACCACTTAGAACTGGCAGCTAGGAATGCCCTACGTGATTGCCCTCCAAGGAGAACAGATCTATCTCTAGAGTTAAGCAACAGAGTTTCACCTACTGCTAGGGTGAGTCCACTAAACTCCAGTGAGAATACATCACCTTCAGTTGCTGTAATAGCTTCGATTCTAGGATTTGTAACTGGACCAGTAATCGAAGCGATCCATGGGGCAGGGGCATCACCGCTATTTGTTAGCTGAATTATACTAGTAGTACCTGCACCAAAGTCAAGAGGAAAATCGAGAGGGAAGTCAAGTCCACCACCAGGCGAAGGCAGGGTGGCTACTTCCGTGTTCGTTTCAAGATCATAATGCCTAGGATCAGAACATTCAAATCTAGCCGTCACATGTGGATATTTTAGGTTAGCCCAGCGAATATCAAACGGTATTACCAAGTCGATTGGACGGCAGTTAACGAACCGCTTAATGTTGGGGGGTACCTGATAGACGAACTGAATCTCCTCATCAGGACTACTTCTGGGCTGGAATGCTAGAGCCAAGGCGGCCCTAAGATTCGAGTAATTAAGAGGATCTTCGCTACCCTTGATATTCATCTCAACAGTGAATGTTCTAGATGGCACATAGTGCCTGCCTCTTACTCCACCGTGCATACCAAAAGCATCCACAGTTGATGATCTTACGTTTGGGTACCCCAAGAACCCAGACAGCTCTTCTACGTCAAAGCTCGTATCGCATCCAAATAGAAATTCGTTATATTCGAACTGATAATCAGCAACTATCAATTCACCAGACATCATACACCTGACGTAGCAGTTCGTGACCAGAAATCAAGGTCTGCTGTTGATCTCTGCATGTCACTGCCGAAGGTTACATCTCCATGGAAGTTAAACGTCGCTCCTCGACCAGGGCTTGCTTGGGTGCCCTGTCCGTTTCTAATAGCATCAGCGAACTTCTTAGGAACGACCATCTCACCTCTGTGCAGGTAAGCAAGCTCGTTCTGTGCAATCTCCCAAGCACCCTTCTCATACCAGTGTGGTGATCTAGCGTTCCACGCACCCCAGGCAGCGGCAGGGTTACCATATCGATCAGCAATGTAGTTCATACCCCATTGCATCTGATTAGCAGCCATAGTCCATGGATCGCCAGACAAAGCTGCTGCACCCATCTTGCTAGCTGGCAGAGATTGAGGAATACCAAAGGCACCACTGGAGGGATTCTTAGCGTGTGGATTCCACCCAGACTCTGCTTGCCACAGGGCCAACAAGGACGACCACTGCAAGCCGGTCCAGCCGCGAGCCTCGGCCATCTGTCGACCTAGCTCTTTATAAGTACCAAAGAATGCGCCAAGATCACCAGTCTGGTTACCAAGGCCGCCAATTATGTCTCCTAGACTACCAGTAGTAGCACTGATGATCTTGCCGACAATCTCGGGGCCTAGACCCATAAGGAAGTCCATAGTACTTCCAATACCAAGACCTAGACCCTTAAAGATACCGTGGGCAATATCCTTACCAGCCTGAATAGACCATGCAGGAGGAGATGCGATACCTAGAGCATCAAGAATTTTTCCAGGAACATCAGAGAACCAATCCTTGATATCTGTCCATACATCTTTGATGCCGCTCCATAGACCATTCAGGACGTTTTTACCACCGTCCTTTAGCCAGTCTATAGCATTACTAAATGAGTTTTTGAAGGTCTTCTGGATTCCGGTGTCGCCGTGAATCCAGTCCACAATCAGATTCCAGACAGCCTTAACGCCATCCCAGGCGCCTTGGATTACCCATTTCCCTGCTTGGTATAGCCAGGTTATAGCGCCATCGAAGAAGTCAATGAACATCGAGGCGATGGTGCCACCCCACTCTAGGACAACATCAAACCCTTCCAAGGCGGCATCATAAAGACCTTGAATTATGTCTTTACCTGATTGATACAGCCATGTTATAGCACCAGTGAAGAAATCAACGAACACTTGAGCAATGGTTCCACCCCAGCTCAAGATAGTCTCAAAGCCCTCCAAAGCTGCATTGTAAAGACCTTCAATAATCCACTTACCTGACTGATATAGCCAAGTGAGGGCACCCGTAAAGAAATCTACAATAGATGGATGAATGCTGTCTAAGAAATCAAGGACAGTATCCCAGCCAACCTGTAGTCCCTCCCACATACCACTAACAATTGACTTACCAATTTCGATCAGCCACACTGCGGCATCAGTGAACAAATCTACTATTTGTGGTCCTATGGCTTTAAAGAACTCAAATAGTAAAGAAAGAGTTTTACTAGCACCATCAATCAAGCCCATTATTATGTCCACGCCGAGATCTACGAGAACATCGGCCGCATCACTCAAGAACTCGACTATGGCAACAGGCAAGTCAAAGAATAGTGACTTAAACTTATCAAACAGGCCTTTGGCTACGCCGAGCAAACCTTCCCAGGCGGCCTTGAATATGTTCTTAACATTTTCCCAGGCTTCTCCAAAGTCACCCTGGATTAGGTTCATGATCAGCTGGAGTGTATTGGATACTATTTTGATACCAGCTTTAACGATAGCTGCTACAATATCCCAGGTACTCTTGATTGGTTTCCACAGGAATTCACCAAAGTGCTTCCAAATTAAAAGTATTATATCAATGCCGGCACCTATAACACTGCCGACTATTTTTATTCCGGTCTTTACTACAGTAAGGATAATATCCCAAGTAACCTGGAATACCTGCCAAAGAATACCTAGAAGATCACCTATGACAGCGAAAGATTCACCAATTGTTGTTGAAACAACTTTGAATATGGGGATTAGCATTGCTCTAATCAGCCCAACAATTAATTTTATCTTAGCTACGAATTGATTAGCTAGCTCATCTAGAATAGGCTTTACTATGTCCCACAAATACTGGAAACCCTGCCATGCAAAGTTCAAGAATTCTCTTAGCTCTTGAACAAGAGCACCAATCTCGGTAACCAATGTATTCCAGATATCCACCATCTGGTTACCGAACTTATCCATGAACCAATCGAACGCATTTTGCAACCAACTCCATACTGGCCGCAAAACAGCTAGTATAGCATTAGCCGCAGTAGACGTAGCGCTCTGTATAGCTTCCCAAGCCGACGTGGCAGCTTTTTGAATTGTGCCCCAAACGTCTATATCAAGATTAGTGAGCCAATCCCAGAAATCCTTGAACATCTGCCATGCAACATCTACTGCATCAACTATTGCACTCCATACAGTGATCGTTACATCTTTAATTGTACTCCAGTTTTTGTATATTGCCATCCCCAAACCAACTACAGACGCCACTAGAGCAAGTAGAGGAGAGATAGCAGCTAGCAAGACTCCAGCAATAACGGAGCCTACTACTCTGAATATACCAGATAGATTATTGAACCATTCCCAGACGCCCTTTGCAGCATCTACAAGTTTGCCCGCCCACTCAACTACAGTGCTCCAGTTCTTGATAACTGCTACAACTGCGGCAGCTACCAACAACCAGGGGGCTTGTAGGGCTACAATAACTCCGATAAGTACCTTGCCCGCCATGTGGAGGTTATTGAACCATTCCCACACACCCTTAGCGGCATCAACAAGGGTATCGAAGTTCCTAACAGCCGCAACTACACCGGCTGCAACAAGGAACATTGGATTAGCAAGACCTACAACAACACCAACAAGAATCTTGCCTGCTAGGCTTAGATTATTGAACCACTCCCAAAGACCCTTTACCTTCTCCACCATTGTATTAAATGCTTCTACAACGGTTTCTCTAACGTTACCAGCAACCTCTTTAACAGTATCCCAGTTCTTTATAAGAGCAACCGTGATAGCTATTATTGCGCCAATTACTAGAGGTACACCAGTAAGTATTGCAAAGGCAGTTCCAACACCACCAACAACGCCAGCGAGCATCATAAACCCGCCGACGAGTGTTAGGACAATACCGCCTATAGTTAAGAAAGTAGCAGCCCCAGCAGCAATCTTGACAGTCAGTCCCTTGGTGGATTCGCTGAGGTTGTTCCACCAATCAACAAGATCCATTGCAGCTTCCATAAGCTTGACTTTGGCAGGGAGAAGCTTCTCGCCTATCTCAACCCGCAATAGCTCATACTTATTGGAAAGCAACTGAGCCTGCATAGCAGGCTCATTAAACATGGTCATGTAGGCTTGACCAAGTGCGCCACCCGAAGACGCCGTGATATCAGTTAGATTGATCAGGCTTTCGAAGTTCGGTATAGCAACATCGAAGAATCGCCTAGCCTGAATAGTACCAACACCAAAGATTTCCTGGAACAATTCCTTACGCTTGGCATCGCCTAGCTCGGACCATCCCTTGCTGCCAGCGAGATCTTTAAGAATATCGTCCATCTGCTTGAAGTCGCCTTGTGCATTAACAACTTCAACGCCGATTTCTCGCAGAGCCTTAACAACGTCAGGCTTGGTGAACAGCTCCATGGCACGAGCGGCTGAGGTGGCCGCCATTTGCGTGGAGAGGCCTCCACGGGTAAGGAAGGCCATGACGCCGGCCAAGGTGTCGAACTCCTGGCTCGCGGATACAGCGGCAGGAATAGCTCGACCAATAGCACTGTTGAATTCTTCGTACGTACCAACACCCTTACGGACCATCTCAAACATGATGTCCATAACGTTGTTGGCTTCACTGAACGGCATCTGATAAGCGTTCATCACCGCAATGGTGGAGCGAGCAGCAGTACGAATATCTGTCTGGCCAGCTACAGCACCCTGGGAGAACAGTTCAAGAAGTTTCTCAGCGTCCTTGACCCCAATATCCAAGGACGAGAAAATGTCGTAGAGAGCATCCTGTATCTCATTAAAAGGCACAGGGATCTTGTCGGCAACCCTAAGGCCGATATCTGCAATATCTTCAACACTGACGCCTAGCTCATCTACCTGAGTTTTGGTATAAGCTGCTTGTCTACTGTACTCAATAAAAGAGTCAATAGACTTGTTGAAGAAAGATATACCAACAGCACCAACACCAGCCATACCAACACCGACAGCTGTAAGAGCTGCACCAGTGCCGAACATCTGGTTGGATGCCGCACTCGCCTGCTTGCCCAATAACCCAAAGTTATTACCTACCTCCTTAAGAACGCGCGAAGTCACGTCGCGAGCACGTACCGCAACTAGGACTTCGCGCGCTCCCAAAGGCATTCTCTACCTCCGACCAACCATAGGGCCACCAGTAAAGCTAGGTACGTTGCCTCTGCCAGAATTCTTTTTTTCTAGCTCGGCATATGCCTGGGAGATAGCTTGGAGGCCATAAATAATGTAAGAGTCCTGATCGAGAATTCCACCCGGGCCAGGTAATGCACCGTAATCGTGACACATACGGTGCAGCATAATGAAGAAGTTTACTTCCTCATCATTACTGCTATAATTGAATACGATGATTCCATTGGCCCGGTCCGTTAGTTTCCCGGCTCAGTTTCCTCAAAATTATTCATATCCTGAATGTACTGACTGATTTCATCGCCAATACGAGGATCTAGAAAGTCGAGGGTAGCTGGGTTAGAAAAGTTTAGTGGCTCATCATTGTCACCAGTGAGATTGTGACTAACAATGCAGTGAGCGAACTCATAGTCTGCAACCTTACGTTGCAGCATCTTGATGTCCATCTCAGTAGCCTGGCCCTGGGTTGGTCGGCCCCGCTTGTCAGTTTCTGTCTTAATAACCTGTTGTGTAGCAAGCTCGATACGCTCTAGCTTCTGCCCATACGTCATGCGCTTAAGAGTAATTTTGCCTTCTGGCAGAGACTTAAGCTCAAACGTCTTCTCAGAATTGCCAACTGTTGCCTTGGGCATATTGAAAACTCCCTTGGGTAGAGTTTTCCATTTAAGGAAAGTTTTTGTAAGCGAATTCACCAAAAAGCTCAAGCGCCTTTTTATCGTAAGCGCGAGCTGCATTGATCTCCGAATTGAATACTCCAATATAATAATATCTACCATCTTTAATTATTTGTGCTGACCATTTTTGTTCTCTCGATTTCCAGCATACCCCTTTATATGTAGATGTGGATTTTGCATTCATCTTAGAGCTATTAGCTGCGTTCTGAGATTTTGATGCAGGTCTGAGATTATCTCGTCTATTGTCTAACCTAATTCTATTTTTATGATCAATATTTTGCCCTAGTACCAGAAAATGCATTGGTGTAGGAACACCATTTATCGTACAATAGGCATAAGAAGTGTAGTCACTAACACCATACTTCCCTCGGGCATACCAGGTATGTTGATTTAACCCAACATAGTCATCGTCATCAACGATGGCAAACATATTAGTATTTGATATAGGTATTCTTCTAGTCATTTTTTCCTTGGGTAAGGACTATAGTATATTTACGGGAATGATGGCGTAGAAATGTCTTCGCCCGTATGAACCAGGATCGAATACTCTGGATCACCGACGACGTTGTATTCGATTTCAGCACGAGTTAGATCACCCTGTGCAGCAAGACCAACTGAGTAGGAAGTCTTGATGGTTGTAGCGGTGTTAATCGTGATACCTCGGGACACAGATGTCTGCGCCCGTAGGTTGATGTTCTGGGACACAGGAGGGGTGGCTTTGAAATCGTTGAAGTCAGTCTTATCAACGAAGTCGCGAGCTAATGTTAGAGAGCAAGAACGCTCACCAAACCGGGCGAACTCAGCTTCTCTAGTTCCACAGAGGCGGAACTCCGGTGTCGCATTGTCTTCAATGGTAAAGCTGTACGACATATCAACGTCGCACACTGTGGTACCAGTGGGGATCTGAATCGTGTACTGGCCTGGACCATAAGGTGCAGTTGTAGGCCAGGTAGGAGTCGGAAGCGACTGGGTTGCCTCAGCAGCACCAATGATACCCATACGAGAGATGAGCATGCCGTTGTCTAGCGTAAACTCCATAGAGCCTACGATGCATCCGGTATAGCCGAAGACCACACCGTTTCTAACAACAGTGATCGAAAGCGACCTAGCAGGCAAAGCGCCGTGCGCTGGGCTGAATGCGTAGGTAAAGTTACCGCTGGTACCAGTCTTGGTACCTACCGTACGGCTAGCATTGAGAAAGTAAGGGACAATATCGTCCAGCGCTTCAATCTCAATGTCGCCTGCGTAGTGTAGGTTGCCGGGAACAATACCAACAACACCAGCTAGGTTACGAATAACCCTACGCTCGATGAGTTCGTTATTGGCCTCAAGAGTCTCACTCCTAATAGGAATGTATTTCTGAGGAGCAACATAGGTACCAATGGTTGTCTCACGAGCAATGCCCACGATACCTGCTGCGTTAAGACCTACAGGCATTATTTATCACCTTCCCTCTTCAGTAGGCTGCTCGGTTTTTGGTTTAGCGACTACACCAGCAGTCTTCGGCTCTTCTGACGGGGCTTCTACAGTGACCCCACCAGGAAGATCGGTGGAACGAATTCCTGAAAATTCACCGGTTGATACGGTGGTAGCACCTGCTGCCTGCGCCCTAGTTTCTGCGTACTTAGCATCCATATCATCTGAATGCTGAAACACAGGAAGCTTCTTACCATTCTCCAAGGGGAATCCTAGGACAACATCCTTGTCCCCAGGAATTTCGTAAGACTTCATGTTAAGACGTAGGCCGTAAGGGCCACAATCAATTATCTCATCATGGGGCCTGTTCAATACATTTACAGAAAGAGTAGCCATTTACTCCACCAATCGGGTCTTGGTCATGCCAATCCAAATGAGCCTGTTGGCCCTGACAAGCTTATCTCCAAGCATTTTGTAGCCATACTCCGATCGGGACACATGGCCACTAATAATTATGCCACCAAAACGTGTACCACCAGCGAATTGCACATCAATGCTTTCCTTATTCAAAGCATCTGCTAGAGATTCCGACAGATCGTCGCAAACCTCTTGAATCATCTCAGTGCCCTGAAGACTAGCAAAATACATTAGAATGTTTATTGTAAAAAGGTTGTCAGTTTGGTACGGCATGCCCGACAGCTCTCGTGTGGTTATCGCTGGCTCCACACAAACTGATGGGTATTTCGCAAATGTCTGTTGATCTCCGTAAAAGACTTGCTTGACCCCTAACGAGTCTTTGTTGAGATCAATAAAATCCTTAATGGCCCTAGCTACTAACGATCCCCTGTAAGTATACGCCATCGCATTACCTTCCCCCTGTTAGTACTTTGACAGCGCTACCGAATCCTCCAAGCAATGCTGTGATTCCACCACCGATGACGGTTGTGACTATAGCATACTTGAGGATCTTGCCGATACTATCGGCGAGAAAGATTTGCTCAATTCGTGCTTCATCAGCAGTTTGAATAGTAGACCATGGTCTAGCCGGTAGCCATGGTCCCCCAGCTTCATGTATACCAGCGTAGTACGCACTACCAAGACTTGATGCCAGCAAGTATGCCTCGTTATTATTGATAGTCCATGGTTTAATCGACGTTACCATTTCCTTCATTTTTCCAGTTTGCTGGAGAATAGGCATGCCTGGATATTCTCTACGAGTAATTGTCACCTCAGCCAAAGGCTCCCATGGCGGGATACCTTCAGCTTCGAAGTTAGCGTTGATAGAGGGTATTACGATGCCTTTAATAGCCTCTTCAATTGGCTGCTTGAAGCTTCTAAAAGCACCCGCAGCGCGATAAAACCCGCCCACAATAATGGCCGGGCTTGGATCTATGTCTATATCAATTGACAACATTGGCTTAGCCATTAGAATACAACCTGGCTAGTAAACCAACGAGCAGCACCACCCTCAGCAGTAGGATCATCCAACCAAATCTGTGTAGCTGCATCGGTTGGATAGAACCCTATTGATGCAGATGCTGGAGCATTAGGGTCCGGGTCAACCCCTGGAAGGTCAATCGCGCCAGAGACTAACCCTTCCAGGAGTTCCTGGACACGCCTCTCCAACCATGTGGAGTAGGCAGTCTCTCCATCATCTTCTGATATGGCCTTGCGTAGAGTGAATGCTGCGACCAGCATTGCAACCATACGCAAGACCATGCCAGGAGTATTAGTACCATTGGTCCATGTAGACGTGTCGTAACGTTGCTCTAGGTACGACAGGATTATATCACTGGCCATGTGTTCAAGTTCGGCATTGACTCCCTCAGCAGGGAGAATGTCCCACTTGTCAACGTTAAGCCAGGATTGTACCTGTGCCGGAGTGACGTAGCTCACGACTACGGCCTATGTTACTTACTAGTTGTAGCAGAACCTGAAGACTTGGCAGTCCCAGTCGTTGGGCCAGAGGACTTAGAATCATCGGTCTTAGGCTGCTCCTTAGAAGCTGCAGCAAGCTGAGCTTCTAGTTCGGCAACCTTTGCCCGTAGTTCGTCAGTCTCTACAAGAGCATCCTGTACCTGCTCACCAGTAGACTTAGTACGGTCGTAGTTTGAGGCCGCACCAATCTCTAGTAGGTGAGCAATACGCTCCTGGCTCAGACCTTCCAGCTTATCTCCAGCATGGAAGACCTTGATCTTACCATCGTCTTGAAGCTCTTTGATATCACTGAATGCATAAGCAGGCATTAAAGAACTCCAATCAAGAGTCAGGCGACAGGACGTCAGTGATCAAGTAACCAGCGATAGAGTCGTTGCTGCTATCGACAGCAATCATTCGATACTCGTACCGGCGACTAACTTCCACGATGTCCGAACGACGCCGCTGTTCACGCCAACGCTGAACAACCTGTGACTCTCCACCTGGGTAGACCCAAGTGAACTCATATGCGAACGCAGGAATCCTTAGACCAGGACGCTGCGGCACATAAGCGATTACAACGTTCTCACCCCATAGATAGGCAAGCGACTCTGTCGTGCCCATAGGAGCGGTGTTGTAACCCATGCCAGGCACGGTGATGTTGTTCAGGTTGAACAGTGAGGAGATTAGATCCTGAGAAACCACACCGGTCTGAGAGTACTTAATACGCTCAATGAAGTCCGGGTGATCCTCTAGGTAAACCATAACCTGCCACGGAATAACCGCGTAGTTAGGCTCTAGGAAGATCTTGCTGTGGATGGTAGTCCTAGCAGTCTTCACGTCCGCAATGGGATTAGATGTTGCGTAGGTATCCCACTGTAGGCCAGAGCCAAGGTTTACCGAGTGGCCTGATGCATAGTTAGCAGTAGTGGTAACGAGGTTCTTAAGAATCAGCTCTCGCTGCAACAGCACCTTCGCTGTAACAAGCTCGGTACCATCACGGTCAGGAGAAAGAGGAGAATCAGCGTTCTCTCGCTCTTCGTCTGTGACCGCAATACGTAGCGCGTGCTCGACTGCGAAGTATGGAGTTGTCGCAACGGTCAAGCCCGGGATCTCGTTAGCTTCACCACCAGGTGAACGAACATCAGAGCCAGGCTCAAGAACCCAACCTTCACGACCGAACACATAGTACTTGTCCGACTGCTTACGCACACGGACAGACGGAGCTAGTTGCTCACCAACGCCAGCGACGTTAGGCCAAGCAACAGAAATCTGGGTTAGAACCTGATCAACGTGGACGTCGCCGCCGCCGCGTGGGTCATAAACAGCCATCAGACAGTACCTGCCTGTGTCAATAGGACGTCGACATGCTGTCCAGTAATAGTCGCCGGAGTTAGCAAAATACCAACTACAGCACTGGAAGAAGCAACGACACGTCCAGACGCATCCGTGCTAATCTGGACACCAGAAGTACCAAGAATAGATCCAGCGATAGCTCTAGTAATACCCATCAGAGCAACATTGACAACACGACCACTAGTCGCATCACCAGCACTGATCTCTTCTTGAGCTACACCGATAACAGGCTCACCCGGGGCGTTAGCCTGTGTAACAGAGGTGCCGGCAGCATTAAGCTCTACGAAGCGGAACTTCGTAATGGCGCCACCTGCAACCCATCCTTTAGATAGAACGTAGTTCGGTCCAGCCATCTAGCTCACCTCCATTCCGAGGTAGCAGACTCGCGGTAAGCCTCGAACAGCTCTGGATTCGCAGCAGAAACTCGCGTAACAGCATCTGCGTAGCCCATGTTCTCATCAGATTCCATGAGCTTCTGAACCTCAGAATTGAAGCGAGTACCAGCGTCTCGCATGCTGCCAGCAGCAGCACGGCCACGCTCGCCAAGCTCCACTGTGCCGCTATCGGTGAGAACTTCCTTGACAAGGTCAACAACTAGGTTGCCGGCCTTAGGAGGCATAGCAGCAATAAGCTCGCTAAGCTTCTCACTAACGTGCGGTGCGAGGATGCGCCGGGCGTTACCAACTTCGCTCATCTTGCGACGAACTTCTTGCAGACGATTAGCTGTTTCTAGCTCAGCAATCTTCTGCCTATTATCCTGAAGTTCAGCAAGTACAGCCTTAACGTACTCGTTGTCCTCAGCCATCTTCTGTAGCGCCTGCTGCATTGGTGCAGTAATAGGCGCTGGAGGTGCAACCGGGGGAGTAACTGGTGCTCCACCGCTACCCTCACCGCTAGAACCTAGGTTCTTAACAGCTTCGGATAGCTTACTCTGCAAATCCTCATCTGTGGTGTTAGTGTCGAACTTAACACCATGAAGAGTGGCCAAGAACTCAAGAGCTTCTCGCCCCATAAGGGTTACCCTCCGTCCTGGTAGACTCTGTTATAGCTATGGTAAAAGGCTCCCAATCTGCTTCCTTAAAGGAGAACAGAATAGATCCGTGAGTAACCTCTGGATCTACCTTGGGAGCCGGTGGCTTTGCAGCCGTCTTCTTCGATTCATTGAATTTCGTAATTATCTGTGTCTTAAGTGAGTCATCTGTGGTTGAATCGTCGAACTTGATGCTGCATAGCTCAGCATAAGTCTCCATAAGACTACGGATCGCAGTCTTTTCGACCTGCTCCGGAACCGTAATGTGTTCGGCCAGGTTAAGAGGAAGAATGCCCTTTAGATGAGGCATGTTTGTTAGTGCCCCACCGAAGAAGACATCCTTAAAAGTTTGCCCGTTAGCTGGGTGTTTCCACTCATTTGCATATTCAGGCGAGAAATACTTGTAACCCTTGTCCTTAATTCTCTGGAAAGCTTCTCGCGTCCAGTCGACTAGGACCCACAGACCATCCGGGCGGGTATCAGCTCGCTGAATCCAGCCAGCAGCATCTTTACGCTGCTCACCATGGTCGTAGTTAATGGGTAGATCCTGGTCACGTACACCTTGATTGATGCCGGCAGCCATACGTGCTGCTCTTTCGGCATTCATAATGATCTTGCCGTACTGTGGATGCGACCATTCTCCATATGGGAAGGCTTGAATCCAACGACTCGTGCCTTCACCTTCGCCTAGAGAGTACTTCTGTAGATCAACAAGATAGCCAAAATGCACGTCGGCTTCCGCGACAGAAGACTCTGACAAGGCGAACATGTTGATGGCCTCATTCGTGCTTCGGCTCATATCAGACATGAGGCTACCTCCTTGCTCAAACTATGTCAACTATATTGGAAACTTTTATGTTTAAGCGATCTACACGCTCTACAAAACCAAAACGGTTTTATAAACGTTAATCACCTGTGTGCTCTTATAACCGTTTCCTGACCATAGATACTCTCAGCGTCAATAGTGACGACAGAGGCACTACAATCTAAACGTTCCAAGATATCGTTGATATTAAATGCTATGTCAGGTACACCCATGCCGCATACGTCATCATCGATTACAACAGTCTCTTTAGTAAGAGGTGTAAATAAAATTATACAGATCTTGTCAACGAAGGATGCAACTGCATTATCTAGAATCTTTTCCCACTCGTGATTGTGCTCTAACACATGTCTCAAGAGTATTCCGGAAACATTAGATCTATAGGTTGTTAGATCTTCGACGGCATCGCACCATAGGCTGTGCGTCCCATCGATGCCCCTGTAACCGCCTACATGAACATTTCTAAACCATCCATACCCACATCCCCAATCCTCTACGTAGAGCCCCCTCAGCCATTCCTCGGCCATTGAATAGGTAGTAGGATCACCATAAGGTATTTGCTGCGCAGCTCTTGCATACCAATTAGACCAGCGGCCAAGATTAGTCTGCATCACGAACAGTCTTTTGTACTACAGACAGTTCCCAAGTACACTTGAGGCCAGTCTCCTCTTCCCATATCTCTACATAGCATTGTGGGCATAGAATAATTTCAGGACCAGACTCACTGAAATGTGACGAAGTAACTAGATTCCATTCAATGTTATCAGTACTCCAGGATTGTATATTCCTAGTTCCACAATTGTGACAATAGTCCTCTGGATGAAAATCTACCCAGCCTACATCTCTCTGACGATCAATATCTTCGACATCAATGTGGGTTAGTCTTACTGCCAATTTGGTGACCACCAGTACTCAGGGACATTAAAGTCATTGGATACTATAGGATCTGGCCAACGCATATTATCGAATTGTTCTTTGGTGAGCTTTATAAGTTCTTCACCGTTAGCATGATAACCATTATTAGAGCAAGCATCTAGGTCAAGCGACTTGAGTTCTCCGTGAGAGAACCAACTCAACTTTCTCTCTTTAGTACTAGAATTGCCCAACCATGACAAGTGCCAACCAAATCCGCATTGTAGGAACCCATATCTAGAGTTCCTTTGCTTCTGCGGACTCAGGTCTTTATACTTGCAAGATACAGTGTGCAGTAGTTGACTGGGGTACAAATAGTCCAGGGCAAAACCGTGCATACGCATCGGCACGGCTACGACACCATACAGATTAGTGCATCCCACAATTTCTGGTATGAAGATGGGATCTACGATTTCGTCCATGTCAGACAACATGACGATGTCGTCAGGGGCAATATTAATGCCCTTTGCCTCCAATATCTCCGGAAGCATATCAGTAATTTTGTCGCGATGCTGATACTCGATCCAGCCCCAATGCTGTCCTCCCCACTCAGACTTCTCACCTTCCGGGAACGGATCAGCTTTAACTGTTGCCCAAATGATATCTAAATCCTCAGGAGGTGCTTCATTAGGAGATGCATCACCCTGGTAAGTGAGATCACAGGAGATTGCGACCATGGCATCAACATGATCACGCATCGTCATGTGCCTAAGGCGCACCATATCATGCTCGTGTGCACCAGAATACAGAAACACATCAATAATTTTACTCATTTATGCACACTTCCTAAGCCACCCAGCAGGGTCCATAGTTATTGGATAAAGACTTTCAACGTTCTCATCTCGCATAAACTCTTTGTGATTAGGAAGAAACGTTTCTATAGCCTCCAGCGGCCCATGACCACCCGGCCATTGCTTATCTGGATCATGCGGTAACCATCGGAAGACACCATCTTCAACTACCATATAACATTCGGGAGTAACTATATCATGATATAGTTTCATCTCTGCTAGAACATGGCATGCATGGTGATCGCTATCCAGAATTACCATGCACTTCTTGTTAGCTGCAAAATCCCTAATTTGTTTTTCTATATTAGAATCTATGGAACTACCGATTAGCCACTTAACCTTGCTTCCGCATCTAAGTCTTCTACTACTATCAACAGAGTCGTACACATCAACTGTTATAACATCTGGCCCAAAGTTTGAAAACCACTCTGCCGAAGCACCAGTCGCTGTGCCGCACTCAACAATTACTTCCGGTTCAGTGTCCTCAATAACGTATCTATACCTCTCGACATCTTCATCGATCTTGATCATGCCATGAGGTGGATACCATGAGCTGGAAAATACATCAACGCTACCTTCAATGTTGATGATGGTAGGTAATCCAATCTTGGGCGTGAGCAAGTACTCTTGAACTAAGTTCATAGCTCTCGACTCACACTTATGATTCATGTCTTCCTCAGGAATCCAGCGGGATGCATGGTCACTGGGAACATCGTTTCGGTATTTTTGTCTCGTTCAAATTCTTTGTGTCGCGACAGGTAGGCTTCGATAGCTTGCATAGGACCATGGTTGATCAGTGACCTGTGCTCATCCACAGGAATCCAGCGTACAAGGCCGTCCTCAACAACCATGTAGCAATCGTCACTAACTAGCTGGCCATATATTTCCATCTCGGCAAGCACATGACATGTGTGATGATCACTGTCCAGAATTACCATGCACTTCTTATCACCAACATACTCTTTGACCGTTGCGACGATGTCTGCGTCTACGGAACTTCCGTACAGCCAATGTATATTTTCTCCATTTTTGATCTTGCGCTCGGGATCGACGTGGTTTTCTACGTCTATCGTCACTACTTCCAGTCCCAAGCTCGCTAGCCATTCAGCGGACCCACCTTGCCAAGTACCGCATTCGATCACTATCTCCGCTTGAGTCTTAGCAATAATTTCATGGTATCGTTCAATATCCTCACTAATCTTCACCATACTAGGGAAGTTATATTCTTCGCCATCTTTTACTCTTACCTTTGCAATATTAGCCCATTGCCGTGGGAATGCCTTGACACTAGCCTCAATATCGGCAATGAAGGAGAGGCGATCAGCAGAGATTCTATCCATATATCCGGATATGGTTTCCACGGTGCTGGGGGCACAGGTGTGGACTTGGGTCGCCTGTTGAGCAGTTTGCAATCTCTGCATATGCTGCTCGTGGATCTTCTCGTAAGCGATTCGATCCTTCTCCAACTGCTCGCTAAAGGCAGACCACAGGGGATCGCCTGAGGTTTGTCCACCACCATCCAGATGCTCAACGTAAGCATTAAGGACTATCGCAGCCTTCCGTGGAATATCCTTTGTAACGACATTCCCGATCTCAATGGAAGTGATTAGATCATTATCTCCGTACCACCACATGCACTCTTCGGGGAAGCGATAGCCGCTGGCGAACCACTCACCACGTACCATGAATGCAAAGCCAGCAAATCCGCCGGTGCCGTCATAACGAGCGGCGCAGATGTCGTGAACTTCTTGGACCTCAGCGTCAAAGACCCTGTCGTCATAGTTTCCACAGACGGCTACCAACTCACTGTTCCTAAACAGTGAGAGCGACAGCTTATCTAGGAAGCCAGCTCCCATCTTGATATCATTGTTCAGGATTGCTACGTGGACCTTGTGACCGTGCTTCTCAAGAGCGTGATCGACAGCCTTATTCCACATGTGGTGGATACCAATTTCTGGACAATCCAGAACAGTTATATCATCCTGCTCGGCAAGCCAGTCCTTGGTATCTTGCTGCGAACCATTGTCACATATTATGATTTCTGTGAACTTGTCTTCACGAATCTGCTCGACAAGATCTTTAGTTAGGTGTAGCTTATCTTTTACAGGAATAACTACTGCAATTGGAGGGCGACGGAAACCTACGCCTTCCTTAATATCCTTTGGGTACCAGATGCGATCTTCCTTATGATGCCCAATCTCAACACTACAATCTACGAAGATCTGGTAACCTAGAGCCTTAAGTTTCAAACAGAAACTAATGTCCTCTCCAACCCAACGCTCCTTAGTTATATAGGAGCCGTCCTTCTGGGCGACGGACATTGATATGGGGTATTCGCTGAACCAGCCGTGGTCCTCTGAAGGAACGCTGATGAGGCCGCGGGCATCCATCTCCTCCACGAGCTGGTGACTTCTCTGCGCCGTAAGCCACTTACGGTTTTCTCGTTCTGCGTTCAGAACAGATTGCAGAACTTGTCTGTGGACAAGAAGGCAAGCTGCACCAGTAGCGGAAACCTCTAGAAGTGCGTCCGGCGGATAATCCAGCTGGGCACTTAAGAAACGATCACTCTCCGGATCAAGATGGAAGAGTGTTGGATACGGCCCCATGCCCTCGTCTACGACGACACACAGGCCTCCTACGACCATACAATTGGCTTGTTTAGCAGAGTGTAATAGTCGTGGGATCAAGTCCTCCGAAAAAACCATGTCGGAGTCGATCATTAGTAACCACTCGCCATCAGTCTTCAAGAACTGCCTGACTATTTCGTTGCGCTTGTCAGTTATGTTTACGCCACTTCTACCCCAAAGAACTCCCCTAAAGAATTCCCACTTATTATTTTTGTCAGTGATGACAAGATCTAGTAGCGATCGAGCAAATTCAGCACTTATGTATCCGTTGCTAACATTACCAATATAAACTCTGGTAGATTGAAGTTCGATCTGCATATCATGCCACCGAAGGGAATAGTAGGAACCAGAATCTCATTTGTCTATCCTTGTTTGAGATGGTCAAGTTGGACCGAAGCTGTGCCTCATACATACCAGCAGGTACTGCATCCAATTCACCAGCAGCGAATATGATAGTAATGTTAGGCGCTGTAGCAGCCCCCGTTATAAACGCTGTTTTTGTGAGAACGGCTATCTGCTCGGCGTTACCAATCTTAAGCTCAAAGGTGTAGCCGCTAGAAAAATCTATAATGTTTCCCGAAGTATCTCTCCAGGTCAATGCAATATCTGGATGTTCGGCACCTTTGCTATACTTAACAATCATACCAACACCTACTCCACGTATGTGTAAGAATATCCAGATTCGCCGAATCCAGAGTTACCGGACTCCGAAAAACTACCTGCGCCAGATTCATTGTTACCTACTATGACAGGGTACAGGTCTGGAATGGCAGATGGTATAGAAGCATTGTTGCCCGAGACTATAACTGTACCTACACCTGCTACAGAAGAAACCAGGGATGCTACGCTTTGCGCTATACAAGTGGCAATAGCTGGTTGAGCATTAACATTAGTCTCAGCAAGAGAAGTTACAGCGGCATTCTGACCAGCCGTTATTATGACGGCTACTACTGATGCTACAGACAGCGATGCAGACGAGCTTCCTGCTATAGCATTGGAAATAGCAGGCGATGCACCAGATGTAATAGCTAGATGTGCATTATCGACTCGAACACTTACAGCAGCAATCCCAGCGTTTGCCGTTGTAAATGTTCCAGTTTGTACAACCGGAGTAACTGCTACAGCATTGACAACACTGGCTATAGATCCAGATGAAACCGTTGTTGTTGAGTTATTAGCTACTGCACCGACAACGGCACCTTGTGCATCAGCATTCGAGGGAATAGTAGCATTTAAAACAACAGCACTAACAGATGCTGCTATAGCATTAATGGTTACCGTGGTTGCAGGAGTATTAGAAATTACGCTCGATACAGCAGATGCAATATTAATTCCAGCATTAATGTTATTGGCTGCAGATGTAACTACACCAGCCGCAGCATTAATAGTAGCTAGAGTAGATATGTTATTAGATACAACAGTAGAAGTAGCTGCACCAGAGCTAGCAGATGGTCGAGGATTAGGATTGTTAGCAACTGGTAGAGCTACGGCTGCTATTGCTCCGAATGTGACAGTTGATGATATACCATTCGATATCGCAGAGCTGGTAGCTGTTTGAGCTACTGCTAGAGCACCTGTAACAGCCGCTGGGTTGTTGCCTACAGCAAGTACAGCAGATTGTGCTGCATTAGGCTGTACATTCGCAGATGCATTAGCCGCAGCAATCGATATTGCCGCAGCAGCACTAGTAGTTGCTAGTGCGCTAATGTTGTTAGCTACACCTAGGCTGATTGCTTGAGCAGAATTTATAGAAACTATTGGTGCTACGTTATTTGCTACAGCAGAGCATGTAGCCACACCGGCATTCACAGAAACACTTGATGTAGGATTATTAGCTACGGCAGATACTACGGCCTGTGCTGCATCAACATTTGTTGATGTTGATGCAACAGCCTGAACTGTAAAAATCCTAGTTCTTGGGTATGCTGCAACACCCTGGTTGGATGGTATCGGCCAGCGAATTTTACTCATGGCACAATCCGGGGAGCCATAACTACATCCGGTATAACAGGTAGGTCAGACCTTAGACGTATAAACGCAGCAGGTCCACACTGGTTCGTACCAGTAGTAAATGCTACAGCAGGGGCGGCGGTCGCGGTACCGCTAAGCACCCGAGCATCAAAAATTTCTATGTTCCCGTCGTTACCTGTAGTAACTCCAGCCCCCGTTGTGCGTCTTGTTGTGGTATCGAAAGTAATACCAGCAGCCGTAATAGCTGGGGCAGAAAAAGTTGCCAAGTTAGTATCTGTATCAGTAGCCACCACTGCTACTACAACGTCATTAGGAGCAAGGCTAATGGAGGCTGATGCAGTTATGGCCCTATTAGCGCCGTGAGTATTATCATCCCCAGAGGCAGTTTCTGTAAGCCACAGGCCTGTGTAGGACTTGTACATTATCATTTCGCCAATACAGCCCCCCGCTGTACCGCCCTGATCAAATGTTACAGAACCTGACTCGTTGCCAATCAGGTTCCTAATATCCAGCGCAACTCTCGTCTGGTGGCTGTCAGCTATATTGGTACCTACAAGACCGCCAAGTAAATCTGTGTGACTGTCCCATCCAGCTTCTGCCGCAGTAGTTACAGCGTTATCCCAAGCTGATCTACCGGCTATCGCCATGTAATTGGTAGCAACACTGGCTGGGTAAGCAACCGATACTGTGGCAGTGCCCCCAGCAGACTTGGCTCCAAGAGTCACAAATTCAACTAGAGGGGCAGGTCTAATAGCTATGGTTGCTGTACAGAATTCTTCCGACCCACTTAGAGTAAATGCACTAGGATCTTCTGAAGCCGTAGCGTTATTTCTAGATGCCCAGCTAATGCTACATCCATCAGCAGCATCACCAGATCCTAGTGTGCCTGTATCAGTGTAGTTAGTAGGAAATCCAGTAGCAGTTACAGTACCATTGTCGTTGGCCGTAACAACGAGCCATAGAGTATCTTCAACATCCCATGTTGCCGGATTAAGTGATGCTGGATCAGCACTAGTTCCAGGAGCTGCGCCCTGAAATATAGCAGCCACAGGAGCAGTGGAAAAAGCGTCGCCAGAAATTCTATATGTTCTGTGCGCAGACGTTTGGACTACGTCAGTAACTATAGCTTGGCTGGCGCCTTCAGTCCCCGCAGCTCTTTTATAATAAACTCTAAGGCCTACATTGTCCCCACCATCAGCAGTCGGTGCTAGTGCTATCCAGTTGTCTGGTATAGTACTACTAACAATCGGCCTAGCGTCAAAGGCTATAGCAGTAATCAACAAATCATTAACACTCACACCAGCAGGCATTACCACAGTGTGAGATGTTGAGTTAGTTGTCTGGGAACTAGACGCAGAAGTAACTGTTAGTGGGAACGCCATTTCTTATTCATCCCAGACTATGTACGCCTGGCATGCTTGTCCGGTACCGTTTTCAACAATCACCCCAATCCCATTACCAGTACCGACAGTAGCCCTCAGTCCAGTATCACCAAACGTCCACACGACACCGGAGCCAGCAGCGGCGCCTAGAACGGCTCTATACCCCAAGTCATCGGCAACGGTTGGTCCTACCGAGTGCGTGTTCGCCGCGGTGCATGAGGCAGCGACTGCGTCTGGGTCGTGCTTAGCCTCTGTCAACCCAGTTCCTGGGGTGCCAGCAGTAGTTAGCCTTACCAACCTTAGGGCGACCGCTGTAGTTGTAGTATTGAAGACACCGATCTCCCGGATCTTCGGACCCACAGCAGCAGCGCTATACAAAGAAATAATAGGTAGGGTAGTCGATCCCGCAGTAGTTAGCGCTCCAGCTGAGTACCTAGCCATTAGAACTGAAACTCCATAACACCGCTGGTAGAGTTCCAAACAATAGTGAAGGTACCATCTGTAACTGAGTTGGTGCCACCAAAGTAGTTATAGCAAACACCCTGGTCGTTAGGTGATGTTGACGTATCGTCATACACTAGAGCGCCAAATACGGCAGCTAGAGTTGCAGATGATCCAGACGCGGTGTTTGCCGCTGTCCACCTAAGACGCAATGTAGTTGCAACGTTGATTGCCAAGGTGCCCATAGTCTGACCACCCTGCGGCCATTCAGCACCATCAAACACTTCGTTGCCCGTGGTTACCCACTGATCAGCGTTGTAGCAAGAGTTTGCTTGAGTTACATCAGAGCTGGGGGTTATATCGTTGTCATAAAGGGCTGCTTTAAACGTATCGGCATCAAGGTCAAGAGCCTCAGCCGGAACGCTTATGCAAGTCTGTACGAACGCTCTGAAAACCTTAGAGTTTGACCATGCCATGCTTTATTCTCCTTTAACGGCGGCGCTATGTGCGCCTACTGACACATTCCTACCTGACAGTCCCTTGGAAGGACTAACAGAGTCCCCTATAATTTGTGCAGTAGGAGCATAAACTGCGCAGTCCTGCCCATCTTCCCGAGTGGTAACAACAGACATAATAGGTGCGCCTTCACCGTCAGTCTGTACTATCTCATTGTTGATGTAATCTTCTCTCTCATTAGATTCAATTTTACATTTAATTCCAGCTGGTACAAATGGAGTTGATAGGCCTTTCATACCACGACAATTATGAAATGGTGTATGTGGTCGGGCCTCATTAGTTACATGAGTAGAGACGCAGTTAGGGCATTCCCAGCGATGTTCCGGTGTAAGAGAGATGGTCATGCTGCCACCGCAGAGAATATTGTAAGGACAGTAGATTGAATACGATCCTTGTTGGTTGCTGTTTCTCTGGCTATGACATCCATGGCATAAGTATCTGGTGTGAGAGTATCTAGCTCGTCAGCACTCCATGAGACAACAAGATTAGGCGCAACCGCGCCACCAGTTATTCCCGTGGTTTTAGTAACTATCGCTGCCTGTCCTGCCTGACCAATTCTTACTGTGAATGTCCAGCCACTGGAAAAGTTTATAACTGCACCATCTGAGTCAAGCCAAGTCACTTCCACATTTGGGTACTCGGCCCCTTCATAATACTCTATAGCCATGAGCTACTCCTGGAAAGTAACAGTATGGGACTCGGCAAATGTAGCCGTGGTCAGGGGGTCTATAAACCTAGTGGAGCTATCTGGATCTATAAATCCAGCCGCATTGATAGGATCCCTAAACGTGACCGATATGCCCGCAGCTACACTTGCATTAACAACTGTGGGTGCGAATAGAAACGCTCCAGCATCAATCTTCGATAGTAATATATCCTGCAAACTTTTCAACAGAGCCGGCGTCTGCATGGATGTTACAACTGTAATTACTCCAGGGTCAATAACAGCCGCAATGCTAGGTGCATTCATTGTAGCGATTGCAGTTATTGATGCTGGAGTAAGTACTGTAGCAGACGATAGATAATTAACAGTTAGTTTAGGTGCATCATATGTAACATTCTCAAAGCTGGCGAATTGCAATTTATCGACAGCGCTATTGTGGTCATAGATAAGAACTAGGCTGTTACCAGAAGTCCACCCAGGACGAGCTATTATTTCCTCTACAATAAGTGAAAGATCTGAGGATGTAACAACAGCCCCAAGACCACCTAGGTCATTATCAGTCCATAGCGCGGATGCATTGGTAGTGACCCTGTTGTCTAGGTTGCCATCGGTTGTTGTAAATGTTAGAGCGTTATCGACATCTTCACCGTACCAGATGCCCTCAGCATCGTTCTTACTTGTACCCTGACTTAGTACCAAATCAACCGTTGATGTAACAACATTAGCCCCCATAGGTATCTGTACGTCATTAAATCTAAGTCCTACTCGCATACCAACAATATTAGCGACTATATCTATGTTGTTTATAACAGGTGCATGTCCCGGCTCTTCATAAGCATCATCACTTATCGCAGCCGTACTTCTAATGAGTGTTATAACATTAAAGACACTAGGACTATATAGAATAGCAGCAGCATTAATTACATTAGGACTTATAGTAGCCTGATTAAGTGTGATAGTCGGTGACTGTACTGTTGCAGTTGCAGTTATAGAGGGTACAGTAAAAAGTACAGTTAGTAGATGAGTAGGCTCTTGGATCAATGCAGGTATTGTAATAACTGGCATCTGCACATTTTGGATTACGAGCTGGACCTGCACAGGGGGATTGAGTGTGGCAGGAGCGCTAATTACCGGAGGATTTATATCAAACCCTGGTTCAGGTACTGCTAAGAAATAAGAAGTACCACCATCGAGAATGTGTCGACCTGGTGTAGCAGCAGACAATGGAGCAGCCATAGTCATTACATGACCATCGGGCGCTGGAAAGTCTGGATGTATCTTGGTGTGAAGTTGTCCTCTATGTTCGCCAACACCAAAATAATTTAACCCAAATGGTGGAGCCGGTATAGTGATGTAGTGATCCCAAGGGCCTTCTGGAATTGTTGACCTATAGCAACGCTTTTCTCGTTCAAGATAATCTTGGGCTACCAAGATATAATTATTAGTTCCTAGCTTAGCTACACCAGCATCCCCGGCTATATCATTACCATTAGTGTCTTTAAGTCGAGCTAGGCTGGCTATAGAACTAATCCATGCTGTACCATTCCAGAATTGGTAGGTAGAGAACACTCCACCGACATGGGCTGTTGACATCAATGAGCCATGTGGTGTCCTAGCAACTGTCATATATGACGTTATCGTAGCTTCATCTTCAAAGTAGTTGGGAGTGAAGTTACCAAACTTAGGTACGAACTCCCGCCCATACACATAATCAAACGATGTATCTTCAACAATATCACATATATAAAAATTGCTGCCAGGGCCTACATTGAAGGTAGCTGTCTCGCTAACAGTGCCAAACCCATTGATATGCAGAATGTGCGAATCTTCAACTTGATGGTCCAGCGCACCCCCACCACCAGGGAACGTGGTGAGCCAGGCTCCTACATACAGCACTCGGCTGGGTGCGAGAGATGGCGATACAGCTAAGTTCCAATACAAGGTATTGGGATAGGTAGTCTGGTTAGGTCTAAATGCTGGAGTGAGGTTAGGACCAGCCATGGTCCTAAATCCCGCACCCAACGCATCAGCCGACCTAGTTGCACCCCACTTATCAACCTCACCGTTCTTGAATTCGTTAGTCATATGGTTGCGGTTGGGCAACGCTCCACTAATGAATTCGTTGGTAGCTAGATCGACAGCATTCGGCCCATTGATGTAATAGTCAGAGCCTACCCAGAATCTACGACCGTTATCGAAGCCAGATTGGGTTACTACGCATGTGTCGAGCGTATCTCCACCCAGGTAGTTAAGATAAAAGCTACCACTACCAGCCGGATCCTCATGATCAGACGATTGCCTAATCCACTGTACAAATCGTTCGGTCAGAAGGATTTCATTGAAGCATTGTGCATAGGGCTTACCCCACCAAGCTAGACAAAATGCATCTTTAGTACGAGGCCCAGACGGGTCCAGTAGTGACATGAAGCCATCAGCATCTGTTCCATAGTGGTCAGAAGCAACAGCAGCAATATCACCAGCATCAGGACTATTGACAGCATACACCGACCCAGGAATGGGATGTACTTCCAGCAGCTTCATTAGAGCTGCGGCGTTAATCGTACTCGGTGTAGCGAACTGAGTCATGGCTTCTTGTAAGTCACAATCTGGTCGTCGCCATCTATGCCCAACTCACAACCATCAATGAAATTTATCATAAAGTTACGAATATCTGTATTAGAAACTCTGCCCCATAGCCATCCATACTTCTCTACAGCAATATCTCCCATAGAGGAATATATATCTGACATTTCTTCAGGCGGCAGATCCTTTAGGCCAATCCACCTGCAATAGCAGCCGCCGTACTTTCTATCACGATCGTCCGTGCATATTAGATACCCAACAACCTCATCACCATCATGGGCGACAACTACCAAAGCGTCACGATCAACGAATTCTCTAATCATTGAAAATGACGGATACGTAAGATCCCACTTCTGTCGAGCTACGGCAGCAGCATTACATCTCAGCTCAACATCTAAGCTCTTCGAGAAATCGCGTACCGGTTGACACCACTGATCTAAATTAGTTGCATCAACCTCTGTATAGTTGACCGCCATTTACCACTCAAATACGCCAGAGGCGTTCCACTGCACAACGATGTTTCCGCCGTTGGGAGTCACAGGAAGACCTGTGGCAGTGCCAAATTTGCAAATAAGAATGTCCGTGGAGTCAGCACCAGCCGACTCATTGAATATCAATACCTGCTCAGCCTGGTCACCGGTCACTGACGTGAACGTCACATCATTAGCGTCAAATCGTACAGTTGCAGAGCTGGGGTTAGTAATAGCTGTACCAGTCATAACAACACCGGTCGAAGGAACGAAAGCGGCAACTACATCAGCTTTATCCTGATGTGTAACCTCACTTAGATCCACGTCCGTGTTGTCTGTGAGAACACAGGTGATCAGTAGTTCCGAGTCAAGATCGGCCAGTGTTGGACCAGAGATCAAGCTCGTAGTGGCTGATATAGCCCGAGCCTTGAACGACATAAACAACGCATTATTGGCGGTCATTGCTCTCCTTTCTTAGTTGTAATACGAGCCGTGATACCCTTTGGCGCGAATTGTTGAGCAACAGCCTGTAGATCTGTGTTATAGAATGCTCCTGGTACCTGCTCTTTAGCTGTATGCTTCTGAACAGGCTTCCTCATTCCTGGGCCAGCCACAATAGTGGGAGGATCAAGTACTTCATTTAACACAATAAATTCATGAGCTGATAAACCTGATTCCTTAGCCCTGATCAACTCACTCCATACCCCAGAGGACACAATAGAATCACCGTTTTCATCCAAGTGAATATATATGTCCTTAGGAGTACCACCAAGCTCAGGAGTTTTGGCGGGTATAGGAATTAGCAGTACAACACTGCGTGCATTAGGATGATGTATTCTTAACCCTTTAGCCATGGCTCCTGAACCTCTAGCATGTGAGCAGGCAGTCCACCCCATGTGGATAGCCAGATAGTTCCACCCTTAGCTAAATGTACCAATTCGATCTCATTAGGCTTCCAAGGAACCCTAACAACTGAGAATTCCCTTCCATCTTCCTGTAACAGGGTTACTATAGCCGTACAAGGAGTACATCCCGGAGGATCATCAGGAGCAGTAAAGACACTTAGCCTAGAAGGAAAGTCTGACCAATAAGAGACATGTTCATCAGTTATCTCTGTTACTGGAATCACTTATCGGCCTTATCATCAATATCTGATTTCAAATCAGTTATCCTACCTTGTCGGGCTCGATCATCAAGCTGGGCTGCCAATTCATCGATCTTAATTTCTGTTAATTGTAGAGCTTCGACAGCTTCAATAGATGGCTCTCTCCCAGCAGCTCTATTTAAAGCAATAACTTCCTTCATCATTGCAAGCTCTCTAGTTATTGCATCTAATTCTGATTGCATAGCAGCAGTCATGTTAGAGTTAACAAGAATGTGTATACTATCCAGCTTGTAAGTAGTCGTATTATTAACCTCTTCTAAAAGATCGGCGACCTTATTCTGGCGCCGAAAATCCTCCTCCCTTTCGATTTTGCGCTGCCGATTTTGAATTTTAGACAACACGAAGGGGGAGATAATAGAGCCGGCTACCATCGACATCACTATAATTACAAGATCCATATTTAGGACCTTTCAAGAACGCCGCGCCCTCGATTCCTCGGCACAGTCTCTATCAGGCACTGCCTCCAACAATCGATCATTAAACTCATCTATAAATTGTGCCGACTCTTCAGGATTACTACTTTGAGATGCTGCCTGGGAAAGGAGTAATTGAAATACACCGCGAAGACGAACTCTGTCTTCTTGGTTATTATTACATCCAGTTACCAGTACAGTCTCAAGGTTATTAGCTAAAGCTTCTCTAGAATCCTTGGCATTATCCCAAACATAAACACTCAAAAGAAGCATAGCACCAACAAGCACGCCAAGAATAGTGGTAGAAACTTTACCAGCCTTAGAGCGATCTAATCTCTTAAGTTCCTCTAGAATCTTGTCTAGGGATTCCTTAGTGCTGTCAATGGTTTCACGTAACTCAGTCATCTCTTGTTCAGTTGCCATTACCCGCACTCGCCTTCATTTGTTTCTCCGCTAGGTCTAGGGATTTACGGAGATCGTTTATAGCCACTTTTAGCCGCTGTCTAACTTGTTCAGTTTCATCGACTTCCCTTTTACGCTCCTCTTTAGAGCGTTCCCAAGGCCATCTCATGGCAGCCTATCCCAACGCCGCTTGATCTCTCTAAGTACCTCATAGACATCAATCATGAGAGCGTGATTTTGCTCGTCAAACGTTTTACGTTGTTGTATGATTTCTGAAGATCGTTTGATCAAAGGTACTAGTTCAACAAGCGTAACAATCATGTCTGACCGTTGGGCGGCTAACTCATCTCGTTCTTTTATGAGCCGCTTAAAGAAGAATATAACAACCCAGCCTAAAATTAGTACAGCTAGGCCTAAAATTCCTCTTTCCAGCAACATTGATTCTGGAGAAGCTGCCTGGGCAAAGTTACATATATACGCAAACATCAACCTCCCCCACTTTGATCCATTCCCGAATTAGACCTGCCAGCACTCTTACCTTGCTGCATTCCGCCTGCCGCTGGAGCCTGCCGAGGGGGGCCTACGCGGGCTTGTGTGGGCTGCGCAGTGCCTCCGGCTGGCCCACCCCCACCTGCTGCTTGCTTGGCAGGCTGGGGCCTGTAGGTGGACGGGTTGTGCTTGGGAGCGTCCATGAGATCGCGGAACCACTCCTCTAGATCATCGTCTACACGAATGATTCCAGCACCTACAGCATTACGCAGAGCAAAGGATACAGTCCTAGCTTCCTTAGTATCTCCAAGTCTACGAATCTTAAGTTCTGGGTAATCCTCGATTCCCCAGTTAGGCTGTACAATTTGCGGTATAACAAATTTGTTGAAAACAGAGCGTACCATATCCGCAAGATGTCTAGTTGACTTGTAGAACAGCGTCATAACATCAGTATCACTACCAGTCACATTTTCGTACAGTGCTTGTGCCATAACATTATGCCAAATCATCTTCTGATGATGTTGGGCAGATTCCATTGGGGATACAGGTTGACCTTCTAGCTTGGCGAACATAACTTCCCAATAAGGAGGCAGTACTACGTGCGCCTTTTCATTGGTACGTAAGTTCTCTCCAAGTTCCTGCGCCAAATTACGGTCATTAACCGTAAATCCGGGTGGTAGCTTTATAACAGGAATACCAATACCATGGCGCTCTTTTTGAATCGCATCAATCTTAAAGAAGTTCTCAGCGAAGTACCAGTGCTTGTAAGCAGAGCGAAGTACAGATATACCCCGCATGTCCCCAGCTTCACTATCATAGCTAAAGATAGCTAGTTTATCAATGGGAACACGCACATGATCCAAAGCCCCAGGAGAATTGTAAAAGTCAACAGCAGCTGGGCCACCATTGGCGTCATAAATCCAATCAACTACATCCATGGGATGTCGAGGAGCCATCTTCTTTAGGTAGACTCTACTCTTCCTACCAAACTGACGCTCATCCCAGACCTTCTCGAACATATAAAATCCGAAGTCCAGCATGAGAAGAGCTTCCGAAATAACTTGGTTAAACGGATAGCTCATGTATTGCGTAAAATTACGATGAACGAAAGTAGCTATCTCTCTGCTTCTAGGCTTGTCATCGTAAGGTTGCAAATACCACGTAGCACCCAGAATAGGTGTCTTAAGAGTCTTTAGCGCGCTTCTAGTCGCTGCATCAGAACGACGCATGCGATCGTACTTTTGTAAGCCCGCTAGATCTCTAAGCTCGGGATTGTACTCTTCACGTAGGTACTTAGTATACGAAGAAGATGTCCTACCCAGCTCAATACGCATCTGATGATCAGTTGCATCTGGGTCAGCTAGCTTTTGTAGTAGAGAGTACTCCTGCCTCTCCAAAAGCTGAATAGCGGGAAGGTTACTCTCATGTGTACTAGCCCTATTAGTCCTAACCTTATTTAGCTCGCGCTCCACGAACTCCTTATCAAACTTAGGAGCACTAACAGTAGGCTTTTGATGCAGTACATGCGAGGGAGCCTCTACCACAACGATAGAGCTACCGTTAACATCGACGAGATCGATGCTCTTTGAATCGATAAGCCGATCCAGGTCTACAAGTTGAGGTCGAACCTCATGGCCCTCAGAATTAACAATCTTTGGGCCGACCCCTACCGTAGGTACGGAACTTGCCGTATCCCTGGAATGGCCCCTAAATCTGTCTAGCAGACCCATCCAGGGACATCCATCTCTCTAGGGGCTAACGTTTTAGATCCTGCGGTACTCGTATTTGCCTGTCTCACCCACGGATGTAGCGGGGCCAGCAACTATTGCTCGTCCCGGCCAGCCTCGGGCTGCACCAATAGAAGGCATGTTAGGAATACGCAGAACCACTGTGGCAGTGCTTATCGCGCCAGAAGGCTTAGCGCCAGAAGCTGTAATAGCTCCAGTATCGCTGGCCACAGTTGTGCTCACACCTGTGTCAACCGTCATAATGAACGCCTCAGTACCACTGGTGCGTCCGTAAACGTTATATAGGTTGACTCCTGCTACAGTAGCGAGAGTAAGAGTGACCCTGTTAGTAGAGCCGGCACCAGTAGTGATTGTAGCCGCAGCAGATGGCAGCGACTCAAGAGCATTAAGAACCGAGGTCACCACATAACTAAGGGCTGTGGTACCCAATATCGATCCACCAGCAGTAGTGGTTGTGATCGCAGGGGCAGCGGGAGCAGCCGGACGAGTCGTGGCAAAAGAATCAACGTATGCTCCATAGGTCCTTCCAGACCCATCAGCAGCGTTGTATACTACTGTAGGCTTACGAGCAGCCTCAGCAGCAGTCAGTGAAAATAGCGGCACGCTAAATCCTCCAGAAACGGCCTAAAAATCCATAGAATCGGATTAGACTAAAAGTTTAGGTCGCCAGCCCTAAAGATGGTGTTTGAACCACGAGAAGCGCCAGTTAGCGCAGGCATAGTATCCTGCAAATGATGCTGCGCACCTAGTTTGTACATGTGCATAAGACCGTATCTAATAGCATCAAGTGCATGATTATCGTAGTTCTGTGCTTCATCCCTAGGATTAGATCTATTACGTGCGTTACGTGGTGCTTCTTTAGCTTTATAGTTGTTGAACTCGCGAATAACATTCATACATGAATGATCAACAAAGAATTTAGGTACCATGACTGGTGTCCCAAACTCATCATGTTGACCAGTCTCATACTCTTTTAAGAAGGACTTTACAAGCTCAATACCCTCGCGCCAATTCGTCTTAGCAGCCGGATCGGCCCAGCAAGTAGTATAATGCTGCGTAACATACATCGCCGCCTCGGGATCAGCAGCATCCCCAAAAGACATGTCGATTTTGTATCCGGGTGGTTGTTCCCGACTAGAAATCTCTTGTATATGTTGTTCTAACGTTTTGTAACCACCGTAATGCTCGCGCCAGATGTAGATGTTATCCCATGCATCGATCTGCATCTCGATGCACGCGAGAGGGTTGCTGAATCCCCAGTCCCAGACCATGATGTTGGTCCACTCTGGGTTGTATTCAAGCTTCTTTACGTGGGTAGATTCTTGGAATTCGCCAAAGATACGGCCTACGAAAGCCGTAAAGTCGGCACCGATTTCCTGATCAAACCACTCTGGTGATGTGGTTCTCTCAATGGCTATGATTTCTGAATCTTCTCTACCACCTGGGTAAAGAATCCTGTTCTCCCATGAGGGGAATCTCCACGAGTCGTAATCAGCAAAGTCAGGATCTCTCCCGTATTGCCACAACTTATGGAAGAAGTTCATCCCCTCCGGAGTGCTACAGAACGATGCCCAGCCCCTATAGTCAGATAGAGCTGGTCGTATGTATCGTTCCCACGTATCCTCAGCGTGCTTGGCCGCCTCAGCCATAATCACGCCATGAAGGCCTTCACCAACAAGACTTTCAGGGTGTGAAGCAGACCTAACTTCTAGGCGCGTTCTCCAAGGGAACTCAATGTACATGTCCCCCTGCTTGACGTTGTACGCCCTCTTGACCTGCTTGTTCAATCCGAGTTTCTGCCCAATAATCAAATCGTCCCATATAACACGGAACTCTTTTTCGCCTAACGAGTACTGAGGCCCAACGATCCAGTAGCGCCGATTAGGCATAAACAACTCAGGCTCCATATCCCTGGCAGCCATAGTTGTTTTGCCAAATCGCCTCCCACAGGAGGCGATGCGGAATCTAGCTTTTGATTGGTGATAAAGCCACTGCCTCTTGTGAGGCTCATACCCTATCTCCGCAAAAAGCTTCTCTTTATCGATGTAGGTATCAGTAACAGGCATAGGCCATCAAGTGGGCCGAGCCGAATTTCTAAACCTTGGCTCATGGCCGGACATGGGACACCGAATGAGCTTCTGACCTGTAGCACTAGTCACTATGCGCTCATCTAGCACCTGCTTACCAGCAGTGTCCTCTACCAACTCATGGTAACTGTTGCAAGCGAAGCAGTTAATCTTGTTCTTGGTCATCAGTGTCCTTAGCAATCTTGCTTGTTGGTTGAGAGAAATAAGACTCAACCAAGACAGAGGAAGCCGGCTTACGACGCAAAACCGTATTTCTACCGGTACCTTTAAAATCCCGCATGTCAGTCCATACCGTCATCGTCACCGTCTTCGTAGAATTCTTCTAGCTCTGCTATGGCACCTAAACTAGAAATACTTTCAAGCGCTTCCATCATGCCGGCAACATCACCAGCATCACGAGCAGCCAGGTATTTCTGTCTTAGTTGCTCATAATGAGCCATCCAGCGACTTTTCTTCCGCTTCTTCTTACCCGCCACGATTTGGCCAACCAGTGAGTGAGATGGGGAGCGCGAAATGAAGCGCTAGTAAACCTAGCGCTAAGGGCAAATATTTAATATCCCCTGTGTCATGTATGACACCAAGGGACATGAGAAAGAACACTACTGCTGATGCTAGAGCAAACATTACTTACTCCAGTCGTTACTTAAACTCCCAGTCGACGTAACTGGTAGTAATAAGAGCGGTGTTACCAGTGCTTCGATCGGCGGGTGATAAATCTCCACACTGGTAGCACCGCGCGGATACAACATTACTTACAGAGAAGTGCTCGCACCTAAGCGTCATAGACTGAATGCTCATCCCGGCCTCCACTTATCAAGGTCCGACCTAGCTTCTCCAGGATTGGGACCATCGACAGCTTGACCTGGCATATCAGCACCAGAGCGCCTATCTACAGACGTATACGTCTCTCCATGGTGACCAACTCGTAAGTCTGCTGTATCGTCATCTATTCTTGCTGTAATAACAGCAGGTCTCCACCTGACTACACCACCAATTTCAACTTTGTGGTGTACAGTCCGGTTAACCTTAGCAGGATAAACATTCGGCATCAGCAGGTCACTTACTTTTCGATGCTGTTAGCGACCTTGCCAAGGAAATCGTATAGTGGATCAGCCTCGGCCTCACGGTGACGGCCAGTAGATGGGCTAGTGCTACCGAACGCACGATCAAGAATGTACTTAGCCGCAGCATATCGCAGCTTGTCATCCTCGCTCATGTGAACAATCTGCACCATCGCCTCTACGGCGTCAGTTAGTGCTTCATCAAGGCGTCTCTTAGCAAAGTCAACAGGTGACTCTGCAAACATCTTTTGTTCATCAAGCTCGCCATGAGCAGCGTTCATCATCTGCTCTTCGAGCTGACGTTCTTGCTCGCGCCGCTTGCTTGAGTCCATGGGCTTATTATGCCCTAAAATACCTGCTTGTTGCAAGCTCTCTAGCCAAATTTCTTTTACCGGCGCAATAGTTGTGTAAAGCGTACAGAGGTCGACTGATCCTAAAAAGTAACTACGAACGTGTGTTCGGAGGCCAAGACGCGAAAAAGGCCCCTTCCGTGAGGAAGGGGCCTCTGTTCGTAGGCTTTGTTAAGCGTTCAGCCTAGCGTGCTCACCATCAACGAACATCTTGTACGCTACATTCTTAATTTGCACTACTTGGCTGGGATCTTCGGTGTCTCTAACCAAGGTGTAGTCACCAATTACCTGTGCCTCTGGACAGTTGCCCTGAGGTTCACTGTAGGTAATTTTGGGGGCACTATCATTCCAAGAATGAGCTGTTCTAGACATAACTCTTTCACGGTGCTAGACAAACCCGAGAATTTCGGGACGGTAGAGTATAGCACGTTGGAGGTTTGGGCTTCGTGTCAAAAGATGGTGACATATAGCACGTTTGATGGCGTCTCACGGTGCTGGATACCGAGTCAGGCTTGGCCATTAATAGTTGCTAGCGTTTTTCCGCTGGGTAACGTGTGGGATTAGGCTAGCGTTTGCCAATTGGATATAGTCATCATACGTGGCTAGCGTGTTTTCACTGGAAAGCGTATGGGATTAGGCTAGCGTTTGCCAGTTGGAAATCGTGTGCGGTATGGCGTAACATATCTGGATATCGTTCGGGGTATGGCCGACATAGTGTGTGGATGAGAACCTTGGCTGAAGATTACAATTCACCATACGGCACGTCCAATACCTAGGAAAACAGAATTGCAACCGACCCATCTGGGGTAAGCCCCCATCCACACACATCTTTTGTATATGGCCGGTACACCCTGTGAATCCCACGTCAGACGTGTATGCGGTTAACTCCGCAAGTGTGCCGACCATATACGACCTACTACGGCTTTAGAATGTTGCGCCAGAGATCAGCGTCTAGATCGCCGAGGCGATCAACATCGTTCGCCCGCATCACCTGAGCCAGCTTCTCGTGCCGCTGAGCGTCTTCCAGGATCGAACCAGCTCGACCACGCTGCCACTTGGCGCGCTGCTCATGATCCTCTGGGCTTGAGTCCTCGTAAGTAACCCATCGGCCATTCGGCAGATTGAACTTGCGACGAATAAGCTGCTTTTGAGCCTCAGCCCAGTCAACCGGCTCATCGTCAAGGTCAATAATCTGACCGGAAACCATGTCGATCCTACGGATCACAAGAGGAGTATCAAGGAAAACCTTGTTCTCTAGCGCTCTTGTATGGTTCCTATAGATCCTCTTAGCCTTGTCCATAATGAGTGGACGGACCAGGCCGAACAGCTTATCAACTAGGCCCTGATCAGTGATCGGACCGAAAGCTAGCTCGAAATCAACGATAACCTGGTCGGTAGCCTTCTCTGCATCAAGACCCTCAGCTACGATTTTCTGGTAGAGGATCTTTTGTACAGATTCATGGACAGTTGCTGTATCCTTTACGGACTCCTGATTCATTATTGCCCTTCCTTATTTGTCCTTCTTGGTATCGCGTTATATGCGATGGGCATCGTTAGGCGCAACAGTCGAGGGCATCGTGGTGACAAAGGCCTAAAATGGTTTAACGTGAGGCTTGTGGGTATCGGTGCATGCTTGGTTAAGCGATGGTTCCATGGTTATCGTGTAGTACATTGGCTAAGCGTAGTTCGGCATGGGAATCGTGACTTCTACGGCTAAAGCGTTTCTCCCATGGGAATCGTTTCTTGTTTGGCTAAGCGGCTGATGCATGGGTATCGTTGCTTGTGCTGGCTTAGAGAGCGGACGAAGGGACTCGAACCCTCAACACCCTGCTTGGAAGGCAGGCACTCTACCAATTGAGTTACGTCCGCAAGATTACACTACAGGTTCAGAGAACCATAAATTGTTCTTCTCAAAGAATCCACTGCCCATACCCATGTAGGTATGCGGCCCAAAAATCTCCATCAGATTCCAGATATGGAATCTTTGGTATCCTTCTGGTCCCTTCTCAATAAGTAGTCGGTACTTTGCTGAGTCAAGTCCTAACGAAGAATGGTAGGCGTCATAAATTTCCCATCCAGCCCCTGTCAATTGTACCCACACGTAGTTGTTGAGATTGATTGGTGTCATAGTTTGTAGCCATCATAACGATGGTCTTCGATCTCTGGCAATTCCAGGATCAAATCACCCTCATCATCTATGTAAGCCTTCACCACGTCATGATAAACACCATAACGATCATCCTCGATTGGCTGATATACATAGACATCGAAGTTGTTGTTATTGTCGGCATGTACGTATAACATCCTCTTAAGATCAGTTATTTTCAAAAGTCGTCCTCCGCCGGAGTTGTGTACTGTTCTAATACCTCTAATGTACCAGTGAAGAATTCAACGTTACCCAGATCATCGCGGGCAACAACCCAGTCGGCGCCTATAGCTTCTATTCTCTTATCCCTGTAACTATCACGACCAAAGTAACTACCACAATAGCCATACAATAGTGTTCCTACTCTTAGTGTCATGGCCTCGTGGTCACGTGCCAGACAACTGTTATTAGTGCCCCAACCCCAAAGGTTGTCATGGCTACTCCGGTAATTGGGTACGTTCTAGTGATTACCATCAATGTTCCAATAACAGCGACAATGTCTCCTATCAGAATCGCACCTGTAATAACTTTTGTTTCCATAGTAAACGGCCAGGACTGGACTCCACCCGCTTAACGAGGCAAGTGAAATCCACTAGTTGGGTAGAACTAGGCGATCCACTACCGCAACCCCTACCCGAGTCCGATAGCTTCCCGCATCCTGACCAAACTTAGTCAGCTAGTTCTTCTCTAAGCTTGTTTACCTTCTCAGCTAGCTTAGAAAGTCTGCGCCTAAAGTCAGAATTTTCTTCTTCGAGCGAATATGCTAGCTTGTAGTAACTTATGATATCATCAAATATATCGATCTGGTCTTCGGTAAATCATACTCTGATCGACTTGGTCATTGTGCCCACGAGAGGAGTCGAACCTCCAACCTCCAGGACCTAAACCTGGCGCCTCTGCCAATTGGGCTACGTGGGCTAACTCTTATAAACTACCCAGTGGAACTATCATTGTCAAGCGAGATGGGCTTGGGCTTCGGTGGTCATGGGGCCTGACAGAGAACCCTTCACACGTGACGAGCGCGGGGATCGTTTCTACTATGGCGTGTGGGTTCTGGGTATCGCGACATACATTTGGCCACTTAATAGCGTGCGTTATTTGGGTATCGCGAACGGTATGGCTAAATAAGCGCGTGGGAAAATTTTGGGTATCGGGCGTTGATTGGCGCGAACAAGTTTTGGTTGGGAGGTAGATCATCGTGATGATCTACCTCCCGGATTCTAGGCGACGTGATGTTGGATTATCGTCATCATATGCTTTGGCCTAGATTGTTCGACGTGTTCCTCTTGGATATCGACCGAAGTATGGTCGAGTCGGTTATGGGCATCGTTGATCTAATTGGACCTAACCGTTTCACCTCTGGGTATCGTATGCCAAGTTGGGTTAGATAGTCCTCTCGGACAACTCCCAAAGGTTGAGAAGAATTTCCTTGCCTACTACCCGCAGAGCCGCATTGTGCTTGCGCCCATCAGGCCACGGCTTACCGGTATCCTTGTCGACTCTATCCTCGTACTTTGCTCGATATGCATCGTACACATCTCGATAGGGTGACCTAACTCGCCCATTACCACCCGGCAACTTCATGCAAGACTCAGCCAGGAGATGCACCAACATCTTAGCCTTGCGATTACCCATCGCATAGACTTCCTTGTCGGTCATACCCTTCTTAGCCTTACGCTCTGGATCACCATGACCACAGTATGCCCAAAGCTTAGCAACGTTACGTCGGTAAGGCGGATCACTAATCAGCTTACGCGTCTCGCCTGATCCCTCCCAATGACTGGGAAAAGCCCAGTTCGGATGACCAATTTCACCTAGCAAGCGAGCCATAAGCACAGGCCCTAGTCCAGCTGTATTCTTTACCCACTCAAAGATATCCGGGAACTCTTCCTTGAAGTTTGCGACAAGAGCCTTAGACAACAGCGTCTCTGTATTCTTAGCGCTGTTTTTAATGTCCTTGATCGTCTCAATGTCAGTAACACCGGAGAAGGCCCTATTACCAACCTTGATCCGATGCTTCTGAGCGTCCCAGTAACTACGGGCATAAATCCTCAGCCCAGTAAGCTTTTCATGAGCCTCTTCGGGGGGCATCCTATGACTAGGAACTTCATCTTCACCAATTTCCTGAGGGTCCATAATTGTGCCCCCAGTACTCGGCTGCATATCCATGCTAGTGTGTGTCCTTTTGTTGTGTGTAACTATGCGTATCTACTATGGGAATCGTGCGGCTGCCGGCATGAATATCTTAGCGAGAATTCTATGGGCATCGTGACGGACTTAGCTAAGTGCGTATCTACTATGGGAATCGTGCGTGCTTTGGGTACCGTGACTTCCCGGGCTGGCGTATTAAAGCTGGGCAACGAGCCTGATTTGGCCAGAATATTATTGCGTATTCGGCATGGATTACGTTGGCCCTATGGCAAGCAACTATATGGCGTGAAGGATCATGGAAATCGGGCTTTTCATGGCCAATTAACTAGCGTTGCGTTGTTGTACGCAGTATAGGGTGTGGCTAGCGTCTGTTCTATGGGTTTCGTAATCATTCTGGCTAGCACGGAGGTACAACCTCGCGAATGCGATCTGGATATCGTGGTCTGCCAGGCGAGAAGGACACGGAAATCGTTAGCTCTACGGCCTAGTTACGCAGCGCAATTGGATATCGTCTGTTGTTTGGTACGTTCAGGCCATGGGAATCGATGGTAGATTGGTACGTTACTGGCTTGGGAATCGATGGTAGATTGGTACCTAACGTGGGCCGGACAGGGATCGAACCTGCCATGTCCGAAGACGCCGGATCTACAGTCCGGTGCTACCACCATTGGAGCATCCGACCCTTATATTGAGTGGTTGATGGGCTATCTCGTCCACCACTCACGGACACATCACATGGCCCACCTTCACGAGTCGCGAGTATCGCACTTATCGCGACCACGTACCAATGCGTTGCCGGTGTGGGAGCCGGGGCTACGGTGCGAGGTACGGATCTTGTAGGTGCGTTGACCTTGTGTGCATAGCGCTCTTGTCGGCACGACTACATGATGGATATCGTGTGTTCCACGGTGCGCTTCTAGTTAGCGTGACTACCTTGGATGTCGTGATCTAACTTGGCTAGGCGTTCCTGGTATGGGCATCGTGGAAAGAATGGCCAAAGCGTTTGCCTCATGGGTATCGTCCGCAGCGGGGCTATGGCCTAACTTAATGCGAGTCATGTTCGGATGTCGTCATCACTTTGGCATATCTTAGCGAGGGCTCATTGGTATACGTTGAAACACTGGCTAAGTGTATTCACTCCGGGTATCGTGGTATGGTTGGCGTGACTACCTAGGGTATCGTGGTATGGTTGGCGACATCTAACTTAGCATGACTCACCAATGGAAATCGAGTCATTTCCCTGACTCTAAATGAGGTACCAGAGAGCGGGCTGCATTACAGACGTACCACAAATATCTGAACGCATCTGTAATGGTTGTAGCGCCCTTATGCCGGTAGTGCATTTGCTCACTGCCGACGTTGCTCTCTGTCGCTCACCCACTAAACCGACATCACGTCTCTAGCTACAACTCTGCGTCGGCACGAGTATTATGCGAGACTCTGTTGGGGAAACCGTAAGGGTTTTGGCAAAGCTAATGCATTGGAGTCATGGAATTCAATTACACAATGGCACGACAGAATATTGGGGATCGTAAGCGGCTCGGTACCGTAGAAGTATTGGTTAAGCGTTGACCCTATGGGCACCGTGGGGATGAGTGGCTTACTAGCGTCAGGGTGTATGGATATCGTGGTAGACATGGCTAGACGTCTCTACCATGTATATAGAGAGTTGTGTGGTCTAAGCCAGAGCACCGGGTGGGATTCGAACCCACGGTAAACTTGCTTTGCAGGCAAGTGCTTTAGGCCACTCAGCCACCAGTGCAATATACGTAGGAATTCTGGATAACGTCGTGCTCTCGGTACGTGGTAGGCACTGGGCATCGTGACGACTATGGTAATAAAGCGAGGGGTGATTGGGAATCGTTCAGGATACTGGCAATGCTGTGGCGTTATCTAATTTTGGGAATCGTAAAGGACACGGCCAGTTCTATAAATACTATTAAACCCTCGGCGTTGGTGTTCTGGGATACGGGGGAACAATGGCCAAGTTACGCGTATGCCTCATGGGTATCGTCCGTGGGATGGCGTTACTGTCTTGTGCGTGTTACCAACGGATATCGTGAGTTCCCTGGCACGTGTTAAAATCGGTAACCGTGACCTCTTTGGTGCGTGTCACTAAGAGGGAATGTGTAGTCATTGGCACATAGCGTGGTTGTTCTGGGCATCGAGTAGGTCTTGGCTAAGCGAAGCACCTTCGGGTACCGTTATCTCGATGGCTTAGCGTTTCGCCCATGGGAATCGCGTCTTCTATGGCTACTACATTAGCGTGCGTCGTATGGAATACGTATTAACAATGGCTAAGCGTAGGACCTTTTGGCGCCGTAATCTCGATGGCTCAGCGTTGGTCTTATGGGTTACGATCTAAGCTTGGCTAAAAGCGTTGGTCTTACTGGGCTACGTACCTGCAATGGCGATTCGAAGCTTACAGCGGTCAAACCTATGAAGTTGTCAAGCAGCCTGAAAAGACTTAACACCCCACCCAAATTGTGAGACGAAGTCTCTCCGGAGGAGCGGAGGAGCGTGCCCCAGCCCCAGCGTCCCGCGCCTCTTATATAGGGGCCTCAGCGGCCCCCAGCGAGCACAGGCAGTATGATACCTGGGCAAGCCTGGGGTCGCAACCGCTTTCGGAGACACAGGCGGTTGCAAACTTAAAGTCTAACACCCCACATCCCGTCGATAACCCCATCACTAAGTGAGGCGAATTATGGATGTTGGCGAGTCGAAGGATATTCCTATTGACACTCGCGAGGTACGTGCTGTCAAAATCACCCTCGATATAGAACTCGATAACGGTGGCTTTATCCGTCAAATCTACATGGGTAACTGGCTGCCAATCCGCACTACTATCAGACGAGTCGCAACTCGCAAGGGTGTTCCAGGCCGAATGGAAATCACTATCCCTCGCATGCCTACCATCGAGCAGTCCCATCCAGGCCGCAACTCCAAAACCGAAACGATTGCCGTAAACCCTGATCTACTATGACCGCCGCCATAGCTATGTCTTCAGTTGCAAGTTTTGTTCTCGTCATCATATACGCTGGCTCATTCTTTATGACAGCCATCGCGTTAGTCGATGTCATCAATAATTTCCGCCGCAGTGGAAAAACAAGACGTCGCAGACTTCTAGAAATGCATTCCTATTTCCTCTACGGCTTCGCAACATCCTACTTCGTAGACATATCTATCCCCACCCTAAAAGATCATTATGACGATCCATTCAGCGCCTCTCTAGCCCACAACTTTAAGTTCGGGCCATGCCATTCCCTACTTCCCCAAGTCGAATCACCTTTCGTCTGGAGCTGGGACCCGAAAATTAACTATTACACTCTCGGCGACTCCAAAAGCACCATCCTTGTAGCCCTATCACATTCAGTTATCCGGGCCACTCCCACTATTGATGTAACTGACCACGTTAAAAAAGCTATCAAGACATATCATGCGGACCCTCCCCACTAACATCCACGACCCATTTAGTCAGGCTATCACTGACTATCTAATCGCTTGCAGGTACTACAAGCTACCCACCGTAAACGGTAACTACGGATGGGCATTTGAGGCAGACAAATACGTACTGTATCACAGATCCTTCGGCTTGGAGGTTGGCACTATCTATTTCCAAGCACTAGATACTCTATCCGATGATGCCCTAGCTTATCATCTCGACCGAATTACGAGGTTGTGGAAAGTGTCATGGCGTCCATAACCGAAGATCCTTTTTCTATTACCATCCGACACATCCTCTTCGGCAGATTCAAAACTGATCTCCTTCCCCAACTAACAAACGATTTCTATTGGACATTCAATCCGTCATACGATATCTACTATTTACACGACAAGGTCATGAAGGGAATAATCCTCTCCATAGATGCATACGACCTAGCACAAATGGGTGCAGACGAAACCATAGACCACGTCACCATTGCAATCCAACGGTACAAAGCCAGTATATGGATACGTCATGTTCGAAGACCCTTTTACCCTTCAACTTAAGCATATACTCTTCGACAAGTACAAGTACGACAAACTTCCCAAATTACCCCCAGACTATTACTGGGGATTCAGCGCAGTATATTACACATACTACCTAAACGATAGTCGGCCCAGCCTTGGCGCAATTATTTGTACCGTTGACCTTCGAGCTATCGAATGCATGACAGAACATAATCTCACTAACCAGGTCAAGTGTGCCATTAACCATTACGAGTCTATAAGAGACGGTACTCTGGGTATAGAATGGGCTCCTTAAAACGTGGTAGAAGGATAACCTTAGAACAACACCGTGACGTTATCAATAACGTCTACAAAAACTTGGGGGAACCTGTACGCGAAGACCCACTAAGTGGCTTAATCCGACATGCCATAGAGCAGGGATATAACCCAGACAAACTTCCCAGATTACCCAATGGCTTCATGTGGGAATTCACCCCTGACACTCAGTCCTATCAACTTTACTCCATCAAACGCGAACTAGTCGTAACCCTCGCTATGGAATGGATTGCCTGGTTCAGCCTAGCTGCAATTGCAAACCATTACAGATCAACGCGTAGGTGACTTTCTTCAAAAGGCAGAAATCGACAGGCGGTTCGTCTAGTGGATCCATTCAGCGCTACTCTAACCCAGCAATTAAAATACGGCCCCAAATACTTCGAACTGCCCAAAGTCGATCTCCCACTAGTGTGGAAGTATCACTTCGGAACAAAGTGCTACATATTAATTGATACAAGTACCTCTCTAACAGTCACGTTCATAACGATCGATGACTTAGAACACTCAGATCCCGACTACATAGGTCAATACATATCCATATGTATCGCTAAATACTGGGCGCCTGTATAATGCAAAGACTTCCCTCTCCTCACGACGTGTACCCCGACCCTTTCAGCATCGCTATTGCTGACTACGTTCGGCTAGGACCCAGCGTCAAGTACCTTCCAGCTGTCGAATATCCATACGTCTGGTCCTATAACTACCCCACAAATTTATACAGTCTTATTGAGATATATACAAACAAAATAATCTGCGTCATAGACCCTGATTCACTAAGAATCGAGCCACTAGAATACATTGTTGCCCGAATAGCTAACTACATTCTTATGCATCAAGACCTGAATTTTCCATGGCGGAGTCATACACCATGATGTATGTACACAACGGCAAAGCCATAGACCCTGATGCCCGCCACTACGACCCCTTCAGTAAAATCCTAGCTAAGCATTACATTGAAGATCATAGACACCATTTTACACCTACAGTGTACATGCCCTACAATTGGGTGTGGCGCAAACAAACGCTAACTTACTACCTCTGCTATCACTCCATACCCTTCACAACCTTCAAAGGCGAAGTCTTGTGGTCAGTGCCACTTCATGAAGCGCAAAGACTAGTCGATGACGTCGTCACAGCTCATTGGAAGGAACATCAACCGTGGGCATCCCCGCCTCTGAGTCTTCCTACCCCCTAAAATGCGGAGATACCACCTTCACAGGGCGTCCGCACATTCTCATCGTCCATAACCCAGGCGAACCCTACAAACTGCACAGTACCCACGAATGGGACGACTGGGACATCATCCACTATCACGATTGCCCCCGCTCCCTTGATTCTTCATCATGGGAATATCCCATCTGGGATTACACCTGTTGGATCGGCCAAGAAATCAGAGAAAACGGTCTGCGCTGGATGTTCAAGTACGCCGGCACACCCATCGACAAAAAAGGCCGCTACCTCTTTGATTTCTACACCCAAATCATCCGAGGCTACGAGTGGACCGAATATGATGCCGGTGTCGCACTAGTCAATGGCCAAATCGATCTAAGCCTACTCAAGCACCCCGAGTACACTAGCGAATACGACGAAGAGGGCATCTTGCCGCTAGACGGCATCCTAGAAGAAAAGTACAGACGTGGTGGGTAACCCAGATCACAAGCCCAACCATTTTGCCGGCCATCTCTCCTTTTTCATGGCAGCACTCTGCACCTTCGTCGCCTACAAAAATTTTGTCAGTGACGCCAATGTTCTCGATTGGACAATTGGCGTCAGCTACATCGGCTTCGCGTTTTTCTTCCTATCATGTTGGCTCACAGCAGTCATCGGCACCAGCCTTGTTTTCTCAAATCTAGTGCACTACTTAGGCATGTTCATGGTAATCGTCTCAGCAATTAACATCTTGTTCTTTTCAGGCACTTAATTGGGGTATTTTCACCATAAAACCACCTAAAATGGCTATAATCCATACTTAAATTGGGTTAATAGACCTTATTTAACCACAATATTACATCCATATTTAGTCTTTCAGTACATCGCCACGCAATATTCGTACTCAATAACACAGGGGTCCTGTGAAATTCATATACAAAGAGTTCGGTGCTCGCAGAGGCTCAGTAGGCATCGAATCAATCGACTTCCTAAAGCCCGTACAAGGTGCTAGACTGCTACGAGTCGAGATGGTGGATGCGAACAGCGCCGACTACCCCTTCCGTTTCATGACAATCTGGATTGTTGGGGAATAATGCTCGACCCATTAAAGTTGTGGCGCGAGTTCCTCTCTAGCCACACCTGCTCATGGGGCACAAGCATCCAAACTACTACCGCTAACAAGCAGCGCATTCTAAGCTCCCCTAGCACAGGAGGCCGAAGATGACACCCGCACAAGCCTACTGGTTAGTAGCCAAAACAGTGAACGGGGTGTTCATCAACGACGTCAAGACTTACGTGCACTCAAACGGCCAATACCCCTGGCTCTGCGAAAAAAGCATCCCCGTCATCAACGTCTCCAAGTTAGAAATGCATGACCTTTCTATCGAAGATTAACTCTGCCCTACAAAAAATCAACAGTTTTCTAACAAAAATCAACAAAAAACTGCGCATCAGCCTTTTCGATGTCGTTCAAATCAACATAATCGCCGTGCTAATCGCCCTATTCGCTGTGCATATGTCCAGGGAACAGCCCAGTTACATCCTAAGTGGGGTTATAGGGGCACAGGCGATCATACAAATCATCGAAGTCACCACCCGCAAATTGAAAATCAGAGATGAGATAGTACCCACCAAGCGCAAACCAAAGGCGAACCGCGACCAACCAAGACGGAATCCAACTACCTGACGATATCTACGAAAAAGTCGAATGGGGCATTGACCCCTCTTAAAATAGTTCGCGCACGCAAACCACAGGGGGCCAACCACAGATGAAATGCCACCATTGCCACGAAACAACTGACCTAGAATACGAACTTGACGAAACACTACGCGCCATCATCCTAAATTCTGGTGAAAACCTCGTTAAGATGGACCCCGATGAGTACCTTTGCATCCACTGCCTAGATTGGCGAGCACGTTACGTGGGCCTTAAGCTCCATTGGCGAGCTGACCCCTGGCTTAGCCTAAGCGAGTCCCAAGTTCCCTACCGCACAGAAGCCCCAGAATACCAGTCAGAGCCTCCGGAGGTGCTATAGTGAGCGGGTTCAAATCCATATGTGACAGGTGCACCCTTAGAGAAGCCATGCACTCAACCATTATCCAGGGTAGCTATAGCAACTACTGCTGCAAGTGTTACATGGATGGTGGTGGAATTGCTGACGATTGGCACCCCGAGTGCATGAAAGCTTTAGCAGACCAACAAAAGCAGGCACCATGAATCTCTCAGAGGCACAGGGCCTTTTAGGCAAAAAGATAAATGGCCAACGCATCACGGATGTTATAACCAAAAAGTCTTTCGGCATTTTGTCTGCCGCGTCGAGCGACCGCATCATCATAGTTCTCGATGGTGGCCAAGAAATCGATGGTGGCCAAGAAATCGATGGTGGCCAAGAAATCGATGTTACTTACAGTGACGCTTCTGCCCTTAACATCTCGTCATACTAGCTTATTTATTTATTTATTACATACTAACCCACTTAGTTATTATTACGCACTAGCACGTGACAAAACTAGGTGAGCTAGCACCTTCCCCCCTTGAATGTTACTCAACAGTGACGCTTCAATCTAGTTACCAATCGGTAACATAATTAATCGTAGCGCTCGCTAATTTTGGTCGGAATTTTTGGAGATTTTCAATTTTTTGTAATAAAAACGCTACAGCTCCGCTCAATTAAGGGAGCTTTCAGATTTACCCAACAAAAGAAAGTAAGATAACCAGATGAGTAGTGGAAGATTGCGCAAGGCTGTTTCTATAGCTGCTGGTGCTACGATGGCCCTAGGCGCATCATTTGTGATTGCACCTAGTGAGGCATCAGCCCATCACTTCGACAACTACTCGCATTACTACTGTGCTAAGCACCGTTCACCTGGGACAGTGATTGTTCACTCATTGCCTACCCAGCTACAGCCTAACTATATTCGGTACTATTGCCGGCAGGACTTCTTCGGCGTCCAGGATCAATACGAAGTGTTTGTCGATCTGCCACTTAGCAGCGACAATTCAACTCGTCCGTTCCCAATGGAGCGTTGCTACCCAGCACCTGCATGGAACGAATATTGTCTAGAGCCGTAAACACATAGTAACTTATCTATTTGTTGAATATACTAAACACTTTTAGTATCATGTTACTACATAGTAACTTATGTTTAGGCTGAATATACTAAACCCCACCGCCTTGGCATATGAGTGTGTTAGGTGAGCCTAATATAGTTAAATAAGTGGTCCGAACAGACGGAATTCGGGGGAGCCAATTTAGGCTATTAGGCACGCCTAACACCCCCTAATAGGCGCAAATCGCACAGGGCGGCCCTCGCCATTGACCGAGCAAGCGTTTGGTTTATTACATCATTGAGACATAGCAAGCGCTTGGTCATAACCACTTAGTGTTAATAGGTTAGTACATATAGCATGACGCATGCACCGTACCCATACGCACAGGTGCGCGTGTACGCATAGTGTATATACCCCACTACCACTAGAGCATGGCCTATTTACAATAGGCCATGCTCTTGCTTATATGCCCATGTATCCTTATATGCGTCATCGAATGTGGTACTCATAGTACTACTAGGGGTAGTACGTCTAGCACTACTAGTACTGTACATACTATCAAATACAGCCTTATCTACTATCTCTATAGTAGTACCATACTTAGCCTCTAGTTCTGTATGTGGCATGGGGTTATCATTAATATCATCTATCATATACCCTATCTTGGTAGGCCCATATCTAGCCTGCCACCTAGCATTAACCCGTACATAGCAGGTACCGGTGTATAGCCATGCACCCATGTCGTTAGGCCCATGCTTAGCGGCTATCTCCTCGCGTACCATTTCGCTATACCCACTGTACTCATCTACAACATGTTGCATACCCCTACGTATTAGTTCCGCCATAGATACGAATAGATCACCCATATCTACTAGTTCCCTAGCTTGGTCGTATAGCTCTTCCGATATCCATACATGTATTTGCTTGCTCTTATGCCTATCCGTACTAGCCATATGTACCCCTCCGTACCTTAGTTATAGGTGTAAGTTTGTATCCCACAATACGTATAATAGCCCTGACCAGGGGTTATATGGGCGTTATCTTAGCCCTAACGCATGCCCTAAGTTTCGCCCCCAAGGGGTTACCGGGGGTAAGAACACCCTTGTTTATACATATCATAGTGCTTATGAGCGCGGGTACTCGGGTGCATGTTATCCACACCGAAATGCGCGTGTGGGTATAGCATCCACTAACACAAGCCCCCCCCCCCCCTATACTTCGCTTTATACGTATATGGAAATTCGCCTCCTCCAATATGTATGTAACTTTATTGTACTAATTGAGGGGAGTTATAAGAAGAGAGTGGATGCACAGACGTATGTTCGTACGAACATATGTTGGGGGTACAAATGTTCCCAAAATCGAACAAATGTTCGCTCGTATAAAGTCGTTTCCTCGCATACCGTGCATCCCACTGATCTCGGTACATATGAGAGTTGCGTTCTAAGCCTCAGAATCCCCGCTTGGGTAGCGAGTCGCTCGGGAAGGGTTTCCTCCCCTCAGAACGTCGTTTGGGCGGCTCTCAGAGAACAGGGGTCACTTCCCTCGCGTTCCCAGGACCCAATTCCGCCGAATCCGCAAGGGGGTCGCCAGCGGGGAAAGTTACCGGCGGTAGGTAAACACTGTTTACCTGGGCTCGAATCGGTCGGTAAATCGGTCGGTAAGTCGGCGGGTAAGCCCTAAGGCCCAGATTTGGGCACCCAAGAATCGGACTAAAGGCCAGGTCAGGACCTACAAACCACGACTTAAAGCCAGGCCCAAACCAGCCGATTACGGACCCTAAATTTGGGAGCTGGCGCCGCGCGAAAGCCCAGCTCACGCCCAACCACCCACGGACTCACGCCCACAAGCCCCGGAGAGCCGCACCAGGAGTTGAGCGCGAGCTGGCGCCTGGAAAGCCAGGCCAGGGCGGCTACGGGCCGCACAGGGGCCTGTGCTGGCTTGCGCGGCCGAGTGCCAGCCACCAGGGCGCGCCCTGGGACGATAACAGTCGTTATGACTGTTACTTGGTGGGTGCAGGCGAGGCGTTGTTCGCAGTGACAAACAACAACCCACTAAGCCAGCACGGAATGCGAGCGATGGATGGCCTGTGCGCACGAAGACTGTTCGCGGACGCAAACAAGTGAGATAATGCGGATTATTAAGCCAGTAGGGTTGCCAGGTACTAACGCGGTCTGTAAGTTGGTGGGTGCCCGAGCAGTACGAATCGGGCGCAGGCATGGCACTGGATCGGGTTAGTCGCTTTCCAGCTCCCAGCCGAAATCGGGCAAACAGCCTGCTAGCGGTGCGAACCGCGGGGCGGGCGAACGACCAGGGTGCGACCTGGTCAGTAAGCGGTTTAGCCCTAGCGCTAAGGCGATATCCCAACCGGATTACCGGTAATGCGGTTTCCAAGCGAGCACGTGATGGTGAGAGACGTGCGGTTGCGAATCCCCTAACTTAGCAGCGCTTAAAGCTGAAACTCTCTATGGGAGTCCTACAAAGGTCCTGGTCACGGTACGTACCGTAGCTAAGCTAAGCGAACGGTCCAATGGGGTTAGGTATTAGTGCTAACCCGGGCGGAACAAGTAGTAAGGCGATGGGTAAATACAGTCAAACCAGAATCCGGGCACAGGGTAGGTCAATTAGAGAGTGTTGCTTAAACCCTTTCTTTCCCTAAAGGTGAGAATAACGGGGGATGGCATCGCCTAGGGGGTCACTTAGAAACCCGAACGGTGCCATCCCCTGCTCACTAACGATTTGAATACGCACAAGGGGTAGCTAGTTGTACTCATTGAAACCGCTTATGCCTAATCGTGCATAGGTATGGAACGTGGGCACTAGCTACCCCCTGTGTTTATTCAAGTCTAAGAGGCGGGTAGCACGTGAACGGTCACCTTAATAAGTGAAAGCTTGTGACCGAACACCTTAAAGTGCACAAACCCACTCTTGCTAGGCGTTAGCACTTACCGGTGAATAACAACCTGGTGGGTAGCTAGCGCCTAGCGGCTATCGCAAAGCACAGGGGGAGACATGAATACACCAAACGAAAGCGCTTATGACTTCTACTACGCACAAGCGATGATGGAAGGCGTGAATGCCAAAGAGGCAAGCGAGTACGCAATTCAGCGCGCCAGCAACCCAGGGCGTGACTTCTACAGCCATATGTTGGCGCAGGCTCGTTAGTGATACTGAGACGTTAGGACTTAGGCCCTAACGTTGATTGTAATACTAACAATGGGAAAGGGAGCTAGTTAAATGAATAAGTTCGGAATCAAGGTCATCGTGGGTCTGTTCATCTTCGTGATCGGTTACGGTGCTAACGCACTGGATACCGCGAACGCGACGAACACCCCTGTGAGCAAGAGCGTCAACCTGGTGGCCAATACCGATAACCCTGACGTAGTGGTTACGTGGGGTACTGGTAACGAGGACGAGGATAATCTAGTGATTACGGTTGACGGCGCGGAAGTGCTTCGCACCCACGTTGACCAGCTCGCTAGTGGTAAGCGTCTGGTCGTGGTTGATGCCGATTGGTTCAACGGTTACGTGACCTGGTATGACGCCAACGGTGCAGAGTTCACCAAGAGCCGATAGCGGTTGCGGTTAGCCAACTACGGTTGGCTAACCAATTATCCTTATCGGATATGGGATTCTAGAGAGTTACTTTCGTAACTCTCTGGGTTGACCAATGGGAAAGGGAAGAAACAATGCGCAAGGGTGGGGATTCCCGCGGTTCGTCCGCTAGCCGCCGTGCTCGCAAAGTTTGGATGTTAAATCACTTTGGCAATGGGCTTAACGTCAATTGCGTTCATTGTGGTAAGGAACTTGATTACACCACAGTGGAGAGTGATCGAATCATTCCGGGTAACTTGGGTGGTTCTTATAGGCGAGACAATGTGCAACCCGCGTGCCGATGCTGCAACGCACGGCGCGCCGATGACATGAGCTGGACTTACACTCCAGTTATGGCAATGGCTTAGCACTTACTGAGTCGGGGTAATGCAAATTACCCCGACAATTGTAAATACTAAGTTAGGGAGAGGGATTATGGCTATCAAGCATACGCAACGTGGCATGGGTGGTGGTAAGACTCATGGTGTTGTTAGTGAAGCGCACCAAGTGTTGCATCATCGCAAGCGTGAGACGACCGAGCGCATCATTTGGGCTAAGCGCGTCCTTTACCGTCACAAGGTGATTGGTTGGGACGACTTGACCCCAATCGAGCAAATGGGACTGACCAAGCACTAGTGATACTGAGAGCTAACGACATCGTCGTTAGTTCAATTGCATTACTAGAGATAGGGGAAAGGGATATGAGTGAGTATCGCACAGACGGTGCGGGCGCGGAAGCGCTTGCATTGCAACTAGACGCGGACGAACGTTTGCAACCTGGTGATGCCGGTTACTGGCAGCATTGGGGAGCACGTACGTTTGACGTCAAGGCTGGTGACATCATCGCTACTCTTGATAATGGCGTCATCGTTCTAGACGAAATCGCTAGTGCTCGTGACAACACTGTTCAAATGGTCTACACCACGGTTAGTGGTAAGACGTTCTCGCTTGGACATTTGTTCAAAGGATTTCAAGTGTTCCGTTCGGGAACGCATAACACGCTCGCCTAGTGGTACTGACCTAGTACTAGCAATAGTGCTAGGGATTGCATTACTAGACAATGGGAAAGGGAAGACAACATGCGCACCTACACCACTACCGATTCCAGTGGTAACAAGGTCCGAGTCATGGCCGATTCGCAGGCTGCCGCGGCCGGTTGGGCAGAAGTTGAGCGCAAGCTTGCCGCGATGCGTGCCATCGCCTACAACCTGCGCGTTTGGTTCTAGTCGTTACTGACCTGGCACTAGCAATAGTGCCAGGGATTGTAATTACTAGTAAATGGGAAAGGGATTATGACTACTTTCAATTTCAACCATGTTCCGACCGGTCAGAGTGGCAAGGTCATGGCGCGTAACCACGTCGCCGCGGTCAAGATGGTCCGTGAGGCTTACGGACCTGGTGACGTTGAGATTCACGCGGTCTAGTCGCTACTGAGAGGTTAGGACTTAGGTCCTAACCTCAATTGTAGTTACTGGTTAAGGGGAAAGGGATAGACAATGCTGGACATTATGGGCAACGAATACGAGCAACTCCCGATGTTCATCAATCCCACTACCATCATCGATAAGACGATTGATGGTAGGTGGGATAGTATAGACCATGTCACAAGTGAAGATGCTTGGAATGGAAAGCTTCAGAATTCACTGCGTGGTGGACATACCGGCTCGGACTTCAATAATATCACTAAGTGGCAAGCGTTCGGACCAATCACGCTGACAGTTCATCACGACAACGTGATTATGGGTAATGGTCATCACCGAGTCGCCATGAGCGCAAATCAGGGAATGCAATTGATTCCTTGCTTGTGGAGTCATACTTCCTTCGCGGAAGACGAGTACAAATCAAAGGAACGGGTACTAGGTTCCGAGGAAAGTGAGTATTACTAGCAACGGTTGACCACTGATTAGCAGTAGTCAGTGGGATTGCAGTTACTAGAACAGGGAAAGGGATAGCCAATGGCAAAGCTAACCGCTAATGGCAAGCACAAGGTTGCTAGCGTGAGCTATACGACCAAGCCGCGGACGGAAATGCCCAATGGTGGCAGTGAGGAGCACTACACAACGTTTGCGCTTAGGAGCGATGGTGCAGTGCTGGAAGCGCATACGAGCGTCTATCGTCATAAGAGCGATGGTGGCAAGTACCCGCATCGTATGGGTGGCAATTACACCATCGTTGGCACCTTGCGTACTGGCCTACCGATCACGGAAGAGACCTTGCGCAACTTGCGAGTAGTCAAGGCCTACTCAAACAAGTACAACGAACGCTAGTAGTACTGAGAGAGCACAAGCTAGCTTGTGCTCTTGATTGCATTACTAGAACAGGGAAAGGGATAGCTAATGGGATGGTATACACTCATTAGGGTCGTTCAACGCACCGTTTGGAACTATGTTCTCTTCGATAGCGACAATCTCGTTGTCGCTAGTGCTTTGCGAGCGTCGTGGTTAGCAGTATGATCGCGCACAGTGTGTTTGAAATCATAGGCGGCGGCGTCTTGGGTGTTACAACCCTAGCGTTCTTTGTATGGGTCGCATGGTTTCTTTGGTTAGCTAGTTAACTCTGAGAGTGCACTAGGTTTCCCTAGTGTGCTCGATTGAGCTAATTAGAAGGGAAAGGGATTATGGTAACACGTCGCAAGGATGGCACTGAGGTTAAGTCTGGTGACATCGTTGATGATTTCCGAGGCGCGCCCTGGGAATTCAAGCGTGCTGTTAGAGCACAAACTACCGCTAAGTCTGGCAAGGTGCTGGTTAGCGATGGGGCATGGGTGCAAGAGTTCTACGATTTAGTCTTTGACCTTACGGTCACGGATAGTTGATTCTGAGAGTGCTTAGCGAAAGCTGAGTGCTCGATTGAATTAACTGTTAAAGGGAAAGGGAAGGCGGCAATGAGGAAGAAATTTGATTACAAATTTGAGTTTCGCCATTGTCCTCTTTGCCTTAGCGATGACATAGAAGTTGTGTTTGGGCATGATTGCCCATATGACCCTAGTAAGCTTGATAACGGAGCTATGTTCCCTGGTGTCAATATTGATGCTAAGGAGCGTGGTAACGGTAGTGGCAAGGGGTCGGGCGGTAATAGCCCACCTAAGGCATCTCCTAAGCAAATCGCATATGCGATAGCGCTAGGGCTACCAGAACACATTGCTAACGCAATGACTGCCGCGAGTGCTAGGGATCATATTCCTAGGCTCTTGGAAGAGCGTAAGCGCAAGGGTGTTGATGCTCCTGTGAGTGGCGCTAGCCCTAAGCAGATTGACTTTATCACTAGTCTGCTTAGAGATAGGCCCGGGGCATGGGATGGTGACGTTAATACACTGTCTAGCAGTGATGCTAGTGCGCTTATCAAGCGCTTGCTCGCTACACCTAAGAGTCAAGCGCCTAAGGTGGCAACGGAAATCGTTACTGACGGTTTCTATGTGGATGACAGTGATGTCATTTACAAGGTGCAACGCGCTGTGCATGGTAGCGGGAATCTTTATGCTAAGGTTCTCGATACCGACACTGGCGTGTTTGAATATGCACAAGGTGCTATTCGCACGCTTGGTACGATGGTGTCTAAGGGTACTGCTCACAAGCTCACGCTTGAAAGAGCTAAGGCTCTTGGTCACCTTTACGGGCGTTGCATCATTTGCGGTAAGACGCTTACAGACGAAACGTCAATCGCTAACGGCATTGGGCCGGTGTGTGCAAAGCGTTTCTAGTTGATACTGCGGGGTAGCTAGTGATAGTTGCCCCAATTGAATTAACTAGTAAGGGAAAGGGAAGAGCAAATGGCATTCAAGCGCCATATTTGGCCTATGCGTGCTAACGAAGTGCGTGAGGATGACTACCTAATCCTTTGGTTGGATTACGCTTCAACGATGGTCATGCGTGTTGATGTTATCATTAGTCGTCGGCCGGGTGATTACAAGTTCAGTGGTGATATTCGTTGGAATTATCACGATGGTTCTAGTCGAGTGTTAAATGGTTGGTCGCCCTGGTATGAGCACACCCAGTGGATACAAGTTGCTCGTTATCAGTAGCTACTGAGGATAGACGATAAGTCGTCTATCCAATTGTAGTTATTGGATTAGGGAAAGGGAAGAGCAAATGGCTAAGGTCAATTCTAGGCTAAAGCCTAAGACTATCAAGGGTAGAGTGTTTACGTCATTGGTGACGTTCTCTGATGACAACGAACACGTTGCACTTGAGGCTTACGACGATAACGGTCGTCGTCATTTCGTCAAGTTCACGCCAACTGAACTAGTCAAGCTACACGGTGTGCTAGAGACCGTTGCGCAACGCGGCTGGTTCAAGGAAATGTTGTCAAAGGAAACCAGCGATTCGGTTTAGTGGTTCTGACCTAGCACTATAGATAGTGCTAGGAATTGAATTACTAAATAGGGAAAGGGAAGAGCAATGGGTTTCTTTGAGGGTAAGTTCAAGATCACGCATCATAAGCGTGATCGGGAAGTAAGCGTACGTATGGATTTGCGCACGCTGGAAGACCTTTATCACCAGCTCGTTCATGCTGAGATCAATTGGGAGCAGCAAGTACTCACCAATGGTGAGTACGTCAACGAATCCCGAGAGATTCTTGCTGAGGTTAAGAACTACCGCAAGGAGCTACGTGAGGCTTATGCCAAAGCTACTGGCCGCGAGGTTTAGTTAGCAACGGTTGACCTAGTGCTAGCGATAGCACTAGGGATTGTCGTTACTAATCAATGGGAAAGGGATTAATGATGACTCAGTACCGTTGCCCGAATTGTGGGCACACTGAAAGTCAGTTCTTCGCCAACATCGAAGTTTGGCATGCATGCCCTAAGACAATGGGTCATGCTGCTGTGAGGCTTAAGGTCGTTAGCCCTGTCAAAGAGGCTAACCGAGTGCGTGACCTGTTGAAGTTGTAGTTGCTGAGAGCACAGGAGATCGCTCTCCTGTGCTCAATTGCAATATCAACATGGGAGTCTAGGGACGTTACGAAAGTAACTCTCTAGGTTGACCCTAAATGGGAAAGGGAATAACAATGGATTGCTTCGATTATCCGCTTAGTGATGATGAAATCGACCGCGATGCATGGGATACCGACAACTACGATGGTGACGCTTTCTATGAGCGTCGTCCGTCCCAGCGTGGTAGTACTATCGACGCTGTTCTCGCTTCCTAGTCGCTACTGAGGGCTAAGGACTACGGTCCTTAGTCCAATTGTAGTTACTAAGGTGAAGGGTAGAATGATGCTCACTAAGGAAAGCGGTTGCAAGCATTGTGGTAAGCAAATTGCCCGCAATGCTGATGGTGTATGGGTGACTATTATTATTCAAGACGCCGAGTGCGTATGGAATTTCGCGGATTTGGTACATGTGCCAGCCTATGGCAATTGGAGCTAGCAACGATTGAGGGTAGCCAATAACTATATTGGCTACCCGATTGTCGTTACTAAATAGGGAAAGGGATTGCAATGGAAATCTTTAGTCTTGTGCTCGTTGAGGTTTCTCGTCCGCGTGGTGGTAGCAAGTGGGCGCGGTTCCTGCGCTCGTTGGTGCGCTAGTCATGGATGATAACAAGCTTTGGGTTGACGCCTACCAGATTGCTTACATTGGTGGGAGCAATAAGCGAGCAATCGCTAATGCACTCATCAATTACACCAAGCAATTAGGTAGCAAGCATGTCGCGGTTCGTGCTATCGCTGGTCACCTACTGTACCTTTACGGGTACGATTTGGGTCCGGAGATCACGGACCTTAACAAGGTGCTTGCTAAGGCTGTTGAACTTGGTATTGCCTAGTGCAAGCTGAGAGCACAGGGGAGTGATCCCCTGTGCTCGATTGTTAGTACTAGACAGGGGAAGGGAAGAGCAATGGCAAGAATCACAAACAAAGAAGTGATGCGCGAGCGTTATAACAACGCTTGGTATTACGCTCTTGGTCGACTGACGGAACGCGGATTCGGTAATAGCGGTAGCGTTGATGATTTCGTTGACTATCTTCGTGCTCTTGACGATTACGAAGTTATGAGCAAGTCTCTTGCTCAACACTTTGAGAATTGGAGTCATTGATGGCGGCTATTGACGTACTGCGCGAGCGACTGGAAGAACAACGAAATTGGACGTCGGTAGTGTTTCCCTCTGGTGATTACGTCTACGAAGAGGGTAAGGCAGAAGGCATGCGCATTGCACTTAAGTTGATGGAAGAGGCTGAGAATGCGGTTTGAAGATCCTAGTTGGGCTGAAATACAGCGTGTCAGAGAGCGTGAGGCTGCTTATAGGGATAAGGCACTTCCTGTTGTAAGCAAGCTCGATACGACGCTTAGTAACTACCGCAAGGGTACGCTTACCTTTGGCGAGTTGCTCCTTAGCGTCAATAACTCTCTACACCAGCTAGATCAAATCTAGTCGTTACTGACCTAGCACTAGAGATAGTGCTAGGGACTGTAATTACTGGTAAGGGAAAGGGAGAAAGCAATGGCACATAGAAAGACAATCCATGTCGCTCGCGTCAGGGAGTTGGGCAATACGTACTTGAGATTGTCCAGTACTGGCGATAAGGAAGGCCGCTACGGAGTTGTTGGTTTACTTGAGCAAGTGCTCATGGAGACTGACAACTACCACGGATTTAATTATCTGGATTCGGAATTTGTCGCTGATCCCAGCGAAGTTGATCCGAATGCAAGGTCGCTCCGCGACGACTACGACGATAGCCGTAGGAAGTACTACTAATGCCTACTGACGAATTTGGCGAGCCTCTGGAATGCCTTAACGGTCCGGAGGATTGCGTAGGCCCTGTGGACTATCGGCTAGCTCCTGGTGGTAAGGCGTGGCCACGTTGTGAGTACCACGCTAATAAGCGCTGGGACGACTACGACGATGAGAATAGCGTTGAGCGCTATGCGGATAGCGACGCTGTTCCCGAGTGGTTTGATCCGTCCTACGCTGGTGAAAGTTGGGATGATTAGTCGTTACTGAGAGCGTAGGGCTTAGGTCCTACGCTTGATTGTAGTTACTAAATGGGAAAGGGAAGAGCAATGCTTGTGCCGGATGATAATATCATGGCTGACGATCACACATTCAGTACCGTTGCTATGTGGTATAACGAATCTGTTGATGTGTTGCAGCGAGTTGGTAATAGTTACCTTATTCGTAGGCCTTCTGGTATCACTATCACAGTGAGCCAGCGTGAACTTAGTGGTATTCGTCACACTTCACGTTAACAAGTAGCTGAGAGCACAGGACGTTAGATTTACTAACCACTGAGATACTGTTTGGTGGTAGACAATGTCCTGTGCTCAATTGCTAGTTGTTAGTGCAAATTGGGAAAGGGAGAAGCAAATGAATGTGTTCAAGCTGATTAATGCAATCAACGATGTCGTTGCATTCAAGCCTGGGTACAAGCTGAGTGCCATTGATTGGAGTCGTCGTCACGCTGGGTCAATTCTTGTGCGAGTTACGTACAGGACCTTTGACTACAGCGCGGCATACGCTCCCAACTACGGTAACTTTACCGAGTTGGAAATTTCGTGGTACTTCTGCATTGTTCCCGAGCACTACGACAACGAGCGTGGTTTCTGGCGAGGGTTCTTCGATAATCTCATGAGACTAGAGACTCATGAGAACCGTGAGGCTTTCCGTATCTTCAATCCTGATACGGATAAGTGGGAGGGGCCATTTAACCCCCATGAGCCGAGTGGGCAGAAGAGCTTTGGCAGCATCGCTGAGGATATCCAGTTCGGCGATCTTGTCATCAACCCGGAAGACGTTGAGGTTCTGTTCGACTAGTGCTAGCTGAGAGTAGCCAACAGTGTTGGCTACTCGATTGTTAGTATTGGTACGGGGAAAGGGAGAAAGCAATGAGACAAGATTTCCAAGTGCTAGGTAATTTGTATATCCCCAATGTCGATATCAGTCTTAGGTACCCCTTGTTTGAGGGGCCGCATTGGGGTCATCGTGTTCCTAGACAAGTGTTGAGTATCGCTAATCGTGGTCCTAGCAGTGCTGCGAATCATTGGCATCACGATCAACCATTAGATATTGGTTTGATCCTGTGGTCAAACATGTTTCCAACAGAAATTAGGTTGTCGGATGGCAGAATTGTTACTGCTAAGCCATTTGATGTGGTGTTGCTGGACAATGCCAACGTTCACCATAGGACGCCAGAGTATGTCGTTAAGTTGGCGCAAAGAGGCGCTAGCATTAATCGTTATCTCATTCGTGGGATCTACGATGGCTATCCGTCCGATGATGTTATCAGTGAGTGGAAGAATCAACTAGCACGTAAGAAGACGCTTGTCAGTGCAAGCTGAGGGTAAGCGGGCGGTTGCTCGCTTATCCAATTGTTAGTACTGAAAGGGAAAGGGAGAAAGCAATGGGTGCACTACTACTCATCGGCACAGTGGTCGTCATGACTGCAGTGCTACTAATCGTCGGCGCCGTATTGGCATCAATCGCAAGGGAAGACAATGGAAATCATCGCAGCAATCGTCATCGTGGTGCTGATTCTGGCAGCAACACCCACAAGCAAGCCTCGCGAGAAGACGAATATCGTAGGGCAGGCAACGGGTCAAATGACGCCGGAGCAGCGCAGGTTGCGTTACGAGATATTGAGAGCATCATCAACGGCCGTCGCACATGGGTCAACACGTCGGACCAAGTGAGGGAAGTTCTTAGGTCGGTCGATTACTAATTGACTCTGAGGGTATAGGGCTTAGGTCCTATACCCAATTGAGCTAATTAGAAAGGGAAAGGGAGAAAGCAAATGAAAGTAACCACTACTACAGTGCGGTGGACGCTAGCACTGATCGTAGTGCTGGGATTCGCAGTCGCAGCACTAGTGCTTAATGACATCGCGGTACTCATCGGCGGTGCTATTGGCACTCTCGCTGTTACTGCGTTTCATGAGGTGCTGGACTACTTGGGGTATTAGTTAGTGTTGAGAGAACACAGGACTCCTGTGTTCTCAATTGCACTAATTGATTAAGGGAAAGGGAGAAAGTAATGATCTTTATTTACTTTGTGAAGAAGGTCATTGAGGCTGTCAAGGAGTATAAGAAGGCAAAGAGCAATGGTTGATTACGTCAAGCGGACCAACGGTGGCTATTACATCCTCTACCTGAATCAGAAGCTTGGGCACATTGTGCCTATTGGGGATGGCTATTGGGCTGCTGTTGATAACGCTGGGTTCCGGGTATGGAACCCTACGACTAGTGCTGAGACTGCCGCGCAACTTCTATTTGTGAGTCAGGCGGTTTAGGACCATGGCACTTCGATATGAAATCAAGGACACGTATAACCCTACGTGGCGCGGCCAGCGTTTCAGTACTAAGGAACGAGGTAAGCGTGAGCTTGCTCATGCGTTTCCGCCGGGTAGGTGGGAGCTAATTGACCGTGAGACCAAAGAGGTTATCGCAGTAAGCGAGTAGTGATTGCGGCAACACAGGGTCCTCCTGTGTTGCCAATTGTCATTACTGGTAAATGGGAAAGGGAGAAAGCAAATGCAAATCACTCATGAGTACAAGCTGACCCGTACGGATCATATCAAGTACAAGCACAGTCCGGCCGGGCATTACGACAACGCTGTTGTTGAGCTGACACGCAAGGATGTTGAGGATCTCGTTAGCGCACTGCCTGCGCGTAGTGCTGTTCGCGGTAACCTCTCTGCCATTCGTGCGAAGCTGGTCACAGTGCTTGACACTGAGGGTTAATGCTTACTTACGAGAAGATGTCAGGTAAGGACATTCGCCCCGGTGATTACGTCATTCTTCATCTAACCCCATATGAAATTGAAGTCATGTATGTGGAGTCATTATCTGTTAGCAATGACCTTGATTTCAGGTACAGCGCAGATGGTCCACAGCGATACATGAATAACTTGTACGACGACGAGTTTACTACAGGCTCTCGTTATAGGAATTACTACGCTATTTGGAAGCATTCCTCTTACAAGGTAATTAGGTTTCCCGACTGAGTAGTAATTGAGACAGCACAGGAGTAAATCATGGCTGATGTACTGTTCTTTGTGAACTGCATTGCTATGTTCGCATCAATCGATAGAGAAATAGCACTCTTTCTAGCTGGTGGTGCGGCTGGCATTGCTGATTCTTAGTAGTAATTGAGAGCATGCACCAATGGTGCATGCTCGATTGTTACTATTAGCAATAGGGGAAAGGGAAGAGCACAAAATGGATACCCGCACGGTTACTGTTACCATTGGCCGAAACGTAGGGGACGACCCGCTTAGCGCTAGCTCTTGGAATGACTATTTCCGAGAGACGCGCGATGCGGTGGAAGCGTCTAGCGCTGCGCTGCTCACGGTTGCCCCTTACCGGGGCGCCTGGGAAGGCGTTAAGGAAGACGCTGGTATCTTCTACGGTTTGGGCGTTGACGACGACGACCTAGCGTCGCTGCGTGCGCGGCTGGAAACGCTCGCTAGCAAGTACGGACAGGCCGCTATCGGCCTGTCCGTTGGCGAGAACGAGCTTGTCCGGCCTTTCGCTACCGCGGCTCCGCTGGTCAGTACGGTTTAGTAGTTACTGAGAGCACAGGGCTTATGTCCTGTGCTCAATTGCAATTACTAGATAGGGGAAGGGAGAAAGCAATGATCTATACAAATGGACTGCCCGATTTCGATAGGGGTGTGCTCGCTGGTTACAACGACCATGCCACGAATAAGGGTCTAGATCCTGATCTAGAGCACTATCGTAAGGCGTACGCTACCGGCTACAGTGTCGGGTATTCGCTTTACGGTACCCTACTGCTAGCTCGCGCTGGTGAATTGCATTGAGCAATGACTCTACTCATTGTCTCAGTGGTGTTATGGGTTAGTGTCATAGGGGTACTGGCATACGACCAGAGTAGGGAAGAGGCGTAGTGCAAATCAATATTAATATCACGTTTCCGGCCCTACTGTTTATCGTAGGGCTGATCGCTCTTGTGGTATTCCTAGTACTGCAAGTGCCGAACATCCTTTGGGGTATGGGTACCGTCGCGATCTATCTATTGGTCGCGTGGGTACTTTGGCCCAATAGGTACTGAGGGGTCTAATGTCTCACATTAAAGTAGTAAGAAACGAGGGTGACTCCCTAACTATAAAGGACTCAAGAGGACGTGAGTACTTGCTCGTTGATATGGGCACAGGACTAGCGATATCGACAGAGTCGCTTGTTGAAATTGTCGCAGCGAATAGGGAACAGTCAGTTACACTAAATGGTGCCGATGTTATCGTCTATAGGGCTTAGTAGCTGCTGAGGATAGACGACAATGTCGTCTATCCAATTGCAATTACTAAAAAAGGGAAAGGGATTATGCACGAGTGGTTTGAGAACCTTGTCATGCTCGTTAAGCCTCACATTGAGGATATCGCCGGTGACTTGAGCAATACTACCGATTTCATGTTTGGCTATTTCGTCGGTACCGACACTGCCACGCTTGTCATTGATGCTCCTGATATTGATGGCGAGTATAAGTATTCGTTTACTTATACCACGTACGGTTAGTAGCTGCTGAGGATACACAGGTTCTCCTGTGTATCCAATTGCAATTACTAAATAGGGAAAGGGAGAAAGCAAATGGACGGTATTTACGTTAACATTGATGGCAAGGGGTGGGTTCGCCCTAAGTCCAAGAAAGAGATCAAGGAAATCGTTAGTACCAACCCGGAAGGTGTGAAGGTTGAATACACTTCACTCTTCAACATCGCTGAGGTTGAGGATAACGTAGCAGAGCTGCGTGTTGGGGCTAAGATCAACTTTGTTGGTCCTGACCCTTACACGCGTCGCAACTTCTACGGAACCATTACCGTTAGCGAAGATGCTGATGGTAACAAGCGAATCGTGGTTAAGTGATGAGTTATCAAGAAGGATCAGCTTATTGGCACAAAGAGCAGGCTGAGAAGCAACTTGCTATTGCTGAGGATATCCTCACGAAAGACAAAGGCTTTAATCAGCATCACTCTGATAGGGCAAGCGCTCATGCGGCTATCGCTGATGCCCATGCGCGCATCTTTGCTGCCATGCTACCTACTCTTTAAGTAGTTGGCGAAGTACGTAGCTGAGTCCGGTGATCACGTGATACCTGGTAGTTACGATAGAGTTAGTGGATTCGTTCGCTACCGACTATCTAGTGAGCACAGGGCGGACGTGACCTATAGCGTTTATCGAATTGACTCACAAGAAAGATTCGTAGGCCATTGGGTTAATGGTGGCTGGATCTAGTGCTAGCTGAGGATACACAGGTCCTCCTGTGTATCCGACTGTTAGTATTGATCAATAGGGAAAGGGAAGGCACTATGAGCAAGTACGAGGTTGCTCAATTTGATGGTGGGTGGTGGGTGTTGAGGGAAGAGCGTAGGGATAGCGATAATAGGTATATCCAATCGTCTGATACCTATTATGTTCCCCACGCTACTACCGGAGGTGACGAAGATACAGCGTTTGAAATCGCTAATACGCTTAACACTTCTTATTACAACCTAGAGACTTGATTAGTGGAGATGTATACGCAGCTGCCTATGTTCATGTCTGGCAAAGAGATATGGGATAACATCTTTGCTGGTAGTTGGGTAACTGCTGACCATTACGGACAGTATCCACCAGAGGAAGTCTATGACATGAAGCTAAGAGCTACTCGGCATCTGCGATCTAGTGTTGCAGAACACGGTGTCAAAAGACCAATTGTTCTCATGTCCGATTATATCGAAGGCTTTGTCACTATAGGCAATGGTCACCACCGCAGTGTTCTAGCTAATGAGCTGGACCTAATCGTTCCGGTCGTATGGACTACTGATGATGTCCATGCTGTCGATTATCTAGGTCACGATGATTCTTGGACATGGTAGCTACTGAGACTAGACATCATTGATGTCTAGTCAATTGTAGTTATTTGACTAGGGAAAGGGAATAGCAAATGGCATTCACACAGGAGCACTTTGAGTTTGTGGCGGCCCTGATTCGTGATAGCGAGGAGCACTTCAAATCAAACAAGGCACATGCCGAGTTTGCTAAGAAGGCAGCGCGGCGACTTGGTAGTACCAACCCACGCTTTGATTTCAAGCGCTTTATCAGTGCCTCTATGCCTCGATGGCTAGTTGGCGCTCGTGGTGAAATTGCTTGGAACAAGGTTAGTCGTGAGCTGATTGAGGAGAACAAGGAAGGCGTTTGAAGATGGCAACTACTAGAATGAGTGGTGCGGCTGAACGTGGCCGGGCGATTGTTGATATGGCCAACGGCTATGACGACATCGTCTCTATGCTTGCTGACATTGACGCCTTTCTTCTAGCTGATGGGAGACAACCAATTGATGTAGTGAGCACGTATGCTCGCACTATGTCATTGGAACGCATGCGCTTAGATGAAGTGTGGGATAGACGACATAGCTAATGCAAGCTGAGGGTAGGCGAGAAATCGCCTATCCAATTGTTTGTGTTGGACAAGGGAAAGGAATAAAGTTGCAAATCAAGGGGTTGAGTACCCAAGAGCGCGTTGCCAACGGTATTGCTCTGTTCAATGAGCACGTACCGGACTGGCGCGAACGCATTGACACCAACATGCTTGACGTTGGTGACCTGCTGTCGTGCCCTGTTACACAAGTGATTGGCGGTTTCACGGCTGGACTCAAGAGGTTGGGTCTAGAGATGGACCGTAGTGGCATCTACGTGGATGCTTACAAGTATGGATTCGATGTTCCTGTAGATAGTGGGGACTATGGTGATGAATACGAGGATCTTACTAACGAGTGGTATTTCCAATTGACCGGTAAGGTTCGTTCCTAGTCGTTACTGAGGATAGGCGAGAAATTGCCTATCCAATTGTAGTTACTAGATAGGGGAAGGGAAAGCAATATGGAAGATAGAATCTGGGCATACGCTGAATCACCTTATCAACATTGGTTCGATGGTTTATGTGATGGAATGCTTGACGCTCCTGAGGGTATTCGACGCGTCCCTCATCACAAAATGATTATTGATGATAATTTGGAGGCTGTTCATCTGTTTTCAGACGGCTATACAATTGGGTTTAACCTGGTGACAAACCTTCTAGATCAGGGTATCATCAATGATGATGGCGCAATCACTGAATACGAATAGCACCTACCGGGTGACACTAGCCTTAGTTAGTGTCATTCCGCATGGCTGCTAATTGGTAGCAGTTATGGGAAAGGGATAAAATCAACATGTGTGGTTCCTATGAGGACGATAACACTGACGTCAACGACTACGACGATGAGGTCTACGAGACTGACGTTGTCGCGGCCGATGAGTCCGAGTGGTTGACGCGCGTGCGTGATGCGCAGCGCGACGACCGAGAGGCTGCTGAGCTGGAAGTGGTTAAGGCCGAGGGTGGCAATGAGATTGACGCCATCCTTGCGGCTCTTGCTGATCGGCATCCGGCCTTCGCTCGGTAATCGTTAGCACACACTGAGGGCACCTATCATTGATAGGTGCTCAAATGTTTGTACTAACGACAGGGAGAGGTAATGGCGTACGATTACGGTGATGACGAGCGCGAGATGTGGGTTAGTAACGATCTAAGTCTTTATCTTGCCTGGCAGAATTCTGGCATTCCAATTGAGGATTATGTTAGAGATAATCGAACCCAGCTCGATGAGTACATCGATCGGCATATTCGATGAGTAGTATTGATACGCTTTATGTAGTTCGTGCCGATATGAATGACGGTTCCGTAAAGACGTTTGGGACATTCACAGAACTAGAGGCTTACCAATTCGCTGATAGCCTAGATGATCTAGGTCTTCCAGCCTTAGCGGTGCCTCTTACTCATGTGCCTAAGTGGTGGAAGTATGTTGAGTGAATTTCTTCACTGACGATTTAAGCGGTTTGCCGTACAAGCTGAGAGATACTGTTAGTCTCAATGGATTAGCTGGTACCGTAGATGGTATAGGAATTCGCCACATTGAATTCCGGGGTACATACCATCCCTACTTAGTGCTACTAATTCGCTGGAAGGACGGTACGCGCTCTGAGTTGGGCGGCAACGAACTATACCAATTGTTGGAAGAGGATGATTAGTACTAGCTGAGGGTGCACAGAACTTCTGTGCATCCGATTGCTGTTACTAAAAGCAGGGAAAGGGAATATGGACAAAGATGTGTTCGCGCAAGCCATTGGCTTTGCTGATATCCTTGATGCCTCGCAGGCTCTTATCGATGTGATTGAGACGCCGCATGCTACGCAAAGAGATATCATCAACTTCAAGGATAAGTTGAAGCGAGCTATTGCTGATAACGGGTTTGGTCCTCAGGGATGAAAGACCAAATCAAACTCGATAGAATGGTGCTTTCATCTAGCACGCTGCCAGGTTATCGTGCAGTTTGGGAGCCTGCCGAAAGCGAGTTGACGATTGAGCATGGTGATGATGACTTATGGGAGCCAGTTGAGGTTGTACAAGTAGAGCGCTTAGGTTCTAAGTACACCATTATGATTGCCCAATCAAGGCTACAGAAGATCTACGATAGTTTCTAGTACTAGCTGAGGATACACAGGTCCCCCTGTGTATCCGATTGTTAGTGTTAGCCAAATGGGAAAGGGAGAAAGCAAATGAATACGTTTACTGTTGACCGTAAGGTTCGTACTGGTCATGGATCTAGTGAGAGCGAGCACGTGGACTACACTGTGCTCGCTCTCACCGGCCCTGAGGCTGCCAGGGTGGCCGACCACGCGAAGGCCACTGAGGAGGCTCGTAGGGGCCTTGTGAAGGCCCCTGACGACGTGCCCAGTAGGCTCACGCAGCGTATCCCCCGGGTGACGCTCTACAGGGGCAAGCTTAAGATTGCTAGCAATTACTAATGCGACTTGAGGTTGCAACCTTTACGTACTGGTCGCATGCTAACTTGCCTAGTAGGTATTACGTCGTTAGGCGTGATGCTGAGGGCAAGGAACCGCGAGGGTACGTCTACATCTATGCAAACAAGTCAGATGTCAAGACGTTTCGCAAGCCGCTAGAAATTCGTGAATTTCTTAGTGCTGCTGACGCTATGACGTTTGCACTTGTGGATAACGGTTGGGGTGAGGTAGTTTCTAGTTAGCACTGAGAGTGCACAGGGTTCCTGTGCACTCGATTGAGCTAATTGGATAAGGGAAGGGGACATATGCGAACAGATAACGGCAACGTCATCATGACCAGCAAGGAATATGATGACGAGTATCTAGGCAACCTGGTTAAGGGCTATGCTCGCGGCCGTCTAGATGCTGATAATGTTGAGGCTCATAAGGCAATGTTGATTATAGGATTTCATGAATTCTTTATGAAGCGGCGATACGACTACCCACGAAACAGTGATTGGGCCACTGCGTGGGATCATTACGTCATGAGTCTAGAGTTGCTAAGGGCTATGAAATACCGCTAGTGTAATCTGAGAACATTCATCGTTGATGAATGTTCGATTGTTTGCACTGGGCAAACGTGTAATAGGGAAAGGGAAAAAGTAAATGAATAGTGTTAGCCCGGAGGAACTGACGGCCAATACCTTTGCTGCTGTTAAGGCGCAGTGGCCTGGTATTACGGAGAAAAGTCTTCGTATTAGTCCTTTCGAGGATAATACTCTCCTCCTGCTGATCGGCAGTCCGTATTCTCTCTACTCGTTCACTACGCAGGATCGGATTGATAGTGCCGAGTTGAGTGGTGCTATTCCTGAGCAGTTGGGGGTTATCATCAACGATAGTACTGGTGAGATTGAAGTCTTCGCTGACTTTGACGCTTTCCAGGAGCGCTTTGAAGCTATTGTTCGGGGCGCGACTATCACCAACACTGACAATGGGATTATGTCCGTCTAGTACAAGCTGAGGGCACACAGGAATAACCCTGTGTGTCCAATTGCTCGTAATTGGACGATCACAGGGAAAGGAATGATGCACGAAGATAATGATTACACCTGGGCGGATAATTCAACCCAGTATGAGGAAGCTGAATTCTCGCAAGCAACCGCGTATGTCCATGATTTGGCTATATCGTTTGCTGATGAGCATGTCGGATCATCGGACGATCTAGGTCGATATCACCTTGTTTATCTTGATTTGCGTCAAATTGACAAGGTAGTAGAGCTTGGTTGGAAGAGGGACGCAGACGCGGCCCCTGAGTCAAAGCCTACTGCTGTTATCGTTGTGGAGCATCCACAAGGTAACGTTACTGCGGCTTTCTATGACTCAGAAGAACCAATCCAATTGGATTGGGACGAGATCCTAGACATGTATGAGGGTTACGACGTAAAGAATTCACCCGGGGAGATCCACTAATGGACGCAAATCCATTTAGTATTGGTCAAATCATCGCATACGAGCAAGGTGAGCTAGACGACGAAGCAACTATAGAACTGTTTCAAGGTCTAGTCGATAGTGGCATGGCTTGGCAGTTGCAGGGGCACTACGGCCGAACGGCTACGGCTCTGATTGATGCGGGACTAGTAAATGGATGACGCATCACTTATGCGATCCTACAAGGCAGAGATTGATATGTATAGGAACTCGGTCGTTCAGATACTAAATCTAACTCATGGTCGTAAGCGGATTGATGCTGACGAAGTGCGTAGGCTCGCAGAGCAAGCGCATGAGGAAAGTAACCGGTTATCACGACTCCGAAGGCAAGGTTAGTACCTATTGAGGACACTCAGGCTAACTGAGTGTCCGATTGTAGCTATTAAACAAAGGGAAAGGGAATATAAGTGAGTATGTTTCCAGGTCCGGGCGCTCGCGTTGATTACAACGAGGCGGGTGAGCCTATCGGTTGGGACTATCCATCGGAAGATGACGATATCTATCCGGGATATGATGTTGCATACGATCGTGACGACGATGATGACGACATCTGGGAGACTAGATGGGCGCGTCAGGAGCTAGAGCGTCAGCGAGAAGAGGGCAATTAGCACTTGCTGAGAGTACCTATCAATGATAGGTACTCAATTGTTAGTACTAATACAAAGGGAAAGGGTTAAGATAATGGCACGCAAGGTATTTAAGGCAGCTTACGTACTTCCTATGGCCGCCGGCCACAGCTACGGCGAGCTTTACACAGATATTGCTATTGATAAGGCTCTCTTGGGGTATCAAAGGGAGCATGGCCACATTGATTACGACAGTCTTGTCGTGACATTGCGGTTCACTCCTACTGATATTCTCGTTGATGTTGATAGCGAGGAGGAGAAAGTTGGCGCGTAATGGATTCCCCCTACCCAATGACTACCTTCTCTTAGAGCGTAATGTTGGCAATGAGATGGTTCTTAGTGGTCTAGTGGTTGCCTCTGTGCACTACGATGATAACAATGATTCCGCTACGATTCTAGTACTTAACCCTATCTCACCGTACTTTACGGTGATGAATGTTAAGTACCGGTATTCTCATGATAAGGATTCTGCATTTGAAATCGTTCAGGTTTTCCATGCGGAGAATCATCTAAACATCGTCACTGCGGTGGAGAGTTATCAGGAGTGGGGAGGCGATATCTAGTGGCCAGGATTTGGATTGGTAAGGCGTTTCTTGGCGATAAGCAAATCACTGAGACAACCTTTACCGAGGATGAAGATAGCCAACGGTGGTTGGAACACTTCATAAGTGATGCTCGCAATAACCATCATCCCGCATTTAGTTATGTGGTTGCTGAGTATGAACTTCTCAATACTGAGACGATCGTTCCAGCGCACCCCATGACTCTTAAAGAATTGGGGCTTTAGTGGCAGTGATTCGTCAGACGCGAGTCTACGATCTTAGGCAGGGCGATGAGTTCTCCTTTGACGCTGATATCTACAAGTCAACTCGTTATACGATTGACGAGATCACACCTGACCATCGCTCTAGACCATTCAATCACCTCGTAACGAAGATTGTTACTACTAGAAAGAATGTGGCGCAGGTTCGGCTAGACTTTGATGTCTGGGAAATTTCTGACAATCAAACTCTAGTCTGGGTCATAGGCTAGTACATACTGAGGATGCTTAGCTAAGCTAAGCATCCAATTGTCTGTATTAGAAAGGGAAAGGAATATGGCTACAGGAAACGTTCAAGTGGTAATCAAGGTCGTTCGTACTCCCGAATTTAAGCTATGGATGCAACGATTGCGCTTTGATGCTGCAATTGATGCCATTCTCCGTAAGAGGTCATAGATGTGTTAGGTCCCATCGTTGGATGGTCGATCATTATCGCATGTGTCTCATTGATCTTGTGGATCATCATCCAGAATGTTAGTGACCATAGGCATCATAAGCAGATAGGTAAGTGGCTCAACGATAGAGCTGCTGAGGAGAAGAAAAAGCGTGGATAAGTTCTATGTTGGCAAGAATCTAACGGAAGCTAGAATGCGTGTGCCATTTGATTCCAATCAAGCGGCTCATGCTTATGCTTCGCAACTTGGGTTGAATGTGTATACCCATGGTGAAGCGTTTCCGCATGATGACTCTGATAGTTATGAGAATCGTCATGATCCCGGACCTAGCATGATCGAAGTGGAGCATGTAGCACTAGCTATTGCTGAGGCACCACATGCGTTTGCTGGTACTGAGGGTATCAAGCTCTTTGTTGATAACCTCATCCATGTGCTGAGTCAAGATGGCGCTTTGCGTGATCGTGATCGAATGCACGATGAACTGATGCACTACATGATTAGGCAGTAGTAATTGAGAATGCACAGTAGGCCTGTGCATTCAATTGTTATTACTGATTGAAGGGAAAGGGAAGCATGACACTTAAGCATAAGTCGGTTAAAAAGACGTTCAATAAACCAGGGGCGAACTTTGGCCAAGTCAAAGAGTTTCTTAATTCTATTGATGACGCTCCTGATGATGCGTACGTAAGTATCCAAAGCTATTACTGGTCTAGTACACGCATCAAGTGGGTTGAAGTTTCTTGGGATGTAGATGAATGAATCTCGGTGATGCTGCCATTTTGGCTAGAGACCTAATGAATTACCATGGACTCATTGATTGGAATCTTGATTTCGATCGAGCTAAGAGGCGTTTCGGGCAAGCTAAATTCGATACCAAGACCATTAGTCTCAGTGTACCACTTGTTATTAGGAACAATGAGATTGATGTTGGCGAAACTATTAGGCATGAGATTGCTCATGCTTTAGTTGGTCATAGTCATGGTCACGATGACGTGTGGCGTGACAAGGCTCTTAGCATTGGGTCTAATGGTAAGGTTACTTACGACGGGAATAAGATAGAAACTCCTGTAGGTAAGTGGATTGGTGTCTGCGAACTTGGCCATAGAACTAGGCCTAGGCACCGGCGAGGTAATCTAGTGTGTAAGAAGGACCTAACGTCAATCAGGTGGGTTGAGAACAAATGAAGACATATGTCATTAACTATATTCTAGAAAGTGTGCCTGAGCGAGTGGTTGAGGCTGAGTTTATGGAATATAGTAGGGATGGGTTCACGTTCTTTAATAATGGAGTGGAGCCTGGTCCTTTCTTGTTTATTCATAAGTCGGCTATCAAATCGCTAGAGCGCGAGTAGTACTAGCTGAGGGTACACAGGACTCCTGTATACCCAATTGTTAATACTGCCGGGAAGGGGAATAGCATGACCAAAGCACAAGACGAACGTCACTATGACAAATTCCAACGAACCATGGCTAGGTTCTATGCCTATGGTCGTATGGATGAGGCTATGATGGGAGATAGCCTAGACGGTATCAATGTCGTTGATAGGTTTGTAGAATTCTTCCTAAATAGCACGACACCATCAGTAAGACTTGCGTGGATTATGTATCACGCGACACTAGTTGAACTACAGGAAGCTGGATACACGTCTCATACGTAGTGATAGCTAAGAGCTAGCAATCTTGAGATTGCTAGCTCGACTGTTAGCACTGCACGATGTCAGGGCTAGCCGGGCAGGTTGGAATCCAGCCTGACCACGATAGAATCCAGTACAGCCAGTACAACCCGGGAATAACAGACCATAGGTTGTGGTTGTACGGGTTAGGCGCTACACTAGTTGGTGCCTGAGAGGGTACGGAATTCAACCCCGCACTCTCAACTGGCGCAAGCTAGCGTCAAGAGAAGTAATACCAACCAACAACGAAACCCAAAAGGGAAGGGAATAACACAAAATGGCAAACACGACTGAGAAGACGAGTAAGGCCAACGAGGCTAAGGACGCCGAGGCGACCGAGGTTGAGGCCAGCGAGACGAACGACAGCGCCGATCTGGTGCCCGTTCTTTTCAAGGTCACCCCGGCCCAGCGTGCGTCGCTGAAGCTGGTCGCCGCGGCTGAGGACAGCACCCTTCAGGGCCTGTTCGCCCGGCTGACCGAGGCTGTCATCGCTGAGAACAAGGTGTGGCTGGACGTGGTCAACGCCCGCCGCACGCAGGCTGCCGCCTAACCAAAGGGTGTAGCTACTGCGGGGATAGGGACTTAGGTCCCTATCCCCAATTGTAGTTAAAGCTAGGATGCTAAGAGACTCAAGCTTATTAGAAGTCTTTGAGAGCATTTCTTACAGTCTGGGTCCCTAATACGGATGTCAGGCCATCCTTGTAACTACATAATATAAGGGTATATTTATAGGTAGCTAGAGTGAGCAAGCCTATATAAATTAGGAGGGGATTAGCTTAGCTAATCCCCTCCTATTCGCATACAGAAAAGGGAAAGATGGATACGATTACAGTGTATCGGGTACTCGAAGTCGCTAAAGAATTAGTGGCTGAGAATCCCGATGCTATTAATCCTCGTGTTGCTATGGATATGGCTTGTGCTTATGTTCGTAGGGATGATATCGAAAACCCTGCTAACGCAGCGCCCAACTGTTTCGGTGGAGCTATTCTCCTCCGACTCGGCCTAGGTTTACCAAAAGAGGGACATTTAGTAGATAAGAGTCCCGATGTAGACAGGTTATCAGACAATGCTATGAAGCTGCTTATGTATATGCAGTGGCATGCTGATACTAGCTTAGTCTGGTCAGAAGCCTTGCCTAAGGCGGTTGCTGAGTATAACCGGAACCATGAGGATGAGAGAATCAGCCTTTGACTGACACACTGATCACCATGGAACGTGTCAGGGAAGTAGCACAAGAGATTGTTGCTGAAACCCCTGACGCGACCAATCCTCGTGAGCATGGGGTTACAGGTACGTGCCTTTACACTAGGCTTGATGGTGTTAATAATCCACCTAATGCTGCACCTAGGTGTCTTGGTGGTGAGGTTCTAGTTCGTCTAGGACTTAGACTTCCAGAGGAGGATCAGCTAGTCAGTACCTCTCTAGATAAAGATAAGTTAGATATGTTCGCTATGGACTATCTATGGAGTTTACAGAATATTGCTGACCAGTCCTTTGGGCCATGGTCAGATGTACTGGAAGAACTAGAGACAAGAATTGCAAGGGAGTCTGATGGTTGACAAGATCAAGTACAACCAGGTGTTAGGGTTAGCGCAAGAGATTGTTAATGCTAATCCTAACATGGTCAATCCACAGGGCCTTAATGGTGAGTGCGTTTATAGCAAGCTTCCTGGGTTCGATGACACCATCAATGTCGCTAATCGATGCATCGGTGGTGAAATCCTGTCTCGTCTAGATCTCAGTATTCCACATGAGGGAACTACAGTTTATGAATCCCCAGATAGGTATAAACTAACCACTAGAGCAATGCAATTTCTAGCTGAACTACAGAGAATGGCGGACTATAGAGATCCGTCAACTCGTACGCCCCGACCTTGGGGTAAGGCGTTAGAGATAGCAATCTCTGCCTTCGCCGAATATGATGCACATCTAGAGGACGAGTAGTAATTGAGGGCCGATCAGTCTATGATCGGCCCAATTGTTATTACTGGCGAAAAGAGAGGAGTTTTAGTGTTAGAGAACTTTGTAACATACGTCCTTAAGCTTCATAGAGACAACCCGGAGTGGAGGGAGGGTCAGGCGTTGTTTAATGCTCTGCAAGAAGAGCATCCTTCGCTTGCTGCTAGTGTTCGTGGTAGTCTTAATGATCCCTATTACGATGACAGTCGGATTGAAGCGTTCTGGGCCTATGTGGAGACGAATTGGAACCGGTAGTAGATAAGCGCCTAGCTATTGCTGAGAGCGAAGCAGTACTCATCGGCGCTATAGTTGATGAGACTAAAGAGGCACTTCGTACTCTCAAGGAAGATATCGAAGTACTAATTAACGGCTATAATTTGGACATTGCAAGGCTGACTTCGTTGCTTGCCGATACCGTAGCTGCTGCTGAGTACTACATGAAAATTGTCATGAGGGATGATCCATCTTATCATGACATCTCAGATGGAATAATTCATGAACAAAGCATTGATAGGGTTAAGGATATTTTAGGTGTCTGAATGGAAACGCCACAACATTACTATGAAGCTCTGTTCTCGATGTGATAGTGTTGAGTTTATGTCAGAGCGAGGATGGCACTATTGGCGATGTGAGGAGTGTGGCGGTCGCATTCAAAAGACTGTTGAGGATAAAGAACTAATCAAGAAGTCGCAAAAGGGAAAGGGAAGAAAATGACACTTGCAATTGAAGACGTTCTAGGTGCGGTGATTGGCTACACTCATGAGGAGCTTGCCGATGCACTGATTAGCACCATCAAGTCTTATGGCTTTAGTGTAGTTGCCAACACCGATCGGTTGAGGGAACTGTCACCTGATGACCAGATGGGCCATAAGGTAGTTGTTCCTGCTGGTGTGCCAGGAGAAATCTACGACCGGGAATTGGGCGGGCCTGGTGGGTTGACTTATCACTCTGATAAGATTGTTGTTACTCGCGATGATCTTAGTTCTTACGATAGGGTTCGGGTTCTTAGTCATGAGCTAGCTCATGTTGTTCTTCACGGTAGGTTGAATGAGGGTGATCTAACCACCCATGAGAAGGTACTACTTCTTATGGGTGGTGCAGAAGTCATCACCATTAAGGGCGAGATTGAGGCAGAGCTTTCTTCGTACATGATCCTTACGTTGTATGGCATGGCTGATGGAGGTATCTCTGATGATTATATCCAGCATTACTTTGGCATGCTGCACCCTTTCTTTGCCATGAAGATTAGGGAGGATGTCAGTAAGGTTGGTGCCAAATTCATCTTTGACATCATGCCTACAATCAACGGGTATCTTCTGGATCAGAAGAGCTATTAAGTAGCTGAGAGCCAACGAGTCTAACTCGTTGGCTCGATTGTTATTTGGAAGCAAAAGGGAAAGGGATAGGTAATGAGTAGATCATGTGCTTGTACTCATTCCGTAAGCGACCACAGGACGAAGCGAGAGGATGACTTTCCGGCTGGCTCCTGTAGGCTCTGCGCGTGTAGGGCCTACGATCGTGCCACTGACAGGCCGTTCGTCTCCCCCTGGCATTGACTAAAGGAAAGGGACAATGACAAAGTACGAATCTATTAAGTCTGTTTATGGTGCGTATGGTTCAACCTCTAATCATGAGCTAAGCAAGCTGCTCGAAGATGGTTGGGAGCCATTCGCTGTAACCGGCGACACTGGGTCTACGCCTGTTGTTTGGCTTAGGTTGCCTGCTAAAGAGCAGGGATCAATTAATTTGTGATCCATAGAGCCGATTGCGATAAGCCCCATCGTTGCCCAGAATGCTGGACTATTCCTAATATCATTTGGGAAAAGCACGGTAGTGCAAAGTGGTGGTACATCTACACTTGTAGAAGTGGTCATAGATTCACCCGACTGCTGGGTAGAGATGGCAATTGGAAGATCCATTGGTACAGATTCAAGATTTGGTGGAAGCATCGAAATGAGTGACGATTACGGAACACACATTGAGGATGATGGTAGTCCTCAAATCATCGTAGTAGATGGAGAAGATCAGGGTCTATGGGTTCGTGTTGGTCCTATTTTCACTGGCGATGATGACAACCCTATTGATGCCGCGCCTGGTGTTTGGATTGATTACCAGGACACATACATGGGGTCGAAGCTAGAAGGCCCAGTGCTGATCCCTATTGATGTTTGGGATCATCTAGATACTTGGGTTAGAGCTAGAGCCGCTAAGTTTGATAAGGGTGGTTATGCGCCCCGCAGTGATATTTGATCGCGACGGTACGCTAGCGTCTGTTAAGCACGTTGCACCAACAACTAAGGACAAGGGTGCATGGGCACAGTTCAACGCTGCTCTACCCTTTGATGCACCGGTGCCGGTAGTTGCTGGACTGTTGCGAGCTATTCGACCAGACGTCACTAGAATTATGACATCTGGTCGTATGGCTGGTGACCGTGTTGGCGATGAGCATCGCTGGTATCAAATGCGCAACTGGCTAATCAAGCACGATTTACCCATTGACATATTGCTGATGCGTCAAGGTGGTGATACCCGCCTTGACTCCATCGTAAAGGAGGAGATGTATAGACAAATCTCTAAGCGTTACGATGTGCGATATGTTGTAGATGATAGACCTGCGGTAGTACAAATGTGGCGCTCGCTAGGACTGCCAGTGCTAGCGGTTACCGATCCAGGTATTCTTCCGCCTATCGCAATGATGTGAAGAGGGATAAGTGGCTGCTGCATCACTAAAGAATATTGAAGGATGGTACCAGAGTGGTATTGTCCGAGGTGCTACCCATATGTTGGTAGTTACTGATACTTGGACAATGGTAGACACTCCGATATTTGTTCTTCGATGGGATGATGTCAACGAAGTCATTGCTAAGTATCTCAAGATGGAACATACCAAGATCCAAGAGGTTTATAATCTAAGCATGTTGTGGGCAGAGCAGAATACACCGCGTGAGAAGGTGTGGAATATTTAGTACTAGCTGAGGGTAGTGGGTAGCTCAGTCCTCTAGGACGTAAGGGCCTAGACGATGTGAGCATTGATAGTGGAGCTGCGTAGGACGGGAAACCTTGACGCAGAGTAAGACGGACGGCCTATAATGGAGCGAGTCTTACGGTCTATCGATGTTCGGGGCTACCCACTGCTCAATTGTTAGTATTAACCAAGGGAAAGGGAAGTAAATGGCAAGACTAGTCATCATGATTGATGTTAAGGGCATTGACCCTACGATCATGGATCCACAGGTGCTAGCGGAAGATATCGTTATGGATGGTCCAGAGTATTCTGACGGTGTTAGATTCACCATTGCTGATAATGCTGAATGGATCGCAGAAAACGATGATCCTCTAGCGTGGCGTAGATCAATGCGGAAGCTGAGTGATAAACTGTTTCCGGACGACTAGTAATTGAGAGTGCACAGGAGGCCTGTGCATTCGATTGTTATTAGTACACAAGGGAAAGGGAAGCAACAATGAGTGAATTTAGGCCTATTGGTACCGTTGAGACTTTTCGTGGTCGACAGTATGCCCTAGATGCAGAGATGCACAGTGAGCCATTGGCCACCTGGGTTAGTGTTAATCCTGGTGTGTACACACTGTACAGTAATGGACTTAGCACTTTCTGGATGATGAAGGGTCAGATCGTTACCAACTATATGAATCGTATGGGAGACGGTATGTTTTCCGTAGGTGGCCCAATGACTGACGATAGTCGTCCTGAGGTTGTGTTCCCATCTAGAGTCTTTGGGATCGATGAGTGGGATGACTTTGTCAACCGGGACGTAACCACCAGGGAAGGTCACCCAGAGCAGCGAGTTCGCATCCTGATTGATCAGGCAGCTATTGATGGATACGCTGCAATCGATAAGCTTAAGGAGTCAGATGGCTGAGCAGCAGAAACTTATTTACACCATTGATGGTGAGCCGTACGTGGGTACTTTGCATAGCTATGCTAATGCCCTAAAGAACGGATTCTACACAGGAGTAGAGATCAGTGATGGTGTTTGGATCGTTGAGTATGGTCACATGCGATTCATTGAGCCTACAGAACAGGCATCACAAGGTGATGATTATCTCATTCGAGAGCTGACATTGCCTAACGGTGAGTCGGCTAGGTATAGGGTAGACCTACGTGGCTAGAAATGTAGCTATCGTTTTTAGACTAGCGGAAGATGTTACCCCAGAAATCTTCTCTGCTAAGGTGTTTCATACCTTGGTAGCAAATGGTGTTCTTCGAGAATATGAAGGACTAGAAGAGCTACATAGCGGTTATAAATGGACAATCAACCCTCATCAGGTTGAGGAGATTATGACCGCTGTCGATACCTTCATGACATCGGTGAGAGGTAAGGATGACTGATCATACGAAGTGGGAAGATATTAAGGCAGATAGAACCAAGCCGGGATACGTAGTTTGGACTGGCAAGAACGCTGAGGAAGTTGAGGCGTTCGCTACTAATGCTAATTTTGGCTTTGTCATTGGTTCCTATAGGACCAATAGACGGCCGCCATTTCACAAGCTAATTGCTAGAATTGCCGCCAAGCTCGAAATTTTCTCTCTTGGTGGTGAAGATAAGCGACTTCTTGAAATCTTTCCGGATCGTAAGGAATCCCGAGAGGAAATTGAGAAGGAAACCGAAAAGATCATTAGCGTAACTGGTAAGCTAAACGCTGCGTACAGTCGCATTGAATTTGTTGATACAAAGATGATGCGGAAGATTCGTGAGCTATTCAATGAGGCTGATGAGGGTGATTATGTACCCTGGCACTGGACACTCGCTAGTCCTGGTGACAGAATCTACCATGATGGTACGGTAGAGAAGCCTGCCATGAGTAGAATTCGCACGAACCTAGAAGAAAGACGAGGTTCAGAAACCTAGAGTGTGGTTACTAGCTATATTAATTGGCGGTGTAGCAATGGCCGTAATGGTTTTTATGGTGGTACACTCCATTGTAAAAAGGTAATGATTGAGGGTGCACAGGGGAACTTGTGCATCCAATTGTCATTATCAATAGGGAAAGGGAAAGTATGGAGGAATTTAAGATAGGGGACATCGTTGAGGTAGATGGTGAAACTGTCTATCATATGCACGAAGATACACTCCGAGGAACTATCGAAAAGATTTCCCCGGGGCTATTTGATATTCCTCTTTACCTAGTTCAATTTAGGGATTTCACTTTTTGGCTCTATGCTCATCATTTGACTGAGGTTAATTAGCATGAGTGATCTTGACGTACAAGTTGAGGGTCTAGCTAGACTCAATTCTAATTGGGATAGTCATGGTGGCACACCACCTACCCATGAAGCTATTAAAACTCTATGTAATATAGTCTTTGTGCCACTGCCCAATGGTGGTATTCAGGTTGAGATAGATGATGGTGATGTCTACGTGGAGACTGAGATTGCCCCGGATGGGAATATAGTCTACACCATGAAGTTTAGCAAACACAAAGGAAAGTGAGGTGATAACAAAATGAAGTTAAAGAAAGGTGATCGTGTCGAGCTTCTAGACAAGTTCAGGAACGCCCCATTCCAGGGACATACTGGAACCGTGCTAAGGCGCGGCAAAATTGGTCGAATGTGGCATGTCAAGTTAGATATGCCTGGCTTAATGGGGCAGACAATGGCTAGGGTTCCAACTAGTGGCCTACAGAAGATCCAGCAGGCCTAGCGAATTCAGGTGCCCCGGAGCGACGCATGGCACCCCCTACGTTGCCTCCTAAGGCTCTCCCAGAGGTCGGAAGGTCCGAGAGTGCCGGGAACCCTGATTCGGCCGCATTGGCCCCTAGAATGCCCCAGAATCGATTTGGTGGACGGAGCGTGAGATCGAACTACGGAACGTGTGATTCTAGTGCTAGCTAAGAGCTAACAAGTTCAAAACAAAAGGACAACCTTGTTGGCTCGATTGTTACTACTAGATATAAGGAAAGGGGTAGCGATGGATGACGAAAAGGTAAATGCACTAGATAGGGAAGCTAGATCTATTGAGTACCTAGCCGAACGGCTAAAAGAAAGCCTTGATCGTGCACCTATTGGTATCTTGCCCAGGCAGGATATTGATACAATCTTGCACCATGCCAAAAGAATTCAGACGACGTTATATGATAACCTAGACGAAGATCTAGGTGAACCAGCACCAACACTGGTACCTGTTAAAGTTCGAGTAGAGTTGACGAAGACAGATACTGGGTTTGTCACTGTTGAGATTCTTGATCCAGTTAGTGTTCATGAGGTAATGGAAGCTACCAAAGAATACTTCGCCATTGATCCTCTAGCGGTGTATGAAGTCGAAGAGGGTTCATGGGAAGTGTTAGATTGGAATGAGGTTGAAAGTATCTGATCATCTTGTAGAGCACGCCTTGATCGTCTTTCAAGGGCAAGCATTTGAAGGTGGCGACGCAAGAGATAATGCTAGAGAAGCAATGAGGATGGCACTAGAAGCAGTAATTAAAGATCTTGCTGCGTTACTCGGGTACGACGAAGAGTCTTAGCCGTACAAAAGCACCCTGTGAAATATTCACAGGGTGCTTTTGTACGGCTAAAACTAAAAAAGCCTACTCGTTCTCATTTGAGGGAGTAGGCTCGTGTCCAGGGTTAGGCTGTGTGTTAGGATTGGGATTTGGCTCCGGAGTAGGGTTATCCGGGAAATCTGGATCGGTAGTTTCCTTAACAGGAGGGCCGTCCGGAACTGGTGTATCGCGTACAGACATCAGAACCTCATTCCTTTAATAAAGGTTAGTTCCACCCGCTCTGTACTATGTACCCAGGAACTAGCTCATATATACCCGGTCCTTAACGGCTGCGCCGACTCGGCTCGCAGTCAGGTATAATGAGGGCCTAGAACGTCAAAGCCCCCCGTCCTGTGCAACCAGGTCCGGGGGGCGTGCCGAGCACCACAGGGAAAGGGTTAATCCGCAATGCTCGACAAGGAAGATGATACCGGGAATGGGGGCACGTCCACCATTCCTGGGAGTTTCCTCGTAAACTCGTTTCCTCGTAGCACACCGACGCTCGCCGAGGAGGCCTTCCATGGCCTGGCGGGCGACATTGTGCGTACTATCGAGCCTCACTCGGAAGCCGATCCCGCTGCACTACTACTTCACTTTTTGGTATTTTACGGTAATGCGGTAGGTAACGGCCCTTATATCGAGCTAGGCTCTGATAATCAACCGTCACGTTTGTTCGCAGTGGTCGTTGGTGATGCTGCATTGGGGCGTAAGGGTACGGCTGGCTCAGAAATTGAGCGTCTTATGAGGGATGCTGATCGTAAGTGGTACAATCGTGCCCTTACTAGTGGTCTTCAATCCTCCGAGGCTATCGTAACTGCCGTTGATGATGAGATGGGGCAAAGCAAGGACTTGCTAATTTATTACTCTGAGTTCGGTGGACTTTTGTCTGCTATGAATCGGCGTGATAACATCTCTGATACCCTTAAGCTTGCCTATGATGGTAAGACGCTTAAGATTCGTACTAAGCATCATAATGGTTGGCGTACTGCGTCGCATGCTCACATTTCGGTGATGGGTCATGTGACTCCTAGTATTCTGGCTGATCGACTGTCTAGTGCAGAAATTGCTAGTGGTTTCGCTAATCGTTTCATTTACTTCGCAGTGGAAAGGTCAAAGCTGCTTTCTCGGCCGAGGCCTATCCCGGAGGAGACTCGCGAATCGATGGCTGATAGGGTAGATGAATCTCTGTACTGGGTTAACGACTTCGTATTTGCAGGTGTTGATCCTATTAGTGCTGATCTTTATAGGCATTTCGGAAGAAAGCCTAAGCGAGAGATGCATCTTAGCGATGCTGCCTGGGACTATTGGGACGAGCTTTATCTTGTGCTAAGTGAGAAGCGCCCCGGTGTTGTGGGTGAACTAATGGGTCGTGCCCCGGCTAATGTTATCCGCCTTGCATTGATCTATGCTCTACTAGACAAATCCATTGTAATTGACGTGCCTCACTTGAAGGCCGCAAAAGCTGTTATGGACTATTCTGAGGAATCTATTGCTCAAGTCTTCGCAGGCATCACTGGCGACCACCAGGTAGACAGAGTACTATACGAGCTTTCTACGGCTGTAAACCAGACTCTAAGTCGTAATAACATTCTTAATATCTTCAATAGAAATCTTTCTGTTGCTCAAGTTACTAAGGTTATCGAACGACTTATGGAAACTGGCCTAGTGACTCATACAAGAGGCACCACTGGGCCACGTGGAGGGCGTCCTCCGGATCTCTACACCCTTACGAGGGAACGAGGGAACGAGGAAACTACCCTTGAAATCCCAGAGCCAAAGTAGGCATACTCTCTACAGATTGTTTGGGGGGACTGGTGAACTGTTATATATTGGAAGAACGATTAGTCCACGTCTTAGGCTCAAGCAACATGAAGCCACCAAAGATTGGTGGGACGAGGTTGCATTCATAACGTTAAAGAAATTCGGTACACTAGAAGAACTAAGTGATGCCGAGTTTACTGCTATAAATACAGAGAATCCGAAATTCAATGCGGCCAAAGAACTTTTTGGGGAATTTGCCAATCTTAATTTTCCAGAGAAGGAGAATGACAAGTGAACATCGGTGAAGAACAAAACCCTATCGAAGTGCCTGAGCCGCTGAGTCCAGAGCGAGAGCCGATTAAGGAACCTTCTCCTCCGGTTAAGGAGCCAGTTCCGGCTAAGACGGTTTATGCCAACGAGGTACCCTTTGTGCGTCCAACGGTAACTATTAGTTAGTAGTACTACCTAAGAACTAGCAAGCTAGGCTTGCTAGTTCGACTGGTAATATTACAGAAAGGGAAAGGGATGAAATGGAAAAGGGTCCTATTGAACTCACACCATGGTATGTGATAGCCATTATTGATCGGGAAGTTAACTCTGACGAAGAAGCCTCACTAGCCAAGCTAAATATATCCATCGTTGCTCATGATGATGGACATACGGCTATAACAGGGCATCACACTACCGCAACCATTGCGCTCGCGGTAGTAGCTCACTTCGTCACGATCGAAGCTGCTATTAAGACCCCAGATCGAAAGTATGAAATTACTGAAGTCAGGGCATGGCCAAAGGATCAAGTATTCTGATGATTAAATGGGATGTTATCCACGTATTTGAAGGTAGAATGACCAGCGATCAAAAGGATGCAGTTAACAACCTTTCAGTCGCTACCGGCGTGTACAATGCTAGCGGTGATAGAAGCATCATTGGTATGCATATCATAGCTGAGTACGCTACGATAGCTGCGATGAGGGCTGGTGAGCTTATCCGGAACACTCTGGATAGAGAGCACTTAGATGTGCACTCAATCACTATTAAGCGTGCTTGATGGATAATCGACGGTTCATACCTCTAGCAGTCCGCAGATGGATAATAACTGTAGCTGGCACTATCGTGCTGATATCGCTGGTTGTATATTCTGGACTCCTAGCTTTCGTTACTATAATAGCTACCATTCTTACGATGGCGGCTGTTATGAGCTTAATTGTAGATAGGGGTAAAAATGAGGCATGACAAAGTAACAACTGTCCATGCTACAACTGCCCCACCTGAACCTAGCCAAGCTGAGATTGAGCATGTACGTAGATATATGGACGGTGAGCTTTGTGATTCCTGTTGGGCTGAACTATCTTTAGAAGAACGTCAAAGTGATTGGACAATCTTCTGGCGAAACAAGGGTAGTGAAGGTCCGTATCAAGCTTGTTTCAAATGCTATGATGACAAGCTTGAACTGACGGATTTCGGTCAATAAAAGCGGAAAGGGATTTAGTATGAGCGAAGATGTTGTTAAAATTCCAGACACCGCTGAGCCTATGCTTGGCTTTCGTGTTTGGAGGTTCCGAGAAGATGATTTGACGCTATGGTCTGTGACTAAGGGTAATCCCAAGGATGTAGACAAGAAGCGAGAGCTTCTTAGTGGCACTACGCCAAATGGTTATTGGCCTAAGAAGATGGGTCCTATGGGAACCTCAGTTCTTGAGGCCAAGTGCCTGGCTAATAACGACCATCATGTGCCGGACAAGAACTGCACATGTGGAATCTATGCCACCTATGACAGCGCGGTTATTGCACAGTACATTCTACAAGGCCCTGTGCTAGGCCTTGTCCAGGGGTATGGGACGGTCGTTCCCGGAGAGGCGAACGACGAAACCCTGGGCGGATTCCGGGCGGAGAAGGCTAAGCTGGTGGCGCTGTTCGAGATTTCTCCGGACTTCACCATTCCCCGGAGACAGCTTCACAGGGTGGGACAGGAATATGGTGTTCCTGTCATTGTCCCCTGGTCTGTACATGCTGGCGATTATGCCGCTGCGGTTCGTGAGAACACTTTGGTGTCATTGGCCAATGCAGCGCGGGCGCAGTGGTCACCAGGTGAGCTTGACTAATGAGAGTGCGAAACAATAAGAATAAGCCTCATCAGCACAAATGGTCTAGATGGCTTGTTGATTTCGTTATCATGAACTTAACTATTCACAAAATCCGATATCGTGATTGCAAGTGTGGAGCACTTCAAAGACATGACATCACCACAGGCGAAATCACCATTTGGGAATCTGATGGTGTGAATTCTGGTCTGTTGGATAGAGGCATAACTAGGCAGACTTATGAAGAACTAGATGGGCCTTGGTAATATGAGAACAGAGAAAATCAAGCTCGACTACGAAGGCCTTCGATGGGATGGTACCATCGAAGGCGCGAGGGAAATTTGCGTTGCTATCGAGGATACTAAGCCCTCGTGGGATATTAGGGAGTCGCCTTATAGCAAGTTTGATGAGGCTACTACTTTAACTCTGACGATTGTCGAGATACTTTTCGGTTCTGGCTCTAGATCATGGGAACTTAAGGCTGGAGATTTGCTAGCCTGTTGCGCCGTTGATGGGACGCTAAGACCGGAGAGAGTAATCAAGGCTCACGAAGTTTAGTGAGCCATTTGCGGGTGTAGCTCAGTTGGATAGAGCACTTGATTACGGATCAAGGTGCCGGGAGTTCGAATCTCTCCACCCGCGCTAAAAAAGGATTTGACGATGTCATATAAAGGGGTAGTTTATTTTTATGTAGCGTTTCTAGTAATTGAGTTATTATATCTAATACTAACTATATCAATGCTGTTCCTTACGACCATTGTCGTAAGGCGCAGAAGAAAGTACGTTCTACTTGAATTGGAAAAGATTCAAATAGATCCAATCAGTAGATACTTGTATATCAAAAAAGCTAAGTATCCTAAGAAAATATTGGGGAAAGACGATGCTATCGAATGACGAAATCGAATTCGTACTCCATGGTGAATGGCAAGAGTCTCGTAGTACACCGTGCGCTGAATGTCCATGGCGACGCGCGTCGGTTCCGGGACACACAGGGCCTGTCGAGCCAGAATCTTGGGTAAACCAGGCCCATGCTGATGGACCTATTCATTGCCATCAGACTATCGCTGAGCATGACATGAGCTTGGACGATTCCCGGCTACGTCAGTGTGCTGGTGCTGCACGATTCAGGGCTAATGTATGCAAGACGCCACGTAATCCAACGGCTGCAAAGGGTCCAGCTGATAGAGAGAAAATCTTTGTATCGAACAAGGAGTTCTTGGATCATCATGGCCGGTGACATTGTTCCGCGCAATGATGAAATCATTAACAGAACACGCAACCGATGAAGAGTGAATTCAAGGATCAGTACCCTGGGTTCACCATCATATGTGACAGATGTGATAATCCAGATGTGTACATTAGATCTACTCTTGGTGGTAGATGGGCCTGTGTCAGGTTGTATTGTGATTATTGTAAGAACGAGGTAACTGTTACAGTACCCTAAGCGGGTGTAGCCCAATTGGCAGGAGGCGCGACATTCAAACCGTCGACAGTGTGGGTTCGAATCCCATCGCCCGTACGTTAACGAATATTTTCTGGGGCATAAAACATGGCTTACAAAAACTTAGATTCCCAAAGAGAATATCAACGCCTATGGAATAGGAATAGGCGTATACGCTGGTTAGCGGATAATGGGCCATGTACAGATTGTGGTACGTGGGAGGAACTCGAAGTAGACCACGAAAATGCAAAAGAAAAAATCACGCATAAGGTGTGGTCATGGTCCGAACTTAGAAGAAACCAGGAACTAAGTAAATGTGTGGTTAGATGTCATGATTGCCATGCTGCTAAGAGGATCGTTAATAGAGAATACGCATACGGTGAAAATCATGGTAATGCCCAGCTGACAAATAATCAGGTTATAGATATAAGAAGAAGAGTTGCCTCCGGAGAGCGCCAAGTGGATCTAGCGAAAGAATTCGGAGTTAAAAAGAATACTATTTGTGATATTATTAATGGGCGCACGTGGAAAACCGTGTGAAGGTACGTACTATGAAGTATAGAACAATGCTTCTTTCCAGTCAGTGTCTAGCGCAAGTCGTTCTGCTGGGTACAATAACTGTCGGACTCGGAATAGCAACTATTAAATGTCTCCGTACGAAATTCTATTAAACATAATCATACCCATTGAAGCACTAGTAATGATAGTGGTAATTGGGTCAGTGGTGCATAGTGATGTCAAATACCATATGGAGCAGAAAAAGAAAAAGCGTAGAGCAATATATTACGCCAGACGAGATCCATTTAGCTATGAATTATATAAGCGCTTTGGAAGATTACCTGAGGGGGCGTAGCCCAATGGCAGAGGCAATAGGTTGAGGGCCTATCCAGTGTGGGTTCGACTCCCACCGTCCTCACGGTAAAATGGTTTAAGCAACACTCTCTAATCGACCTACCTATCCGGAAAGGCTGGCTATGACTGCGGTCGTGCTTGCCATGATGGCTTTAGTAGTATCCATAATTGCTGCTCTATGTGCTATTATTCAAACATATAGAGAACGCAACAAGGACCAAGGTGGGGGCGTATGATCAGGAATGTTGGGTCTAAATTTGGGGTGGTAGAGAAGTGGACTTACATGATCCTCTTTTTCATACCGAGTGTTATACTATGGGCATACTTCCGACTTTTTGATCGAGAGCGGTTACAGAGTGGTCATGAATACACTGACTACTGGATATCCATATACGTACGCGTGTCCGTAGCCATCGAGCTGACCTTGATATTATGGGTCCTACTAGTGATCTTTGGAGACTGAGCATGTCCAATGAAGATGTTAGCGCTGGGTTAGCTGTTTATGGTAACATCATCAAACGACTTCTCTCCGGCTGGATACCTAATCATAAGAGCGGTGTTTTAGTACATCAGTGGTGGCATCCTCATAAACCAAATAACTATATAGATCCGATGTCCGAAGCTGAGTTCCTAATTCTTGATGAATTAGAGCATGAATTGGACACGGAAACAATCAAGGGACTGAAAATAAATGAATGAGACCCAATTCGAGCTAATTTGTGAGCGTGTCCATTATACATGGATAGATAAGAAACTGAAGCAGGGTATCATATCACGCCGCGCTGAAGATGGCGAAGAGTTGATGGTTGGATACAAGAGACTATCTGAAAAGGCTAAAGATCTCGATAGAGATACAGTTCGTACGGTTTTAGACGCAGTAGATGAGCTAGATGAGCTAGATCTATGAGCAGTGTCTATGAGCATTATCTTCCTCTTGCTTTTCCATACCGACTAGAAGCCCACAAGGATACAGTTGATGACTTAGTCAGGCAACTAATATCTTGGACTAGGTCCGACACACCTGTTGGCTCTAGCTTCGCTGTAACAGTCGAGCGCGCACCAGAGCGTACCTACCTATGGTTGAGTAGGGTGAGTGCTGATTTTATCAGAAAGTATCTAGTAGATGATATAATCGTATCAACCGTAGAAACTAGAGAGTGACATGCGCGAAGATCCGAAGTTCCAGTGCTCTTGTGTGGTATGTCCATGCGAATACCCAGTTTTCAATGAGAACGTTTTTTGTCAAAAATGTACTATTGGGTATCATGTCCTAGTAGATCTCGGACGTGACCCAGGGGAATCGGACTAGTAATGCCTACTGTAGAAACAGGAAACCCCAAGCTGCTATCTTGGGCATCAGACCAGGACGGGGCCGTGCTAGCACAGGCCTCTCGTAGCGCGAGCTTGCCTATTGTCCATGGACATGTGGCACTTATGCCGGATGCACATATCGGCTTTGGTGCAACGGTAGGTTCTGTTATACCTACAGAGGGTGCGATTATTCCCTCTGCTGTTGGAGTTGACATTGGTTGCGGAATAATTGCAGCTAAGCTACCACTAACGTCTGCTGCGCTTGGAGACAACCTAGAGCGCCTACACACAGTGGGATTGCTCGCGCTGTACCGGCTGGTGTTGGCCAGGGTCATAACAAGATAGTACATACCACAGATCACGAGCATTTCCCAAGGGCTATTTCGCACACGCTTCATGACCACAAGACTCATGGTCCTCTTAAGTCTTTGTGGGCTAGAGCTGAGCACCAATTTGGTACGTTAGGTTCAGGCAATCATTTCATTGAGATCAGTCTTGATGAAGCTGATGGTGTTTGGGTTGTACTGCACAGTGGGAGCCGTAACGTAGGCAAGGAGCTTGCTGAGCTACACATTGATGTAGCTAAGGGTGTCATGAAGGAATTGCACGTTAAGATCCCTGACACTGACCTTGCGTACCTTATTCAGGGTACAGATGAATTTGATCATTACATTGCTGATATGCTATGGGCACAGGAGTACGCTCTAGGCAACCGCCGAGGTGATGATGGATGCCGTACTAGATGAGGTTATGCACCATTTGGGGGTTAGATTCAATCCTCATTCTCGTAGTACACCTCGTATCAATTGCCATCACAACTATTCTGCTTTGGAGTACCATGATGGTAAGGAGTTGTGGATCACCCGCAAGGGTGCAATCAAGGCGAGCATAGGAGATCCAGGAATCATCCCTGGTTCGATGGGAACCAATACCTATATCGTTGAGGGTCTAGGTAACTCGCTGAGCTATGAATCGTGTAGTCATGGCGCTGGTCGTCGGATGAGCCGTGGTCAGGCTAGGCGCTCGCTAGACGTTGAAACCGACCTTATGGGTGCAATGGCTGGTAAGGTCTGGAACAACAGTAAAAAGCTAATTGATGAGGCGCCAGGCGCTTATAAGGATATTGACCAGGTCATGAAAGATCAAAGCGACTTGTGTGTCATCAAGCATACGCTGAGTGCAGTACTTAATTACAAGGGACACTAAATGGACGTAGTAGAATCAATCGTCAATTCATGGACAGTGTTTGAACACATTAGACGTGTAAAACGCTGGAAGGATGACGATTTAGCTTGGATCAAGATGTCACAAGATGCTCTACAGGATAGTCTTGGGCAATTGATTGGTAGAGATAAGGCTGTTAAGCGCATAGCTAATGCGCGCATCGCTCTTCGTGAGTGGCATGAAGAACAAAATCAACCAGTAGATGAGGGGCCTAAAAAACAAAATGAAGTTCCATGAGGATCATACCTTACCTGAGAATTACGAGGTGTGGGTGTTTGGCAGCAACCTAGCTGGTGTTCATGGTGGCGGTGCCGCTAAGGTGGCTCGTGAGCAATTTGGTGCCAGATTGGGTATTGGTGTAGGAATTATCGGTCGGACGTATGCCATTCCTACTAAGAATGAGCTTATAGATACGATGTCTCTTAATGAGATCTTGCCCTATATCGATCAGTTTGTGCAGTTTACTCACGACAATCCAACCGTGGATTTTTTCGTCACAAGAGTAGGCTGTGGCCTTGCTGGTTATCGAGACGACCAGGTAGCACCCTTGTTCTATGGCGCTAATAATGCTAATTGCAACTTCCCGGAAGAATGGCAAGATTATCTTTTAGGTGAGAATGCCAGCGCCAACGCCGATGTACTCAAAAGGTTGCTACAGAATGATGAGGGATCAAATGAGTGACGACCCGTGGAAGTCAGAAGAAGCACAAGCGTGGGTGAAACACATCGTTGATGATGTTCTGCCAAACATGGAAGACTCATCATTTGTGATATCTATCACACCTAGTGATGAAGGTGATGTTAAATATTGGGTAGAACTTGGCGCATCTATCATGATGAACAAGCCTATCTTGGTAGTCGCCGTAGATAATAGGGATGTGCCTGATAAGCTGCGATTGGTAGCTGACGAGATAGTTATTCTTCCTGGTAAACTCAGCAAGGATGAGCCCTCACTTAATGCGGCTATTGAGCGTATGAAGGCCAAGATTGATGCTGAAGATAACTCATGATCATAGGAACCAACTAGTCGAAGTTGGTCATTTACTACTAATGATTGCTACTGATCAAGGATTTCGCAAGTCTGTGAAATCTGATTCATGAGTACTGTACATTACGTTATCTTACTTATCGTCCTAATTATTTGTGGTATCTCTGCGGTTACGGGAATAATTATAGAAGGCATAAATCGTAGGCGAGAACGCAAGAGGTCGAATCATGACGAAGGTGGTCAATCTAAAAGATGAATCTTTTGATGTATACATAGGTCGAGCTAATCCAACCTATGGACTAGATAGATCTGTATGGCGTAATATCTATACCATCAGAAAAGATGGCAATAGAGAAGAAGTCATCCAGATGTACGAAGTCTATGTTCGTAGTAATCCTTACTTGCTAGCGCGCTTGTCTGAGCTGCGCGGCAAGACATTAGGTTGCTGGTGCGCTCCCTTGCCTTGTCATGGGGATGTATTAGTTAAGCTCCTACAAGAGCTTGATGAGGGCAGGTTAGAGATGTGACTGAACTATGTCGCCGGTGTGGTGTAAAGCCAGGCACAGAACGGTTTTACACACCTAACCCCAAACAGCCATACCCGGCATTAGCCGGGATGCAGGTGAAGTTCTCACTCAAAAGAACTGTTGGCTGCGATACTTGTTGGGCAGAGTTTGAAGACGAGATCAAAACATACATATCAACATATGACGAATGACTTCCTATTCAACCTATTACTCAAATTCATAGGATTTGTGATAATGTGCGGGGTTCTCGGATTAACGTTCGAGCAATCGCTAGGCATGTTAATCGCATTATTCCTGATGACATCCGAATTCAAGGTTAAGTGAAATGAGGGGGAGCTTAGCTCCCCCTCATTCCTTTTTATTTAAGAATTAGCGTGTGGTGGACCATCAACGCTACGAACATCACTTATGGCGTTCATAACATGGCCACGAGGTCGAGGCCTACGAGATTCCCGTGAATAAATCTCGTTAGCTCGAAGACTACGCTCTGTAGGACTAACGTTAGTATCAGTTACCCACTCAATTACAGCCTGATCATCTTCGATATCAGGTTGCTTGTCCTTGGTATCTTTACCGGCCATGGCTTACAGCTCCTTGACTTGTGGAGTAAAGCTAGCTACTTCGTATGTTCTACCCCAGGAACCGCGGCCGAACCAGCGCCCGGCCAGGAAGGCGAACAGGCGTTCGGGATAAACGAGGTTTACGAACCGTCTCTCTACTGTTATCGTACGACGGCATGCCGGTTCCCTACGGATGGATGCTCGCCACGATCGCTGCTCTTCGCGCCCGGGGACAGAGCGAGGTTCAAACTAGGGATTCATTGGGGGAATTGAAAACATTCAAAGACCTAGAAGGTGCTGCCGCGTACGCACTGATCAACCAAGATGTATGGAAAATCAGTTATAGCGAACGGGACGGAAAGAGGCGTAGATTCGTTCGGTGCGGGTGCGAGTGCAACTACTTCTACGAAGAAGCGTTGGATAAGATCATCCTAGACCAAATAGCTAATCTAGAGAATGGTTGACAGCGGCAGGTACATAACAGTAAGAAGAACACTGACCCTCTGTCGCACCTGTGAGCGCGTTGAGTTCATGGTGGAGGCTGGGCCGTTCTTCTGGCGTTGTAGTGAATGCTACCAATTGCAGGCTAAGGAGCTTGATTGATGAGCTGGCTTTTAACAGTACTCTGTATAGGCGGTGCGAGTTGGGCACTCCTAGACAGCATTGTGAATTTCCATAGTCAATTCATGGATAGCCTCTTGGGTGAGCAGACAAAGATCACTCCTACACATCAGGTTTATGTTTACGTTAGAAATGACAAGGATCTCAATTACTTCAAGGAAATTGAAGTTACTAGAAATCTGGGTACATCTAACTATATTCGGTTCCTAGATGGATTGATTTCTAGGACTGATGGTAATAGAGGATATTGGGTTGATCATTTTGATGCTGATCAGGAACATCATTATATGAAGTTCGGAGATTAATGCGTAGTAGTTATCTACCTACATGTTGTAAATGTGATAGTGCTGCATCATGGACAGATAATGGTTGGCGTTACTACTGCCCTAAGCATAGGCACGACTTCTGCGAACCACTAACTAGTCATACAATTAGTATGAGAAATGCAGCAATGACAATTCTAAATGAGCGGAAAGAAGATGGCTGAACTAACATCAGAAGAAGTAACTGACATTTTTAGTGAGGTTTATGATGAGCATGGGGATCTAGAAGTAGAACTTTCTATAGGTGGTGTTCGTAGGTTTCGTACGAGCATGCTCGAACAGCACAGGAGTAGGATCCGCGAGCTGCTTCTAGACCTTCCTGACCTCTTTATGAAGTCAAAGGGTGGTGGCTGGTCATTCCTTAATGCTTGTGATAATAAGGATGGGAATCAGTGGACTGGACTACACATGGTTATGGGGCAACTCTTTGGAATGGGTGAGGCCCTCGGGTTAGTCGAATCTCTACTGCCCAAAGAAATGTGGAGTGCGCTCCCCGGCGGAATGCCTTACTACGTAGTCGATGACACCTAACAGATTGATTGAATTGGTAAATCTAAATAACCTCGTTTTCGTAGATGTAGAGGCCACAGGAAGATCTCCGTGGTCCGGCATCATGACCGAGTTTGGCGCTGTACACTATACGAGTCGAGAGACTTTCCACGGGGTGCTCGTTGACTCTGAACCAAGTAAGGAAAATCCAGCCATCCCCAGCATTATTCTTGGTGGCACTGAATATGACGCCGAGAAAGTCATGTCTGAATTTGTTCAATGGCTAGGGAATCTGACTGCTCATAGGCCAGTATTCGTTAGTGATAATCCGGCATATGACTTTCAGTGGATCAATTACTACACTGATAAGTACCTAGGGTTAAATCCTTTCGGGTACTCTGGTAGACGCATTGGTGATTTTTGGGCAGGTTATAAGAATGATTTTGGAGAGGCTCAGTCTTGGAAGCAACTGCGTAAGACCAAGCATGATCACAATCCTGTGAATGATGCTATGGGTAACGTTGAGGCTTTCGAGGAGATCCTGAGAAGAATCAAAAATGAAGCTTAGGGCATTCGTCGTAGAGGTAGTTTGCGCGCTGGTGCTCATGGCTATCGGAATGTGTATAGGAGTCGTCCTAGACCCATTTATGAATGGGAATGCCGAGGACCCAGCAGAAGAGGAAGAGACGGAACGAGTAGAAGTAGAAATTCCACCTATCGAAGAATCGATAGTGTGGATGCTAAATGAAGACGGTAGTTGGACATGCATTCCTGGCGGCCCAGAAGCAAAGTCTATGAAGGTGTGTGATGGAGCAGTCCCATAAATGCGAAATATGTAATGGTACCAGATACGAGTTCCGGGATTATCACACACTGACTATTGAGCCATGCCGCGCATGCTCTGACTCTGATGAGGATGATTAATGAGTACCACGGAAAACCCTGAGCTATCAGAACTCGCATTTAGAAATCTTGTCGATAGAAGAAAGTTTATAACAAACATTCTCTTGGATATAGCAATTTTGGTGGCTGTTTTGTCTTTTGCGGGCGGCGCCACATATATGATTATTAATTATCAAAATACCGAACGAGACACAAAAGTAAGTAGGATCGAGCAGTGCAGATCTATTGAAGATACTATTGACAGGTCGAAATGCATTCGGGGCTCTTAAGTAGGGAGAATCAAATGGATGATGCTGATCGTGCTACCCTTAAGATGCGTCTGGCATGGTATAACTCTGAAGATAGTAAGAGGCGAGAACTTCTTCGAGTATTACATGATGATTTTGGCATGTCTGTCAAAAATATCGGGATACTACTGGGCCTCACTAATGGGGAAGTTCGTTACGCTTACTGGAAGCATATAACGAGTGTAGCGTGAGGGAAAGAGTCACAGAATCCACGTACGTTGAACCTCACATTGTAACTAGATATATCGTAACCTGTGACGAATGCCCATTCGAGGTAGATTTCTCTACCGAAGAGTTCGCTCAACAAGTTGCTTCCACACATAAAAAGGTTCATTTGAATGGCGTTTTCGACCAAATTTTTACTGGGACTAACCCGGCGTGGTAAGAAGTGGCATATTATCGGCATCAGCGAAAAGAGATTTAATAATGAATTAGCTGTATACGGCAGTGCTATATCGTACTGTGACTCAGAAGTAATTGACCTAGTGACAGATGAATCGGGTAAGCCACGTTATTTTCCACCTCATGACATATTCAATATGTGTGTGAATTGTGTCAAGTCTAGTGGGATTGATGAAAACGAAATAGGTGAGTTAAATAAGACGGCATAAAGGAGGTTCCGGAGTGATTAGTGCTGTTGATCTAGTCGGAGCCAAGAAGGACAAGGGATTTGGGGTAAACAGAGTTTGTGCTGAAGATGACTGCCAAACCGTACTTAGTCGATACAACCAAAACGATAAGTGTTCGCTACACTTTAGTGTTTGGATGAATCGATGATAGATAATCTTGATAGCCTAGGAAGATTCATTGCCCGGGCAGTAGCTGACGAAGATACCAGTGGCGGTATTGACATGGTCAGAACCTACGGCGTAGTAGCTAACCTTATTCATATCACATTAACTAATGGAAAAATATTTTCGATAGATATCTATTCCGCCGAAGAGAAGTAACAACCAACTAGCCCCTATAGCCCAATTGGCAGGAGGCAAGGGACTTAAAATCCTAACAGTGTGGGTTCGAATCCCACTGGGGGCACAGGAGGTTCGAAGTGCATACATATACACCGGAAGGAAAACGCTGTACCACCTATGTTTCTCCATTTGAGGATAGCATAGGTGGTTACTCACACGAACCATGTTTGGAATGTGGTACCTCCTGGTATGGTCACAACAATATTGGGCCTGGGTGGAGAGCCAGATCAGAAGCAAGAAAAATTCAATTGGGGTTGTATCCACATATCGTATTAGGAGAAAATTGATCAAGCGAATCTTAATTCCTACCGCTATCGCTATCTTTGCACTCGTCATAACGGCCTGTGAGCCAGCCGTCAAGGCTCCTCCGGTGCCGGATAGGGTCGCCATGGCAGGGGATAGCATCCTCTGGCAGGCCGCTTTGTACGGTGGTGATCTCCATGGCGCGGATCTCGACGGGAAGCTGTATCCTGGGTGGGAGTTCCGTCAGCCGCTCCCCCGGGTGATCCAAGACGTGGCCGGAGCTGAGACGAGTCCAGACGTGTTAGTCATTGCTCTGGGCCAAAATGCTAGGGATGTTTATGGCTCCATTGAGTGGAGCGAACTTACTAGCTTGGCTTTCTCGCCGCATGACGATGCTTGTGTCGTGTTGGTGAAGCCTCATATTGGATCAAGTAATCCAACGTATGTGGATAACTTGACGAGAGTTCGCAACGACATGCAGTCGATTGCGAACTCACGGCCAAATACCCCGATCGTTGATGTTACGGATCTATATACAGCACACCCAGAGCACCTAGCTGCCGATGGTGTGCACTTAAATGTGCCAGCTAACTGGAACGATTGGATTCTTAATCCAATTTCGATTCCAGCAGCAATCGACTATGCCAACCTGATCTGGTCCGGCGTAGAACAATGTGGGTAAGCTTTGAATACCGTGTTAGGGGAGCATCAACTCCCCTAGCATGGGGTAAAGCACAAGTGCTGCCAACTATAGGTCACACTGTAGTAATCAATGGTAATCCATGCCTAGTAGAAGACGTTGTCTGGTACTTAGGTGAGGATGACGTGCGAGTGATTCTCTATGTAAAACCATTATAGGTGAGAGGAGGTGGAATTTGAGTAAGACTAAGATTGTCGTTTGGTCCATATTGGGGGTTGTCCTAATTGGCCTCGCTAGTTGGGGAGCATATGAGCTAGGATGGTTCCTAGAGGCCGAGAATACAGAGCGGCAGGTCCAGATTGACAATAATAACTCTGGTACCCAGACTGCCTGGCAGGATAAGGTACAGAACAACATCGCCAAGATTGAGACTCTTGGAGAGGGTTCTCCTGCAAGCCGGGCACTGACTCATGAAGCTTGCGAGTATGCGGGCAAGCTGACTGATCAGTTCTTCACACGAGATATCGAAGACTGGTACAATACAAACTGTTAATCACAACCAAAATAAGGACACAATGTCAATTCTTAAGAACAAGAAGCTTTGGCTTCTAGCAGGACTTGTCTTGGTCATTGAACTACTCGCCTCTTGTGAGCAGGACGGTTCCGAGGGTGCCGAGGATAGACAGTCAGATACTATTAATACCGGTGTCAACAGGATTGTCGAGTCTGTAGAGAAGGTACAGAAGTCTAGTCCCCTTCCTGTGTTCGATTTTTCGCAGGAGTATCAGACTCTTGTTGATGTTCTGACCATTAGGGCCGAGGGTACTAATGGTACTGCGGTTGCTACTAATCTCGATGGTAGTTTGAAGTGGTGGTGCCCTACTCTTGGTGCTCCAATTCCATCTACATACCAGGTCACACCATCGCAGCAGTACGTGGACATCGACAGTGATGGAACACGAGAGAAGCTCCCTGTTGATTTGCCTGAACCCACAGGTGTAATTGTTGGTGACTCATCGGCAACGTGGATTCTGTGTCTAGATAACGCAGGCACCAAGTTTGCCAAGTATGATGAGGCCAACATCGAGTGGGTTTCCGGTGAGGTCAGTGGACTACCTGCCGACAAGCGTTCTCGGGTCGATGAGATCACTTTTGAGTTCACCGACCTTAACGAGGAAGACGAAGGTTAATGTCAGCTGGTAGAAAGGCCCTATTCATCATCGGTGGTGTGCTCTTTGTAGTGCTGCTGATTGGTGGACCCTTTGCATGGCGCTGGATTACAGCGGAGCCTAAGGGTGCACTAGAGGCTAGAGAGCAGACTCTCGGAGATGGTGATTTCCGACTTCAAGCGTATGACTATTTCTTCGGGCTTTGCGGTACAGTGCAGAGCCAGGAAGATAGAATTGATGCTCTGAATCAGGAGCTTGCCACTAACCCAAGTCAAGGTCGCGTTGAGCAAATCAATGCGTCACTGACGGCAGTTAGAGCAGGTAGATCAGAAGCCATCAATGAGTACAACAATGCATCCACAGGTGAGTATACCCGTGGACAGTTCAGGGATTCGGACCTTCCGTATCAACTTGATCAAAACGATGAGGACACTGAATGCGTAATCGTAGACGGGTAGTCGCTGTACTACTCGGTATTGTTATCCTGGTTCTTGCAGCCTGCGAGCAGCCAAGTGAGGGCAGTAAGTCCAATGAAGAGCGGCGCAATGAGTCCGTTCAAGCACTGGAAGATGGACAGCCCGCGGAGACGATGGATTGGTCGCCTTCTATCGAGACGATTAATTTCTGGATCAACACGTGGGAAGAGCCTGGCAAGCTCAGCTTCGTTTACATCGAGCGAGCTAACGGCGAGTATGGTTACTTCATCCTAGAGGGACTGCCGGTTAGTTACTGTGCCGGTCTTACATCTCCATGGGATACAGCTAAGATTGATAGTGGCGATGATTCCGATGACAATGATATGGAAGCCATCGTTCCTGCACCTGGTATGGATGGTGTTTACTACTCTGGTGGGCAGTGCAATGTCTACTACGGTAAGGACGCCACTACAGGCGCATATGTTGAGTGGAGCATCGGACAGGGTCAGAACTACTTCCTGTACGATGAGCCAATGCCTAGGTTGAATAGTGCTCAGCCTTTGGGTCCCTCTGAGTTCAATGACGTCCCCGCGAACGAGCGGGACGGAGTTGACCAGGGCTAATAAACGCCTTGTGGTGGCTCTGGCGTGATGCTAGGGTCACCACATCAAGGTCGGGTAGCTCAGTTGGCAGTAGCGCCTGTTTGAAACACAGGAGGTCGTGAGTTCAAATCTCACCCTGACCACAAATGGTTGATAATTCCACTTATAGCAAGATACGAAGGCAAGAAAGAAGACTACTTGCCTTCGAGTTGCTTGGTGATAAGTGTGTTAAATGCGGTTCTACAGATAATCTTGAGTTTGATCATATTGATCCAACTACTAAGCATTATTGTATAAGTGAGATCTTGGCGTTTCGAATGGAAAAGCTACTAGCTGAGCTTAGTAAATGCCAGTTACTATGTACTGACTGCCATAGAGAGAAAACGTCGAATTGGCATAAAACCTACTTCGCTCACAACAGAAACTTCTCACCACATGTTCATGGAACAGCTCGTACTTATCATGAACTGAAATGTCACTGCGAGCCGTGTCAACTAGCTAAACGTCTATATCGACAGAAACTAATTTCCTACACTGAAGTAGCACAATAAGTGGGCGAGGTCACCGGATCGATGCCGGTCCCGACCACTTAGGGGAGATGTGGAATTACTTAACTATATCAGAAAAGATGATAAGCCAGCACATGATCCTACAGAGTACATAGTACTATTTGAGGATATTGTAGATTTAAATGATTTCAGCGATTGGGAAATCTTAAGTTTGCAAGGACACTGGTGGAATCTTATTAAATTCGTAGGTCTTTTCAAAGACGTTCCTGGCAAGTTTCCAGTTAGGATTCGTAAGCAACTGTGACTCGCGCCAAAGATAAAATAGAGGCCACTTTTAACCGGCCTGTTAAGGCAACGCTTGTCGTTCGCACAGGAAATGACGAAGAGTGGGAAGCGACTACCGAAGATCTAGACAAGTTTCAATTGGCCAGGAAATCAGATATGTATCTTCGAATCGTCCAGATGTTCGCTGAGGGCCTTGGTCTAAAGCACTTTGATGAACTTAGTGATCACGAAGGCCCTAACATAATTCGTTATATCATTGAGTGTGGTATCTATTACGATCATACACCTTGGGCTAATGCACAAGGTGAACCGTGGCCTGAAAATGAAGAGGATGAAGTTAGCTACAAGGACCGCCTACGCGCCACCTTCACGGAGGATTGGTCGCCGGCTACGTAGGCCGCTTGGGTCGGGCTGGACGGCAGAGCCTGCAACACAGGGCCTCGGCAACCGCTCACTGGGCGCTCTGGCAGGTGAGGGTTCAAATCCCTCCCCGACCACGAGATAAGCGTGGTATAATACATCCGAGTCTTGGCCCTGTAGGCGAAGTGGTTAGAGCCGTCACCCTCTCAAGGTGAAGTTTGCGAGTTCGAATCTCGTCAGGGCCTCAATGAAAACTGAATTTGAAGGTGTAATAACTTTCGTGAATCCATCTACGTTATATATGGATGGAACTACGCCAGTAGGTATCAAGATGCGCAGTCCAGGTACGGATCGATTGCTGTACCTAAAGGGTAAGAATGTTAAGATCATAGTACTAGATGACTAAATACTACGTATGTCAGCACTCTAAATGCTTGTTCTTCTTTAAGACTCCGAAAGAACTTAATGAGCACTACGTAAAAGATCATGGGGCAGTAATGCCCACCAAGGCCCCGTAGACAAATTGGTTAACGTCACCACCCTTTCAAGGTGGAATTTGCGGGTTCGAATCCCGTCGGGGCTGCTATGAATGAACCATACGCTAGAGAGCGCGAAGAGCAAGCGGGATGGTTACCAGACTTGAATACCAAAGGGGGAATTTCAATGAATGAAGAAGCTGAGGTAATTGATCCTTATCTGGTTCAAGATGAATATCTAGTTGCAGCATTAAAGAAGTTCGCAAAAGGCTATGCGAACGCGACTGACGATCAAAAGCGTCGTCTTCTAATTATTCTACATGATGAGTTCGGCTTGTCGCGTCGGAATATTCGACAATTCATTCGCCTGCGCAGTGGACAGATGGAGTACCAGTGGTGGAAGCTCGTAAGAGGTGCATCAAAGTCAAGTAAGGTCGGTTGAGTGGCCGAGTTTATTGACATCGTAATCCTACGCAATCCGGAAGACAACTCTGTTGCTGATATGTGGTTTGAGGATGATCACGGCAAAAGAATAGCCATCCCACAGGTGTTCGATGAGCCGTATTGGGATCGCCACAGAATCCAACATGATACTATCGACAAGCTGTAGTATCATTCCGGAGTAGTTCAATTGGCAGAACGCTAACCTTTGGAGTTAGTTGTTAGAGGTTCGAACCCTCTCTCCGGAGCGACATATGATAGAACCCACATCACAAGAACTGGCAGACTGGTTCTTCAATAGCGGCACATGGCGCAAGACTCAAGGTGCCGATGGATTCAACTACGCTAAAAACGATGATCGCGGGTATGTTTACGTCTGGGTAATGGCTCACGTAGATATGGATCTAACGCAGCATTACCTGCTTGATGTTAGAGTTAGCCAGCCTGACGATACATGGGAACATAGGCACTTTCTCTACGTTAGCATAGATGCATGGCATAATGAGAGTGTTAAAAACGAGCTTGTTGGCGATCGAATCAAGTTCAATGCTGACGCCAATGAGCATAAAAATCGCTTAGACATCGGGTTACATAGATTTGCTGAGATTGTAGTTCAATCGCAATTCGAGGAGTAATCACATGCTTTAGGTGACTTACTTTTGTAAAACCAAAGAAGAGTGGTCGTTTCGCTGGTCTATTGCCAAGTCGAGCCGCGGCAATAGAAAACAAAAGATTAAGAAAACTAGTTGGTTCAATGATGGTTGGTGGGAAGAGGGATACCTACGCCGTCTAGCTAGCTTGAAATCTGAACATCAATACGAAATTCACAATTGGGAAGATTACACTTAGTAGACATGGTGGCCGTAGCTTAGTCTGGCTCAAAGCGTCGCGTTGTGGTCGCGAAGATCGCGGGTTCGAATCCCGTCGGTCACCCTTTAGGAGAACAAATTGGGGGCTAGAAACAAGACTAGATTATTTGATAGGGATGGCAAGCCTATAACCTTTCTTGCCCACCCGAGGCTATTTGAAGATCCAAAATATAGGTTTCTAGCTAAGACTAGAATCAATGGTGTGTGTATAACCACCATCTGGCTAGGGCTTAGTTATGAGGATGATCGTCCTGTAGGTATCTTCGAAACAATGGCTGTAGGTAATATTCAACAAGAAAAAATAGAAATAGATACAACAGGTATGGACCCTTTTAGTGCTTATCTTCATGAGTGGGTCAGCCCCTATGAAGATGACGAGATTATAGTTAGAAGTGACACGGAGGTGGAAGCTATGGATACCCACAAATCACTAATAGCCAAGTTTTCGTGAAAGAATTCTACTCTCTTAGCGTTCCAGAAACATGGAAACCTTGCGTAGCAGATTTGATACCACCGTTAATATGTAGTCACTGGCGCATTACTCGAATCAACGTACCAGTTGCGGCTAGACACAATGGTTACGGAAGACGGTTACTAGAAACAATCATTGTTGATGCTGATAATGAGCGCCTAGATCTGTGCGTAGAGCCACATGGATCGGACGGTCCTACTACGACAGAATTAATCTCCTGGTATGAGAAATATGGATTTGTGTTTGTAAATACAACCCAATGTGCTATGGTGAGGACCTGGAATGAGTAGAGAAGAACTGATCAGGACATTCGCCACGCTGTATACGGGCTTGCAAGTACCAGTGTCTATGTCGATGCCTTTGGGCGCAGCTGATGATGCTTGGCGCACTATCAATGCTGGGCTAGGCCTAGTTGGTTGGGTAAACGTGGAGGATGTCGAAGCTGCTATGAGTAAGGTCTTTGACAATGAATAGCCCATACGATCACAAAGAGGGAAGAATCTTCCCCCTTGTAATAATCATCGCATCACTACTTGTGGTTGTAGTGGCAGTAGTTATAATCGCTATCTCTGCCGTTAGTTAAAGGTTTGCCAGTGTAGCATACGTTGGTTTTATGCACCTATCTTGTAAATAGGGGAACGCAGGTTCGATTCCTGTCGCTGGCTCCAAATTGTTAAATGCGCTTGTAGCTCAGTTGGATAGAGCAAATGCCTTCTAAGCATGAGGTCGCAGGTTCGAGTCCTGCCGGGCGCGCTATACTGTAAATATGGAGTGGTGGCAGAGTCCGGTCGATTGCGGCACTCCCAATGAGGAGGATAAAATGCTAACCCAAGAATTTATTGATAAATTTCTGGAATTAAGAGACGATGAAGATGATTCTCTCTGGGCGCAGGGGGACATGCTGAGAGAGTTAGATCCAACGCAATCCGAGTTAGTTAAAACTATCCGAAATCACGCAACTCGCAGTAAATACTTTAAAGCTCCGACGAAGAGTTTCTACCGAAATACCTAAAGATAAGCGTCGAGCACATCGTTGGTCAGTTTATAGAGAATTTATTCGTATCACAGACCCTGCTAGGCGTGATGAGATAATGTCAACTCGCTCCGAATGGACAGCTTCAGCAGCACAAGAGGCAGTTAGAACCTGCCTTTCACCTAAGGACCTGCTTCCATATCCTGCACCCAAAACTAATATGAAATCCATGAGAGTAGGCGACATATCTATAAGAGCCGAAACTGACGGAAACAACCTCACCTTAAGAGTGAAGGGGATGGGCAACAATCACGAAGCAGAAACATTCCAGAGCGCCCAAGACACTATTTTTACTCTGACACCTAATGAATGATGAAGACTTCAAAAGAGCTATAGAAGTAATAATCTCTGAACGTCTAATCTGTCCAAATTGTAGACTAAAATTTGGGCCAGTGTATCCTAACCAGAAATATTGTAGCTCTGGGTGCATGGTTTCGTTTAACCGAGGTATTAAGCGGAGCGTCTACATATGTGTAATCTGTAACAAGAAGTTTCCTGGTGGATCTAAAAGGGTCAGAAAAACATGCTCTGACAAATGTCGAGTAGTGTATATTCAAGGGAGAAGAAGAAGAAGAAGAAGCAAGGGTTAACTTTGGAGTGGTGACCGAGTCTGGCTTAAGGTGCTGTCCTGCTAAGACAGTGGGTGTAACAGCCCCGAGGGTTCAAATCCCTCTCACTCCACTTTCCTAGGCTATAATACGATCGATACCCAATCTAAGAACGCTTAGGAACCTAGGCCAATAGCTCAGTCTGGTAGAGCGCTTCTCTTACAAGGAAGATGCCGGGGGTTCGAATCCCTCTTGGCCTACTAATATGGGTAGCCACGACAGTAGAGAAGAATACAATTCCTACATGCGTGACTACATGCGCAAGCGCATTGCATATAGAAAAGCCGCTGCTATAGAGATTCTTGGTGGCAAATGCGCTTCGTGTGGCACGCAGTATAATCTTGGGATAAAATGCGTCAAGGCTGATGCTACAGTTCGCACCGCAGGACAACTAGGTGGGCTGTCAGAGCGCAGGTTCATAAAGGAGCTGTCTAACTGGTCCGTACTTTGCCAACCTTGCGCTAAGCCAGCTAAAAATAGGACTAACTCATCCGCAATTTATATGGGACATGCTAATGCCTTCTCGGTATTACATTATATCAAGGGAGAAGGTACCAAGGCCTTGTGCGGAGCAAATATTGCGCATATACTATGCAATGATCAAGACGTCCCAATCGTGTACGCGGATCATTGGGGCGGCCGGTACAGCAACTGCATGAATTGCGAAAGGCTGCTTAAAAGAAGTAAGCTTGCCACTTTCTAATAAAGAAGAATACAATGCTTACATGCGTGACTACATGTTGCGTAGATATCACGAGAGACGTGATTTCGCTTTGAAGCAGTTAGGCGGCGTCTGCGTTAGTTGTGGTGCAGGCGAAAATTTAGAATTTGATCACATTGACCCATCTGCTAAGTCTTTTTCCATCAGTAAATTATGGAGTATATCCTACGAGAGGTTCCAAGCTGAGCTAAGCAAGTGTCAAATCTTGTGCTATGATTGTCATAAAGATAAGCACAAATCCAAAGCACAACATGGCACAACACAGAGATATTGGCGAGGATGTAGATGTATACCGTGCACTACAGCTAACTCAGACTATAATAAGAAGTATAGGCAAGGAAACTAACAAGCCCCTCTAACTCAATTGGCAGAGTACCGTCCTTTTAAGTCGGGAGTTGTGGGTTCGAGTCCCACGGGGGGCACGTAACAAAAATGCTGCACGGGGGTGTAGCTCAGCTGGCCAGAGCAGCGGCCTCTTAAGCCGAAGCGCGTGGGTTCGAATCCCTCCACCCCCACTCCCCACTACAGTGTATAAGGTTGTCATAGTCCCTTTCCCCGGCAGAGCAACCTGCACTGTAGTGGGGGCTTATAGATGAGTGAATAAATACATGCATGCCAGAGTCCTTGGATTCGGCTAAGCCTTACCACAATCATCTACTTCGCAGTTACAATGGAGTGACGAGGAAGGAAATGATATGCGAGGCCCCGATACAGGAGAGTTTCTTGCTCTGGATATCCCAGAGGATCAAGCAAGACTCTCGGCAGTCGAGTGGAAAAATGAGGCAGATAAATTTAAGTCTGCTTACGAGCGTCTAGTCGTAAGACATCATGAAAATTCTCACAGATTAGAACAAGGAAATTATAACGGATCATGTCAGTTTCTAGCCTGTGACAGAATTACATGTAGAGAGGCTAGAAACCTACTAAGTATCGGAGATAGAGGTGGCTACTAAAAAGCCAATGAACTGGTGGAATGTTGCCGGCTGGACTATAATTGCTACAGTAGTGGCAACTGTAGTTAGCGTACTATTGGCCGTCAATAAACTGATCTCTTCTGTATAGAAATGTTTGATATTACAGAGATTCTACGGGTTGAAGCTGGCTCTAGAGCTAATGGTACGAGTATTTCAGATGATTCTGATAAAGATGAAATCTCAATCGTTGTCGAGCCTCTTAAAACTGTCATGGGCCTAAATAGACAAGGTTTTAAGACACTGATGGTACGCACCCAACCAGACGGTGTTCCATCTGGGCCAGGTGACCTAGACCTAAATGTTTACTCACTTAGAACCTTTCTAGAGCTAGCTGCTGCGGGCAACCCGTCGATTCTTGCTGCACTGTGGGCACCGATCATCAATAGCAACGATGACGGGGACCTACTACGCAGCAGCAGTAAATTGTTTATCGGCCGTCATGTGATCCCGAAACACAGGGGGTACATGCGCCAACAAGTTCTTCGCCTATTTGGTCTTCGGGGTAATCCTAGAGAAGAGTATGTAGGCGGACATGGCTACGATGTTAAGCTTGCTATGCATGCTACTCGTCTGGGAATGCAGTGCATCGAGCTGCTCACCACGGGTGGACTAGAGCTTCCTCTCTCAGAAGATCGAGCCCTTAGGTTAAGGGAAATTCGTAAGGGCAATGTACCATTTGATGACTGGTGGGATGAGTGCCAGTCTTTGGACAGTAAGCTAGAAGCTATGTTGTCTGATGAATCCATCAGGGAAAACGCGGACACAACTTGGATCGTAAAACTATCAATTAGAATTCATAGTAAGTACTGGATCTTCTGATGCTCTACGTTGTTACCCACACCATGGAAGAGTTTAAGCAGTGGCAGTACGTCACATGGACGAGTAGAAATGCCTATATAAAACATATTTCAACTATGTTGATGCCCGACCGATTAAGAGGCATCAGATTCAACTCATCCATCCCCAAGCGAATTATACAAGATCCATTTAGTGCTGCTCTTTTTAGATTACATCCTTTTCACGGGTGTGACGAAATCGAATTCTTTGGCACTCCTGAGAGAGGCAAATACGCTAAAGATGTACATAGAGCATTGTTCTATGCACGCGTACCAGAGTCTTATTTAAGGTCATTCGAATATGACATTAAGCGGTGGGAACGCGAAGAGCAATACTATGCCGACAGTCGTAACTACCTTTGGTATAGTAAAAAATACAAAATAGAATATACACTCCCACCTCGGGTAAAAGGTTATTAAGCGTGGACGACGAGGAGCCGCCACCATACTCTGATCCATTTAGTATGGCCTTATCTAAGCACCTCGTGTTTAGAAATGGGCGGTGGATGCATGGTTGCGAGCTTCACCATACTATATACGCAAGGGCATTTGGAAAATCTTTAGCTGCCATTGGCATTGCCTTTGCAAACGTTACCTATGCTATAAACAATGCTATAAGCCAGCAAGAAATGGCACAAAGGATTAAACAACATCAGGATGCTATACTAAATAGGGAATATGAAAAAGTACCACAAAATTCAAACCCTGTACGAGCGCGACGGTCGTGGGAAGATCGTTACTCAAAATCTAACACGGCCTATCTACGGAACAATCAAAGACTGGGCGGTAACCGAAAAGGTCAACGGTACTAACATCCGTATTGGGTTCACCATGCCTTATGGTGGATGCCCGGCAGTAAAGTGGGAGCTTGCAGGCAGGACGGATACGGACACCCCTGACATCCCCGATAAGCTCGTACGCCACGTCACCGGCCTTGCGGTGAACATCTCCCCCGTCGTACGTGATATCATGGACGGACACGGGCTAGAGCGGTACACCCTCTATGGTGAGGGTTATGGGGCTGGTATTCATAAGGGCGGAAGGTATCGGGATGACAATGGGTTCATCCTGTTCGATGTCGCTGTCCACGATCTCCAGATGGGTCAATTATACCTATCTGACGATGTTGTTACAAAGACTGCAAAGGAACTAGACATCCCACGCGTTCCGCTGTTAAATAGTGGCGAGACTATGACGATTGAAGAAATCGTTGAGCTTGTACGCTACGGGTATGCCTCTGATGTCGCTGAGAAGTTTGATGAGAACTTTCTAGCAGAAGGCATTGTTGCTCGGCCAGTGGAACCTCTTTACGACAACCGTAAAGAGCGGGTTATGTTCAAATTGAAGTCCTCAGACTTCGATTAACGCTTACTAGAACGAGTTGGAGTAAGTCAAAGTGAGCACGTATAACGGTAGTGGCTGGGAATCTGATCAAGAAACCCAGCCACTGGCGCGCTCAAGTGATCTACCAGACACGGGGGAACTGAGTCACGAGCCTACAGCGAAGTTGGAGCATCGATCAGTAATAGATGTTAAGACTAAAAAGGATAAAGTTAAGATATCCTCTGAAGATGATAAGTCCGCATTCATGCATCGCCAACGGCGTCGGCGTGAATTCATGGTTAAGTGCGATACCGTTCAAAAGGCTGCTATAACTACTGCTATTGTTTGGGTTAGCATCGTAGTCATCATCATGTCAACCTGGGTTGTCATGTATGTGTATGGCGGAGGTAAATCCTAAATGTCCCACCCGGCAAAATTCTCCCCACAGGTGCTCGTATGTATCAAGCCCTTGATATTAGAGATAGGGCTGCCTGTACATGACCCATTTGCCGGGACAGGTGAACGTCTTGGTGCCCTGTGCGACGAGCTAGGCGTGGTATATACAGGATCAGAGATAGAGCCAGAATACATAAAAGATGATCGTGTTGTGGGCGCTGACTCTACCCGTATTACATCGTACCCTTTTCATGACCACATGATAGTGACTAGCCCAGTCTATCCGAACGGGATGACAGACCACTTTCATGCACAAGACGATTCCAAGAGGCATACATATAGGCAAGGCCTAGCTGCGATACTGGGCTATGACAGACCCCTTAAATTGAATAATATGGGGCGCTACGGCAATCGCTATCGTAGGAGTTTGGCCAGTGAATTAACGCACTTCGGCATTGCCGAGGATTGCGTTGAGCACTGGCCGACTCATGCGATAGTGAATGTTAAGAATGTTGTAGCTAGTAGTTACACTGTCGACGTAATAGGTAAGTGGAAAGATCTACTTGCCAAGGAGGGGTTCAGGGTGAGTGCAGAGATAGAGATAGCGACCCCTGGACAGCGCCACGGGGCCAACGGCGACTTACGAGCGGACCACGAGGCCGTCATCGTCGCCGCCCGCGGTTGAGGGGGCAAACGAGCGTGGTATAATGCCGGTATCGGATGGCGGGGCCGCGGATGCCCGCCAAAGGGAAAGGGTAAATATTAACATGCATAATAGACAGCATCCTCTTTCGGGTGCGAAGGTTAAGCTCAATGACACGACTAAGGACCCTGTAAGGGGTATGGTCATGCCGGGTATGGTCTATCGCATCGAAGGTTGGTGGGATAGCCTCACGGGTGAGTCATGGACTGAGTCCAGTGGTAACCCCGCTGCGATGCAGTACACCATTCGCGTGGCCACGAGCGGTCACGTACCTTTGGACGATGAGGTTGTGTACGGACATATCAACGGTATCGGACACCTCGTTCACGTCAGTGAGCTGAGTGAAGAGCCGGTAGAGGATGAAGATTAAGCTCCTAGAAAATCGAAGAAGGAGCAACGAGGAGCAAGTTATTGAGGCTCTCCGTACGACTACCTTCGATACTAGGGACGAGTGGCATTACTTAGTAGAATTAGAATTTGTATCTAATATGCCCATTGTTAGGCTAGTGAAGACACTGACTAGACTAACAAAATCTGGTGTAACTCAATGTAAATATGATGACCCTAATCTACCAATGGTGAATATTTTTAGCAATCGGCCCTATCGTCGTCGCATGTACAGATTGGTAGAGAGTGTCGAAAAGGAAGAAAACACCAGCTCCCGAGAAGAGTGATGGGGATCACATAGTTGTGCTTGCTCTGAAGTTCAACACTTATGGGACTTCAGAGCAAGCAATTGATACAATAAAAAGTATTAGAACCAAACTATCAGTCATCATGCATAGAGAGATAGAAACCTCGGCCTATGCTATCTCACAAGGCCAAAAACAAGCAGTGGGCTTGAATAGCTCATTGTCTGTAGAGGACATAATCGAGGAGATCATAATTGGCAACACAAATGATCAAGATGCATCTACACGGGAGCAAGGAAAATAGCTCCTGGTATGCGGAGAATAATAATCTAGTCTTCTCTAACGAAGACGCACGAACGACATTCCTCTACGCTCTCTACGAGGTTGCGTTCGACGTAGAGGTTGATCTCGATACTGGGAACACCAGGATTATCACTGTCGACAATAGACTGGTTAATGATTAATGGGTGACCTAACAGAACAGCAATTGGCCAACCGAGTGACTTGGGTCAGGGCACTACTTTCGAAGAAATACAAGCAGGGAACAGGGAGACTTAAGAAGCAGATTAAGAATGAGTTCTTTTACTGCTGCATCGGAGTTGCTTGCGAAGTAATTGCCCCTGATGCACATGAGCTTGAACTTACTGGGGAGTATGAAGGCAACGCCTGTGGCCTGGCGTATATGAATGCAGACCGGGCGGAGGATATGTTGGGATTTGACGTCCATGGCATTAATCAGCGCCAGGCGGGAATGTGGAACGATCAACACGATTACTCGTTTGACCGCATCGCTGACTACATCGCTTACGCTACAGCATACGGACTATCTTTCCGTAATCTCGCAGAGGGGCATAATATTCCCTCCGGATATGCTCTAGATTGGCTGGAAGAATTCGATGCTGCTTCTGAATCCTAAAAAGGTAGTCGAGCGCAGAGTACGCTGGGTTAGAGCCTTGCTTTCAGGTGAATACAAGCAGGGTACTGGTGTTCTTAAGAAGTTAGTCAGTGGCGGTGCTGAGCACTGTTGTCTTGGTGTGGGGTGCGAAGTCATTGCACCACATTCAACGGACCTTAGCACCTATATCATCATGGGGAAGACTAAGCTAAGTTGGCGGAACGCTAGAAAGCTTGGACTGACCACACAAGCGCAAAGCGTTGCAACCATCTGGAATGACACATACCAGCATAGCTTTGCGACAATTGCAGACTATATCGCATACGCAACCGAAAACGATCTTAGTCTACGATCAATAAGGACAAATAGTGTACCTAAGGGTTACGCTAGAGAGTGGCTGACTAAGTATGACGAAGATTAGACTAACCAAAAATCAAATCTTACATAGAATCCAGTGGATCAGAGACCTGCTATCAGACGAATTCAAGCAGGGATCTGGGGCACTTAAGGAAATTGTAGGTGGGAGAGCGCAACACTGCTGTCTCGGTGTCGCCTGTGAGAGGGCTATGCCTAGATCGCCGGCACTACGCATCTTGCTGCACAATGGCCAGGAAGGATCATCGGCGGATGGTACAATGAGTAGGAACACTGCTCAATTGTTCGGTCTATCTACCGATCCGTCACCAACGTCTGACAACACATCCGATCAGGATATTGCTGTCGAATGGAACGACAATCTAGGGTATAACTTTGCTACCATCGCCGACCTAGTTGCTTACTCTACCGAACACCGCCTCAGGTTTGTTGATCTCCCCACGATTCGTAATATTCCTGGCGGATACGCAGTAAAGTGGTTAGGACAACTTGATGCGCTTGCTTAAGAATCATAAGAGCCGCAAGATTACGGCTAGGCGCGTAAGGTGGGTTAGGGACCTAGTGTCTGGAAATTACACACAAGGTAAGGGCGCCCTCAAAATGCAATCTGGTGGTTCTACCAAGCATTG